AAGAAAACCATTATTGTCGGCCTATCATCCCACGGTTGAAACCGTGGGCTTTCCCAGCCTTCATTTTGTAAAGATTCCAAAAGCTAAAAGTATTCCCTGTATTTCGCTAAACGTAGATTTAGCGAAGCTAGAAATCAAACAAAATACAGTCCCCTTTTCGTTGATTTTCAAAGCTAATCCATAAAAGCGCGAAATAAAAAGCCCCAACCAGAAAGGTCGGGGCTTTATTGTTATTTAGGCGAAGCTGTAGTTTGCAACAACTCCCATGAGCTCTTCACGAGTCTGCGGGTCAGATGTTGCACCGCTCACAACGGTCCATTCGGCAGCTTTAGCATAATCGCCAATCAGCATACCGGCCTGAACCCAGTTCGCGAGAGAGCGCATCGAGTTTACATTGCCATCTGTTGCGCCACAAGTCTGGCACTTCTTGGCAATTTGGTGAACGCAATCTACCATCGTCTGCAGCGGGACATCATTTCCACAGCCGGTCATACCCTTGATACGTTTGATGATAACCGCATCATTCGGACATTTCATGTCAACGATGAGATGGTGGCGGTCGATGAACGACTGGTTCAGCGGACGGCAGCCTTCCAGGTCAACATTCAACGTGGAGATGATGATGCAGTCAGGATGCCGATGCAGCATCTCACCTGTCGGCAATACGACGCAGCCAGTTTCATCCAGCAGGCCATTCAAACCGGGCATGACGGACGGACGCGTAATCAGAGAAGGCTCCTGCAGCTCACAGACCCAACCATTGCGGATAGCGCGAACCAGAGGGCTCTCAACATAGCGGAAGCCCTGGCCGCAAGCCTCAGAGCAAAGCTTCATCTGCTTGCGGAACAGCTCGGTCATGCATTCGGTTTCAGTGGCATCAGCCTTAGAAACGCCAGTAATAGCTTCATATGCTGTCACGGGGTCCATACTGATATCAGTTGCGGTCGGCAGGTCTTTGAATAGCTCCTCATTGATGCTATCGTCAGAATCAGAAGCATTGACAGGCATCATATCGCCTATCAAGTTGTACATTTCAGTACCGGCATTGCAGGTAATGAAAGTGTAAGGCAGGCCAAGACCGGCTGCAATCGCACGAGCACCAGCAGTCTTGCCGACAGACGGGTCGCCACGCAGCATGATATTAGTCATGGGGCGCTTGGTGTCACGAGTGTTAGCAATCAAATAGCAAGTCGTTTTTACCTCTTCAGGGAGAATGTATCCGTCATCCAGCTGAGGAATCAGGCTCTTCTCTTCATCAGAGAGAATACGGTTGTTGTCCGCAAAATAGCCAACGAAGTCCTTCACGGACTTAAACTTGAACTTGCTGGTTCCGGAGCCTTTTTGGTCGCTCATAAACTGGAAAGTGCCCCAAACCATGTCCGGAAGGAACTTCTTGCTCTTGGCAAGGGTTTGAGTAACATTTTTCAAGTTGCCGTTGTTGGGATATTTGGCCTTGAGCTCTGTGTTTTGCTCCAGCATAGCGTCCATCGCAGTACCGGCCAAAGCGCAGGCGTATTTAACCTTCTTTGTGGGGTCGGTTTCTGCAACATAAGATTGGAAAATATCTTCAAAACCGTCAACACGATTTCGAAAATCACCCCAGAGAAGCAAAAAGAAAGGAGCAAGTCCAATCTTTGCAACATCCAAAATATTACCATTAAATCCAGTAGATGCGTACATTTGGCCGGTGCTTCTGTCATAAATCAGGCACAGCGTGTTCCCCAAATGGTCAGTTTCACATTCTTTGTAGATATTGTTATCTACCCACTCGGCCATTGTACGACCATCTTTGTTGCAAGAATACGCACCGACTTTTCGTCCATTCTCAATCATCTCAGCGCGGCACAATGCCTTCGCGAAATCTGCAGTTATTTTGCCCGGTACGCAGTGTCCATTGGTCCGGTATACCCCGGCCTGCTTTACACTAGCAGCGGTAGGGTCATCAATAAACCTCGTTCCGATGCCTAGCTGAACATCATGGAAAATGGCAGGCAGCGCAGGGTCAAGCAAGTCATAGGTCTTGCCGGTCCACCACATATTTTGCGTATTCATAGTTTTCTACCTCCGATTAAATTAAAATAGTCGAGACCAGCAAAAATGCCAGTCTCGACTTGAATTAGTGTGTAATCGCCCGTATAGCCTGTTAGCACAGCTCACGGGGCTTAGAATTGATGATTAGAAGGGCAAATCGTCCTCTTCAACCGCATCGAATTCATCTGCCCCATATTCACCGTAAGTCGGTGCAGAAGGAGCAGGAGCCGAAGCGGGAGTTGCTGCAGGAGCAGGAGTGCTGTTCTGAGAAGTGTCTTTGCCGCGACTTGCAAAAGATGCTTTGTCAGCCCATACGGTGTAGAACGTACGATTTTCACCGTCCTTATTCTTGTGAGAATAGCTGGACAAAGTACCGGCAACCATGATAGGGTCACCTTTATGGAAATGACTTGCAATAAATTCCGCAAGCTTACCGGAGGCAGCGACAGCCACAAAGGAAGGAACATCAACCCACTGCCCATCCTTCTGGTAAGAACGGTTGCTGGCAACCGTCAAGTTTGCAATGTTATTTCCGTTCTGAGTAGAGCGGGTCGTAACATCTGCGGTCAAATTGCCCATCAGAAGGCCCTCGGAGAAGTTGCCACTGACATCTGCTTGAATCGTTGCGGCACTCAGATAAGAATAGTACTTTTTCTGTCCGTCCTTATCATAGGAGCCGGCTTCAAAGCGGCCAGTGGCCAACACTGGTGCGCCCTTGACGAGTTTTGCACGCAGATTGTCACTGATAAACTTCTTCGGAGCGCGAACCGGGATAAAAGAAGTCTCCTTATTCTGTCCACGGTCTACCGCAACACGAAACCCAACGTATGTGTTGTTGCCAATAGTGAATTCTTCTGCATCAGCAGTAAGACGGCCGATGATGGTGAAAATGTTAACGTTAGTCATGATTTTGTCTCCTTTCAAAAGACAGTTAATAAATAAAAAAGGCAGGCTCCCCAAACAAATGAGAAGTCTGCCTTACGACGAGATTGTGAATTGTACGAGCGCATATATCGCCTAGTAGATGGTATCTATCGTACAATATTCATTGTATCGAGTTCGCATATATCGTCAAGCATTTTTGGGATGAAATCACACAATCGTTGCGTGAGCAGTGAGCCAGTCACCTACTTTGTTGTACAGAACCGTCTGGTTCACATATTCTTCGCCGTAGTATTTCTGAGCCTGCTGGACACTCAAAGAATCATCACCAAAATAATCGCTTACATCGGCATCGGTGACCTTGATTTTCTCTGCTTCAGCCACAGCCTGGAAAATCAGATACGCCTTTACGCTTTCTTCAATGCGGTCATTGTAGCTGTCGAGCAAGGCATCCTCAGTATCGTAATCGGTGGTTTCCAGGTACTCGTCCATGGTCTTACCCATGTTCTCGGCACTTGCTTCGATTTCCTTGCGGTAAGTATCACGCTGGTCATCAATGAGGTTCTGAGGAATTTCGGAAACAACGGAGTTATCCATCATATAGTTATAGATGGCAAGGCCCAGAGCATCTTTGGTCAAAAGCTCATTGTAATACTGTTTGAACGTATCCACGGAATTGACCAGAGTGCCATCCTCGGTGTAATACTTGTTATCGCCGAAGCAGTTCACGATAGAGTCATCCGTCAAGGTCAGCTCAGAGACATCCTTGAGTTCGATGCGGAACTGAACATCCTGACCAGCCAGGCTCAGAGTGTTGCCCTCGGAATCCGTGGTGTCAGGGTAGCTGTCGGGAAAAGTCACAGTGATATCGAACTTCTCACCGGCAAAATGTCCTTCAATCTGGCTCTCAAAGCCATCTACGTAATATCCCTGACCCAATACGATTTCGGCATCCTTTGCAGAACCGTTCGGGAATTCATCGCCGTTGTAGGAGCCGGTATAATCCACCGTCACGCAATCGCCTTCCTGCGCCGCGCGGTCCACAGTGGTGTGTTCACCGTAAGTCTGCTTAATCTGCTGCAAAGCGGAATCCAGAGCGCCGTCTTCCATGTGCAGGTCTTCAGTCTTAAAGGTCATATGGTCATAGTCATCCGGAAGAGTAACAATATTCTTGGCCTTGACACCAGCATAGTGACCGTCCTTTTTTAGACCCGCACTGTAATCAATGTCCAGCGCAGTCTCGACGGTTGCAGATTCTTCAGTGGCAGTAGAAGAGCTGTCACTGCCGGACACAGCAGTCGATGCACAGCCAGACATGATGATGGATGCAGCCAGAGCAGTTGCAAGGATAAAAGAAGTTTTACGTTTATTCATTTGGTATTCTCCTATTTTTGAAATGTTATTTTTACTGGACTTGCAGAATGCTGTTCAGCAAATCTTCATTGTTCGTGACGGCCAGGAAATTGCGGTCAGTGCCTTCCACGAGATAGGTCTTGCTGCTGTCGGAGTCAGCATAATCAGAGCGAGCAACTGTAAAACCAGAAAGTGTCTGCTTGGTATCCGTGAACTGAATATCATCAGCGTTGTAGGATGCAGGTGCAAACACGACCTCAGAATCGCCATCTTTGACCAGAACGCGCTCATTCGTCAGACTCAAAGTGCGTCCATCAAAATCGGCAGGCACATTATCAAGCAGCAAGGAAGCACCATCATTGGCAGGTGCGGCACTGCTCAGCAAAGCGGTTACTTCTTCATTTGCTGCATCGTTGATGCTCTCATCGCCGGTAGCACCGTATGTAGCAATCACAACAAGTACTTTACCGTTCCCGATACCTTCAATGCCGGTAATCATATGAGTGGCACCGTCTTCGTGTTCGGTCATTGTACTATTGCCCAGATAAGAGCTGTCGCTCACCATACGGACAAGATAGGTTACTCCATTGCGCTCATACTGCAAGGCCGCGCCATCGTACTTGATGCTGTCTGCACTGTCTACAGCGACCGCTACCTTGGATTCGCCATCAGTAATCAGGAAAGTCGAGGAACTCAGCGTCCAGGTGTTTCCATCCGAAGTCATAGATACTACAGGAGTCAAGGCTTCCTGATTTTCAAAATTAGTGTCGGTCGTCGCAACATCAGCCGAGATGTTCAGAGTACTTCCAGTAGACGGATAAACGATAGAATCACTCTTACGGCTTTCAGCAATCGTCATGCCCATAACGACCACGGATGCGGCAAGAACTACACAGCTGACACCCAGAATGACATTGCCGCCTTTGTGGGACTTAACAGCCACTTTAGGCTTAACAGTTTTTTTCTCGGTATCTTTCGCTTCAGGTTTTTTCTCCGGTTTCTCTTCCAGTTCTTCATCTGCATACGGATTCTTGAATCCACCAAACGAAGGAGAGACAAAAGAGTCGCTGTCATCATCCTGCTGATTGCTTTCGGGTTTAGCGACAGGCTTTTCCTCAGTGGCGGCAGGAGCCGCTTCCATAACGGGTTTCGTTTCAAACTCATCGGAAGGCTTGCTCTGCTGAGAAGAGCCTTTCGGACGGAATTTATGTTCCGGTGTGGGGATAGGCGTTACGTTCTGAACGTTCCCTTTATTCACGGTGTCTGCCTTGTCCTTCTCGGCTTCCGACATGGGAGCGGGAATGGTAGTGAACTTATCGTCCTGGACCTTTTCAACTTTCACGAACTGAGAAAGGTCGAGTTTGGTTTCAGCGGGAGTATCCTCTTCTTTCTTCTTGTTCAGGTCCTCCGCAAAAACCGTGGTCCAGGGCTGATTCGTCCGAGTCACATAGGGCGGTTTCTTCAATTCGCCAGACTTGTTCTGGCTGTTCTTTTCGTTGCTCATTGCATTTCCTCCTCAAGCCCGGTTGAAGCAGACAATGCGAACATTGTAGGCATCGCTCAGGCAGGTATATACGATAAGGTCCGCAGAACCCCAAACAACCGTTCCGTCATTTTTCTGCAAAGCATCAAAACCAGTCACATCGTTGTGGCCGTCACAGGCATCCACACAGATATAATTGATTTGTTCGCCAGACGGAGTGATGACATATGCGGTCGAACCGATTGTCACGGATGTCAGGCCCGGTATTTCGTTATCCGCGACGATATTGCTGCCGCCATCTTGCGGTGCTTTCGGAAAAACGCATGCGCTGTCTTCACGGTTGCAGGTTTCCTGGTCCGTGTTGTTATAAAGCGCAACGTCTACCCCGGCCGCAGGGATATGCAATCGGCCGCAGAAGTTCGGGTAATCGTTATCATCGTTATAGTTCGGACCTGCCGGTGTCGCTTCTGCCTGCTGCTCGGCCTTTGCTTCTTCTTCCTTTTCTTTTTCGGAATTCTTTTCTTCCTGGATGTTCTTCAGCTTGTTATCGATTTTCTGAATAGAAGCCTGAACATCAAGAGTCTGATTGACGGGAGTTAATTCCGTGTTCCGAACCTCAGTGGAAAGAAGTTCAAGGCGGCTGGCATCCACATCAAGTGTCGGCTCCAACAGCGTAGATGACTGAGCCGAAAGAATCGCCTGTGTTGCGAAATCTGCTGCCTGCTTATTTCGCTCAACATTTCGTTTGACATCCATCAGAGAAAAGATAGATGCGAGCAAAGCAGCAATACTAAGCAGCAGCGCAACAATTTGTTTGAGAGTCTTCATTTTTTGCTTGCCTCTGACTTGCGACCATTTTACGGATAATACGATTGAGCTGGAAAATGGGAGACCGGCTCAACATTTTCCATTATTCGCGATTCGCACATTTCCGCAAGTTTCGGAGCGTTTGGGCGAATTTTGTACTCAATGAAGTTCTTCAAAGCTGATTTGACCATTGCTCTGCTGGGCCTTTTTGGAAGAGCCTCTGCCACGCTTTCGGAAGCTCTGGTCAAACGGCTGGGCCTTTTTGGGTTCGTCAGAATTCTGCTGCTTTTCATTTGCCGGTTTCTTTTGCGATTTTGCAGGAGCCTCTTTGGATGGCTGCTTCTGTTCAGGTGCCTTTGCCGAATCCTCCTTGGGACTTGATTTTGAAGTGCTCGTCCGCTTATCCGTGATGGGTTTCTTAGGCTTCTTCACTTCTTTTGAAGGTTCGACCTTGCGAGTAATGTTAAAGCCCGCGAGAGCCGCTTCCCTGTCTGCTTTTGGGCGCTGAGCTGGTGCTACCGGTTCAACTTTTGGTTCAGCTTTTGGTGTCTGAGGAACATCAGGCTTTTGGGGCCGGGGCTGAGTCGGATGGCTCTCAACGGATTTTGCGGATTCGTGAGGTTCAACTTTAGGCTCGGTCGCTGCTGCTTTGAGAGTGCCGAACGCGTTCGTCTTCTTTGCGGGCATTTCAGGGGCGTTGTCCTGCATAGATGGTTCTTGTTCTAATGTGGGGGCGTCAACGATATCAGGTTCAGGAAGAGCAGGGACATCAAGGTCCATCATATCCATACCCGGCTCTTCTTCATGTTCATTCACATCATCAGGAGGATTGAACACGTTACCGTCATCCTCCGCAAACGGGTCCTTTTTATCATCGTCCATGTCAACCCCACTGGGGTCAAACGAAAGACCAGCGGGGGAATCAGAGTCTTCTTCAGCGAAGGGGTCCCGCGTATCGTCATCATCCACAGGCAAATCAAAAACCAGCTCTTTTTCAGGCTTCGGTTCCAGTTCAGGTTCCGGCTCAAAGATATCCGCAGCGTCAAAGGGCTTCGTGGCATCTGCACTTTCTGGTGCCGATGCAGATTTAGGGGCGGGAGGGACGATAGGTTCAGATTCATCTTCCAGAACGTCAAGGATTTCGGAGGGTTCCGGATTGATTTCGGTGTGAATGTTCACCTTGACGTTTACAGGTTCGTTGTTGTTAATCGGGGCGGATGTTTCGGGTTTCTTAGAATTCTTGGTCGGTTCTTTTTCAGTCGGTTTAGCAGATGTTTCCTGATGCTGTTCATAGTCTTTGTCCGATTTCCCTTTGTCCTGATATTTTTCAGAAATCTCTTCAAGGATAATTGATGCCTGAGAAGCAACTATATCAGAATCTGAGTTCTTCCCTTTTACCTGTTTCGGACGCTTAATGAATTCGCAGGAATCAAACCAAAGTTCATCATTCAGCAAGGGAATGTTCAGGTATATCAGGATGGAAGCAGCTACTATCAGGATTACCGATACCCACCACGCTAATGGATACAGAATAAGAGAGAAGCCATAGAGCACAAAGGCAATGTTGCGAGCGGTGCGGCATTTTGTTTTCAGCTCATCTTCTTTTGCGCCGTCAAATTTCGGGTACGAGTCTTCCTTGCCGGGCTCATGATAAAGAATATAACAGTGCTTGCCGTTGACTTTATATTGAAACAGAGTCACGACCATCGGCTCGTTCCCGCACGCTATCAAGGCTTCCTTGAATTTTTTTACTTCGTGGCGGTTCAGGCGCAAAGCAACATAATCCTTGCACCCCGGAACTTCCAATTTAAGGGCAGTGTTTCCTGTATCCGTCACAATGATTTCGAGTGCCGTCGCTTCCAGCGATTTACAGCGTCGCTTATAGGTTCTACCCATGACCACGATTCCCGTCAGAGTTCTTCTATCTTTCGTTACTCTGCACGAGAACAGACAGCACACGAAGCACAAAAGAACAATCATCGGAAAGTTCATTCAGTATCACCGTCCTGCTTACGGTTTCGATTATCCAGCACAATCAGCTTGGGTTTGTTGGTTACGTTCTGGAAGTTCACTTTCTTCACGCTTGCGCCAACTTCTTGCGTTGCGGTCTGCTCTTGAACCGGTTCCTGTGCCTTTTTTGCGGTCGAGGAAGCCGGAAAGCACTGCTCGATACTGACGAGCGTTTCGTTGTTCATTCCCTTTTCGTCTTCAAGGCAAAACAGCATGTTGTAGGTTCCACCAATATGGTAGTCACGGTCCTTTTGCTTTACGGTGAGGAAGATGTCGTGGGAAGCTGTGTCACGAAGCGGATTTCCCTCTTCATCTACCGGGACAAACCGCCAAGTCTCTTTAATGCCGGTCATGTCACGCTGCTGGTCAGCCGAGACGGCCAAAGCCTTTACCGTGACATATTTCCCGTCTTTCGCCCTCTGTACAACTCCCAGATATTCCACGACAAAATACCCGGCCACGAAAAATCCAGCAGCAATGAGCACAATCCTTCGTGTATACAGAGCAAAGATAAGGCCAAGAGCTGCACTGCCAGCAGCACAGAGAGCGTATTTGATTTTCTGCGAGTTAATCATATTGTTCATAAAATATAGAGCAGGAAACCCACGGCTTTAGCCGTGGGAGGAATTGCTCATTCACATCCTTTCGATTAAATAGTTTGTTGCAGGTTCTAAAAGTCGCAGCTATTTGAATGTAATACTGTTTGTAACGACAGTACCATCCAGCATTTTAAGAAAACGTGGCAAGAATTCCCCCTCATTCATGTGGGGGATGAATTGCCTATAACTGTATGCTCTTGAAAAAATATCGTAATTATGTTATAACAGCAATATGAAATCATGACCCTACGTAAACGCCAGAACCTGCGTTTACAATCTAAATTATCATATTGTTTGGTGCGTAAAATATCGTCGAAAGGTCTTAACGCCAAAAATTGCCGATTTCCTAGTAGCTGATATTTACAGCATAGACAACGAGAAAGGGTTCACTATAATTGAAGCAAAAGTTGGAGATGGCAACCATATCCATGTGTTCGTATCGGCTCCGCCGAAATTTTCTATCACAACGATTGTTTCTTATCTAAAAGGAATTACGGGTCGCCATTTGTTTATGGAATTTCCTGAAATCAAGCAAAAACTTTGGAAAGGCCACTTGTGGAACGGCAGCTATTTTGTAGAGAGTATTGGCTCTGCAAGCAGCGAAAACATTATTCATTATATAGAGCGACAATCTAATCATTGTATGTGAGGTGATAAGCAATGCCTGTGCAAAAATTAAATAGAGCAATTATGTATCGCGCATATCCTACACCCGAGCAGCAGGTATTGCTTTCTAAAACCTTCGGCTGCGTTCGCTTTGTTTGGAATCATATGTTGATGGATGCACAGCAATTTTTGAATGAAGCAGGAAAGTTTTTTATTCCTACTCCTGCTAAATACAAAAAGGAATTTCCGTTTCTGAAAGAAGTGGATAGCCTTGCGCTTGCCAACACGCAGCTTGATTTGAAAGAAGCACGTAAAAAACATCGAGAAGACCCTAAAAGTTGTGGTGCCCCCAAACTCAAGAGCAAGCGCAAAAGCAAGATGTCTTATACAACAAACAACCAAAAGACGTGCCGTAAGGACGGTACAATCAAAGACACGATTTATGTTGTTGGAAATCTTGTTCATTTGCCAAAAGTTGGCGATGTGAAAGTGAAAAGACATCGTGAGCCGGAAGCCAACTGGGTGCTGAAAAGCGCTACCGTAAGCTGTACTTGCAGCGGCAAATACTTCATTTCGCTGCTGTATGAGTTTGAGAAAGACATTCAGCCCATCAAGCCTACTAAAGAAACTTCTCTTGGGCTGGATTACTCCTCTCACGACTTCTATGTTGACAGCAACGGCAACGTGGCCAACTATCCAAGATTCTACCGTCAGAGTGAAACAAAACTCGCAAGGGCACAATGCAGGCTGTCCCGTATGCAGTTTGGTTCTCATCACTATGACAAACAGCTTTATAGAGTTCGAGTTCTTCAGGAACATACCGCCAACCAGCGCAAGAACTTCTGTCATACGGTAAGTACTGCGATAGCCAAACAGTATGATGCCGTATTCGTAGAAGATATCAACTTGCGCGGTTTGGCCGGTTCTCTGAAGTTAGGGAAATCCACTAACGACAATGGCTTCGGTATGTTTCGCACGATGTTGGAGTATAAGCTCGCATCGCAGGGAAAGACCTTTGCCAAAATCGATAAGTGGTATCCATCCAGCAAGACATGCAGCGTGTGTGGCTTTATAAAAGACGACCTCACACTTGCCGACCGTGTCTGGACGTGCAGCGCTTGTGGAACCACACACAACCGTGACCACAATGCTGCCATTAACATTCGCACTGTAGGATTATTAGGGCTCTATCCCGCGTAGTCCATTCCGCCCCCGCTATGCCGCTTGCAACGGCGGTGAAAGCATACTGTACTCGGTCGCACGGACGGAAACCGTGCCTAACAGTCCGTCGAGTATGAATTTATGGAGTCCTGCGGGACTTCAAGCCCCCACGTTTAGGTGGGGGTAGTTGACTGCTGCATTCTTTACTTGTCGTTGACACCCTCCCACGATTGAAACTGTGGGATTCCTGGGCGGCAGCCGCAAGGCTTATCACCATGCATCACACCAGGCAGCGAGTTATGCGGTTTCCCACAAAAAGCCACGGGTGTGACTTTTTCGTGAGCGTCCAGCCTTTGCAGGTTGACCAACATACTTGTCTGCGTTCCCAACTTTTTGAGTGCATCCTCCTGTGGAGTTTCACCTCTTGCGAGGCAGCTCTCTCACGAGGGACGTGTCGAGGCCCCCGGAAAACTATTATTTTTAGAACCCAACGCTTGCGGGAAGATAGCTTTCAGCTTCCTGCAGGCGCTTTTTTGTATTTTCATGCATCTTCAAAAATGCAGGAAAAGCAGCTTTAAGAGCTTCGGTATCGTATTTTAGAGTTTCAGTATTTATATAGATAGTCTTGCTCGTTAGAATTGATATCCAGCGGTAGCGTCAACACAAATGACGGCGTGCTCTCTTTGCTTCCGAAAGCCATAAGTCCTCCTCCTTTCATTTGGGCTCTACTATCCATGATAGGCAATTCGCAAGCACAGGCAAACAAAAGCTGCCTATCCGAAGATAGACAGCAACCATTTTTTTTACTTGGATGCCTTTCATCCCACGACTAAAGTTGTGGGGGTTCCCGGCCTTTATTTTGTAAGAAGCGGCATCAGCCCCGCTTATCCTCCTTTATTTGAAGTGTATGTGTAAGCCGATACCGAATTACTGAGCATTCTGAGTCAACGGATAGCCGCCAGAATCAAGAAGCGAGGTCAGAGTGCCATCGGTGAGGTTTGCGGTAGACAGAGGAACTTTATATTCTCTGCCATCTGCAGTCTTAACGTTGGCGTAAAATTCAATGGTGACATCGCCGCTCATGTCGATATCGCCGAGAACCTTGTTTACTTCATTGGAAGTGGTGTCGGTACTGCCGGATGCGGGCTGATTGACGGTCGGCTGAGGCGTGATGACATCATTATCGCCGTTCTCAGATACAGGAGGTACGCCAACCTGATGTCCGGTTACAGCAGTGAGAACTCCGTTTACACCATCATAGACGGACGGTACGAAAGCATAGCCAGCCACACCGCCAACGATGACAACTGCCAGAATTGCTGCAATGACCTTGCTGCTCTTTTTCTTTTGCGAAGGCCGAGCGGGCTCTGCGGTGGCTTGAGTCGGTGCCGGTGCGGCGTGGTGAACGCCGCTTGCAGACTTTTCCTTTTTGCCCTTGCCAAGCCCGAAACGCTTCTTGGCCGCTTCGTTTGCTTCCTGCTGCATCAATTCCTGAGCCACCATTGTCTGGCGAGTGGCCGTCATCTGGTCCGGAAGTTCATTGGGGTCAGGAATATAGGGAACGGATGCAGTCGCTTGGGAAGGCTGTTCAACAGAACCCGTTACAGGCACTTGATATCCAGGAGCTTGTGCAGGAGAGACGCCATGAGCAGAAACGCCATACTGCATCGTGGTCTGCGGAGTCTGAACAGCGGGCTGAGGTGCGGCAGGCTGCACGGGCTGAACAACAGGCTGAGACTGAACGCGGGTAATAAAAGGCTGAGCAGCGGGGGCCTGTTGTGCAGGAGTCTGAGCCGGAATCTCTGCCGCACGTTTCTTTGCAAGCAGTGCATCGACCACCTCCTGTTTGACCTTTCGAATCGTGCCATCCGGCATGATGCAGGTGCGGTCGGCATAGACATTGGCCGGAACTTTCTGGCCGTTGATAGTAACGTGGACAACGCCAATAGGCTCGCCCAGAGTCGAATTCGGTTCCATGAACAAATATCTCCTTTCGGTTTTTGTGTGGTGTTATGTATTAAATCGAAACATTTGAGCAATCGTGTCGGAAATCCAGTGCAGCAAAACATTTGCAACATCTGCAACATATGGAATCAAAAAGCCACGTTTAAGAGTCCCAGACATGCAGCATAGGACAAAAGCTAAGCAAGACAAAAGAAGAATTGCCCAAATCAAAATAAAGATGTACTTGCCGAATCGGCCAAGGAATATCCAGCCGCCGCCCGAATCAGATTTCCTGTTATTGCATTCAGGGCAAGAAGCCGTTAGATTTCGGATATTGTTGATGTCATCGTTCGGAACAAGGATTCGGTACGCCCGATGCTCGTTAGCCAGATTGATGGAAATGATATGGTCAACCTGCATCGAATTGCGCGTCATAATGCGTCCACAATACGGGCACATGTAGAACTTTCCAAAAGTTCCGGGATGATTCAAGATATACAGGTATCGGTAATCCTCAGACCGTTTATACTTTTTCCGGTGATTAGCCATGGCAGGCAGCCGAATGGACCCAAGGATGCTCCGGCGGAACACGGCGCTTCGGGAACCCTTCCGGCAGATGGTCCGGGAACTTGGTGCCGTCAGAATTCGTGCCACCGTTGAGCTTTTCCCATTCGTGTTCCCATGCAGAGAATTCCAGGCCGTGAGACATTTCCCACAAGGACAGTTCCCCGTAAGAGATACCACCCATTTCAGAGAGCTTTGCTCTCATAGCCAATTCCTGTGCGCTAGTAACAGTTTTATTAGATGCTTTCATTTTTTCCTCCTCACGCTTTGCCTGTTCTCTTCTCATTTTGGCTTCCGCATTGCTGCGATGTGCTGCATTGCGCCGGTTCTGAGCGTAGCACGCAGAGCAAAATTGACGGTTCCCCAGGCTGAAAATCGGTGTACCGCAGATGCGGCAGTGTGTAAGATAACCATTGTTGCTTGCCATTTTCGCTAACCTCCTGCCATTAGTCGAAATTACAGTCTCGATTTTACGTGTGTTTTATCGACCCCATATCCCTGATGATGGGACACGAGGTTAATACATACTTATGGGTTATTTACCAAACCAAGCTGAAATTCGATTAGTCGAAACTCCAGTCTCGATTTTGGGTAACAGAAAACTAATCCTTGCTAAGCAAAGATAGCAAAGACTCAATATCGCATCCCCACAAAAGAGCAGAGAGTGCGGTATATGCGCGATGTTTCTTTTCGCAAAAGTAAGAGCTGTTGATTCCTACTTGTTTGGCAAGAGTTGCTTCATCGGTTCCGTTCGGGCCATACTTCTCATTGACGACGAGCATCAGCACATCGTAGAGTTTCGAGTCACCGTCCGGGAACTGTTTCAGCAGCTCGATTGCGCCGCCAATCAACTTTGCATACTGCAAAAGAATCTGTGCCTGAGCATAGCGTGCATCCGATTTATGGTCAGATGCATCCAACTGATTGCCAGCAGTTGCAATCAAGCGCAGGGTACTGTTTCCATCCACGCTCGACGGATGTGTAATGCGGGAATACTCACGAAGCAGTACCTCTGTGTTGTGATAGAGATAAGCAGCTTCAGCGCCCTGAACCATGCCCTCGTTGGGAGCCAACTGGAGAACCAGTTCCTTGATGGCTTCGCCGCCGACTTTCGCAATATCTTCGATGATTCCATCAAAGTTATTCCGAATCATAACGGCAGATACCGGGTCGCTGTCCAAAATAGAGCCACGAAGCATTGCCATTGCCAGTGAAATGCGGGCTGGCTTGCAAGGCTGAGCGCTCCGGAATACCGCCCGATTCATTGCATCATCAACTGCATCCACCAGCTGTTGGCATCTCGCAAAGAAAAGTTTACGCATTTCCAGATGTAAACGAGGCTTTACGTAACCTGTGCTGTTTTCCAACAGTGACTGAATCTCCGAGATGTTACGGACTGAACCGTCCGTATCCATATCATGGAGCTGTTCAATCATAGCATCGATATCTCGTGCTTTGAGAATCCAGTTCAATGCCGGATAGCACATCAAGGCAATGACAACGAATTTTTCATCGGTTCCTTTTTGCGCCATCCGGTTCGCGCATCGGGCAAACACCCTATTGCGGTTCGTGCCGTTGTTGTAGGCAATAAAAGTTCGATTGATGTTCACAACAATTCCCTCCGAGGACAGGATGGAACTCAAGAAAGCTTTCAGTTCAGCATCCGAATCCACAACCAGATTATTTTCCAGTGCCATCATTCATTTTCCCCCTCTCCCCTGTTTTCCTCAAAACATTCAAAAGCTCAGCTCTCGCGTCGCTTTTGATGGTTTCACCAAGCATTGTATTTTCAGACATGTGCAAATCATAATGATTTTCTTTGCAAAGATTGAAGATTTTCTGGCACGCTCGGAAACTATGTACTGGTAAATCGGACCCAAACCGAATATTTCGTTCAAAATTCTCATAATTCTCAATGCTTCTTGCACAGGAAGTATAGACAAAAACAGAAGCCCCATCTTCAAATCTCAGGTTCTCGCCGACCGCTCCATTAAGGACGTCATACAATTCTTTCAAAAAGCCATCACCCATAGCTTTGTTATTGGCTCCGTTCTGAATACGATGGTGGACCACGATATCGCCGGTGATGGGCACTTCGCTTCTCGTGATGCTTGTTGTCTCGTCCGGGATTCTTGCCTGTTCAATGTATACAACGATAGGTCTTTTACTTGATATCATAAACGCACTTCCTCGACTCAAATGATTGTTATTATTTCAGGTTTCGTTGTCGCCATGATTTGTCTTCGATGTTCAGGCTTAGCTCAAAGCATTGTTCCTCGCTATCTTTAACAGGATACTACCTCAAATGATAGCCAATTCGCACAGACGCGCAAGAATACTTTTTAATGTCCCGGACACTATATCTTGTATCATATTTGCATTATACAACAATATATAGTGGTTTGCAATAGAAAAACGCATATCTGACCACAATATATAGTGTGCATCCAAATTTTGAGCACATTATATGTACAACTTGTTGTCTAGCAAAATTCTGAACGTTGCAATATGATGGACAGCGGTCGCAAAACTGTTGATACTATTGAATTAAATTGCGTTTCATACAACTTTGTGATATACTGTATATAGGGGTATGCTCCCATGAAATACTGTCAGGAGGTGCATGAGTTTGACAAATCAAGATATAGACATTTCCATGGATAACGTTGTTCAATACGCAAATCAAATTCGGATGCCGCTTGATTCGTGGAACAAAGAAACTCAGAAACAGATATTGTCTGTAATGGAAGCTCAGAGAATAGCGTCAGGGCTAAATGTTACGACATTCTACAACACGCTTCTAGGCTCTACATGCTCTTATAAAACCATCCAGCACATTCGGGAAGGCACAAAGCAGATGCCGCTCGAGTTGGTGTTGGCGTTCTGCTATGTTTTCCACTACGACATTTCAGAACTCATCAACATTCAGAGTGAAAAAAACAGAGCAGAGAGATTCGCCGATTACATGCAAATTGGTGCATCCATCGAAGCTCTCGGCCCACATATCATTTATAACGCTGCCGCAGATATCGCCAATCTTAATCAAGAAGGCCCTTCCTCTGCTATGGTAAGACGCCGCTGCTCGCAAGTTCTCACCGCTTTTGCGCAGAATCTTCAGAACGAGGAAAAAGTCAAAGAAGAGCAAAGCAAGTAATTCGACAAACAAAAAGAGCCCCGTACAATCCAGTTTATCTGGTGTACGAGGCTCTTTTTGTTTAATAGAAAGCGTCCGCCATAGATAGCAGCACATCCATATTTCCATCGGAAGCCGCCGGTCTATCCGGTTCTGGCATCTGCTTGCCCATGGGACGTTCAAGAGGCTTTGGCTGTCTTGGCAATGAAGAAGGCACGGATTTATGTGCCTTAGAAGGTTTCCTTGCCACAACGTCTTGGACCGAAACTTGCGGTTCGGGAGTCTGAACTGCAGAACCAGAAAGCTGATACTTGCGCAATGCAGTTTCAACAGCTTCTTCTATCGCATTTCGGAGTTCCGTTGAGGAAGGGCGTTGTTCGAGGCTGACGCTCTCAGGAACACTTTGAAGAGAGTTCAAAAGCGCATCTACGATAGTCGGTGTCCGCTTTCCATATCCTGCGTTTTTCAGAATATCGTAAGCCGCCTTCTGTTTCGGGTCTGTGAGGTCAAAAGAAACTGGAAGTCTCACCTGATTACCCTTGTCTTGTTTCGATGATGCCAAGGTGTATCACCCCGCAATCAACGATTTTCGGCAGCCAACCTGCTTTCTGCCATCATTTTGTAGCCAACTGCGTTGGCGCGAGGGTCGTCGATGAAGAGATAATCATCACGACCGAGTTCGCTCTCAATGACGGGACGCATCAAGATAGAGCCGCCGCCGATGAACACGGGATAAGATAGCGTCAAGTCAACGCCTTTCTCTTTCAGGGACCGAATCAGAGTGTGGGCATAGTTCTGAGCGGTCGTGTGAACCACATCATTGAGTTCTTTGCCGGGATTGTAACCGCAGCGCAGAATGTTGTCGATGGTATAGTCGTCCACATCCAGCTGAAAGCGATTACGAACCGCACGTTGAACCTCATCGTACATCTTGATAACGCCGTTGTTGAAGCTCTCACAGAAAGCCATATCAACCTGACCACCACGACTGAACTTCACAACGTCGGTGGTATAACCGCCAATATCAATGATATAGGTATAGGCTTCCGGGCGAGCCATGATTTTGGACATGTAAGGTGCAATCGCGGCAACGCCCTGCGGGAAGACCATGACACGAACGATGCGGATTTCAAAATCCACATTATTGTAAGTGAACACCACACGGCGACCATCACGACCAAAATATTTATCGTACTCCGAAGCAAGGTCGTGAATGTGAGTCGGAGGAAGGCCCATCGCAAGACACACATCCTGCTTTACCTGCTTCTGGCCAGGACGTACATATCCCATCGCCATCATCTCTTTGGCAATCGCAATGAGAGTCAGAACGTAATAGGACCAGTCCGTCGTTTTATTGTACATATAAGGGATACGAGACTGAGTAAGGGTATAATAGTTGCCGTCAAAGAGAAGCGTATCGGACTTTACTGCTGGAGGAATTGCACCATGGCAGATAAGACCTGAATTGAAAGGCTCAGTATGCGGCGTCTTGATGTTCTTGTTACCGGTATCAACGGCAATGACCAACGGATTCATAATTCCTTTTCCTCCTTATCACACAACATCACGATATGCCAGGTAACGAGCCGTTGCAAGTGCAAGCTGTGCATACTCGCTGTGGATATCCCGGTTTGTATCAAACTCAATGCCGATATTAGTCATAGTCTTCCAGGACATCTCGATGTATTTGCGGCAAATCTCGGACTTGCCGTTAATAAGACGGCGAGCGTTCTCTTTCATCGCCTTGGAAAGTTCCGGCTCCGTATAGACGGTCACAGCATGGATATCATGCTCTTCCAGAATCCGGAACATCTCGATAGCGCCGCGCAGTGCATATTCCACTTCATCGCCTGCATCTCCGCTGTAAGAGCTCTGAATCAGATTCTTGCCGGTATCAATGCACAGACCAAACGCGCCATACTGATTGTTCTTGTCAAATCGGGCATACAGGAAAGCATTGGCTTCCTCATCGCCCACAGGCTTGACATCGCTGGAAGAGCTTTCTTCCTCGCTGAAATGAGGAGCGCTCATGCCGCTCGGCCATTCTGCTGCTTCATCTTCCTGAGCCAATTCTCCCTGCGCCCCGTCATCATCCGACATGGTATCCGGCATAACAAACTGTTCGTTCGGAATCTCCGAAGAGAAAGAATCCGGAGCAGCAGGGGCTTCAGGCTCGTTCTGAGAGAAGCTCAAAGAGGTTTCAATCGGCTCATCATCCCCCTTGACAGGCTCTGCAGCGTCGTTTTCGATATCGCTCAGGTCAATTTCAATCCCATCGTTTTCGGGCTGAGAAACGCTCTGAGCGGCATTTGCGTCAGGGCTCTTTGCACCGTCCAGAATGTGCTGGAATACGAGGGTGTCATCTTCCTGCTCATTGTCCAGGGAAGGAACGTCGGCAGGCGTAGGCTGCGGTGCCGATGCAGGCTGTGCAGGTGCAGCAGGTTGCGCAGAGGGCTTGGCGGCAGCTGTCGGGCTCTGGGTTTTATTGCTGCGGCGGAACAAAGTATTGATAAACGGATTTCCGTCCGTAATTTCATCCATCTCCTGTTCCTTAGTTTCCTTCTTTTCCTTCTTCGGCTTGGCAGGCTGCTGCATAGCGCCAGGGTTTCCTTTCGGAATCATAACTTCCGGCTCGTAATCGTCATCGTACACGCGGTACTTCTCAACAGCGGATTCCTCTACCTTCTTTTTCTGGCGTTCCTTTTCAGCTTCCTCTGCGGCTTTTTCATGTTCACGGTTTGCTTCATTTGCGCGGTTTGCTTTCGATTCATCCAGCCGAGCAAACAAGCTGTTCAAACTGCGGTTCTCAGACATAATTCATAATCCTCCTTCTCAAACATTCGGGGCTTGAGTATTAGCTTCAGCACTGGGCCCAACTTTGGGCTCAGCACCAGGCATTGCATTATTGGACATTGTCTCACTGCTCACGATGCTGGCACATACCGGAACGGCCTTGTCAAGATTGACAGCCTGCTTCAGGCAAGTCGGCCAAACGCAGTAGTCCTTCGCGTCACAGCGCCACGGGCAGCTCCGTTCGGCACATACGGCGCGGACCGTTTTCTTTTGAGCAGCCACCGTAAATGCACCACCAGGCGTTGCACGAATCTCAGAGCGTCGCCGGTCAATCAACTTATCGATGCCACGCTGTACAGCTTCCGGAGTAGTATTCAGCGCAGCGGCAATGTCTTCAACCGAGCGGCCTGCCTTATCCAGTGAATCAATCTGGCCGAGCAAAACTTTCGTCATCTTGGGATGTGTACGAAGCGGTTTATTAGATTCCATAAAATTTGTGCGCAGGGTACACCGTCTATAGTCGCTTGCGACTTAGGCGGTGAGGAATGCGTTGACTAAGAGTACATTTGAGGCACACTTAGTAAGTCCAAATACCCCGCGTCTCCTTTCTTTAGTTTTTTAAGATACTTTAGTCCACGCAGAATGCATGAGGTTTGACGTTTTAACAATTTTCAGCTTTTTAAGGCTTGCGGATTTTTTACCACCTCTCGATGGAGTTTTGAATTCCACGTTTACAGAACCATTCTTTTTGGTATGAGTGCCATGGACAACAAGAATTTCTCCGTTGAGAGAAACCAAATCACCGGGATTGAGGGCCACTTTCTTGCGACGTAGCGCACGATAGCCTTTACGAATCCTTTTTCCACGGTATTTGTGCAAATTTTCAGAATCCTTTTTATGGCTGCGGTTGATTCTACCGTTGAAGAGCTCTTTTCCAGTAGCTATTTCTCCTGTACGAATGTCAATGTAGCGAGAATCATAAAACTTTTCAAGGATGCGATTATTACGCCTTACCTTTTCATAATGTTCAAACGTACAGCGGCAGTTTGGATGAAACTCGCCCATTGCATACGCATCGTTGTTATGACTCTTTTCAAGATGAAGGGCAATTCGCTTTTCCTTGGTCATCGCGCCATAAGTGAATGTGACGAACGGCTTTCCAAAAGCAGCGTAAAGTTCATTAACGATTTGCCAGCGTACAGTGTTCATAAATGCTACACCAGAAAGGTTGGCAAACTTTATATCTTCACCGAATCCATAGAGCTTGCCGCCTTTTTGATGGTTAGCTGGTGTATGGCACTTCTCGCATACTGTTATAAGCTCGCTGAGACTATTGCCATGGCGACCTTTCCAATAAAACATGTGATGCACGTGCAAAATTGCACCTTCGGTAGCTTTGCGCCCACAAACCTGGCAAGTGTAGTTATCCCGATAGAATACCGCCTCCCGCAGAGTTGCCAACTTGTAGCGGGGACCTTTTTGATAATCTGCGCTTTCTGGTGTGGCTTTGCCTTCCTCGATTGCTTTTACAAGCATCGTATCGAAAGAGCCAACTTCAACGGTTGCATGCGTAATAGGCACAACTTCGCAATACATTTTAATGACATTGACGTTGAGTTCTTTCTTATGTTTAAGAGAGGGTGCAAGCCAGCCTTTGTCACGTTTGCGGTTGTCAAAGCGCTTTTGGCGGTAACGTAGCCTGTTTCTGCGAGTTCGGCGCATTCTACGGCAAGCATCGTGACAGCTTTTCTCGTCTTGCAATGTATCATACTGGGCAGACACATATTCGTGAGATTCGCTTTTCACACTGATGCCGATGTAGTTGTATCCAACATCCTCGCAGATTTCGATAGGCTGCGTGTTTGTTTTGCTGTCATACAGTAACTGAATAGTAAATGGATGATGCTTAACAATTTTTGCTTTTCCGTCTTTCAGAAGATGGCGCACCTTGCCAAGACGGATAGTCGGCATCAGGCGTTCGCCATTCTTACTGAGAACACAAACACAAGTGCTCATGCAAGGCACTCCTTTCGTAAATAATGAATCAATAAGTCAGGGCTTGCGCCCTGTGGTCCACATCGCCAATGTTGTTGTACTGTTTTACCTTTCGGTATGATGTTTGCACGTCTCCTACCCTCAGAGATTTTTAACAAACATCCGCAGAGCTCACCACTTGTGGAGCATGAGTAAGGTGCCTATATTATTAGTACACAACGTAGTTTCCTGCCGCTGGAGCAGCAGACTTAGGCTAATCAACCGGGCTTACGGGTTGCCCCGCAAGCCCCGTCTATAACCGGCGAGCCGGTTTAGGCGGGGTTGTTGACCAATAAAAGCCTCCTAATGTTTCAACGTGCCAGGCGCTTGAGGCGCTTGTAGTAATAAAACTTTTCTTTCCAGGGCATGTTCTGTGCCTTGAGTGGGGACTGAGCGAATTTGAGGGCTTTCAGCATTGCTTTCATCTCTGCGTCCTCATTGGCGCAGAACAAGCCGATGGTTTCTGGCAAAGCAAGGCTCACAGCAAAGTCCAGCATACCGGTAGCAATCCCGCGCCGTTTATAGGCGTTCTCGACTTTGATAGAGTCGATATAAAGATGTGTCGTAATAGGCAGGACCATTGCAACGCTGTCTTTCGGGTCTTTGTCGCACAACATCTGACGTTCGGCATTTCGAGCACAGAGATAATTGATGGCAAGTTGCTTGTCGGGAAGCGGGTAAGCAGGAGTAGGCCAGATATTCGCCATCGTTCCCTGCTTGGTCGGAACCTGAAGGATGTCTGCCATCATTACAGCAACTTGAGCCGTTCCATCATAGACCTTAAAGGTGACGGCAGTATCGGAAAGAAGATTCTGTTCACCGAGTTTCGTGCCCCGGTCCTGATACAGAGCACTACTGCAATCTGCAACAACCACAAGCTGGTTCAGGTCCTTATCCACAATCGTGATTTTCTTTTTCATGGTTTTCTATCTCCTTTCCCTATTCATTCACAGCAGAACTTGCGCTTCGAGCCGGTGAACACAACCACCATTGAGGGCCGCATACCACCGGCAGGGTCCTTCGTTCCGTTCTGACCATACTTTGCATAGGACGGCAGCAGGCGGTTGGTGAACTTAACTCGTTCCGGCAGGAAATGCACCCGAACGCCAGGCTGGAGATAGATGTGTTCCTGAAACCAGGCAGCATCAGTCGATACCGGCAGCAGCATGACAACGGTCGTGTTCTTCTTTTTCCCTTCAGCAGCACCCTTCGCAACCCACAGGCGCAGATTTCGGGTCCCGCTCGGAGGGCAGCAATACACGACATTGCCGCGCCAATCCTGTGCAAGACCATCTTCCTTCTTGGTAAAGAACTTCTGGCACTTGGCATTTTCGGGGCGGGCACAGGCATCCAAAGTGAAATGATAAACGCGGTCAAGTTCCTGGAACAGTTCATCCGGGGTTTCCCATTCACCCGCAATGGCACTGCTCACGCTGCTGTTGACGCTTTTGGTGGATTTCATAAAAACCTCCTTGTTATTTTTGAAAAGGTACATTGTAATTTGTTCTTGTGACACCGTTTTTTGGATGCTCTCGAAAAGACACATTTGCTTTCCAGAAACAAGACAAAAAAAGAAAAGGCAGTCACTTTTTTCAGCGATTAACGTGCTTTTTTGCCCTATGTTTTCATTATCTTTGATTCGCACATTTCCGCAACAATATTTATGAAAAATTAAAAATTGCCCCAGGATTTTTCGTCCCAGGGCACGGAAAAAGTCACATTTTATTTTTTGGAAGGTTCATACCAGCTCACATTCTCACCGAAACTGTAAAGACCAATACCAACGTCGAACGCTGCATCGTCTTTGCCCACAAGATATACCTTGTAGTTGCCGACAGGAAGAACCAGGTCACTGTATGCGTCATCAATATACTCAGCAATAATCTGTTTGTTGTCAGTGTGGATGAACAGAATTTTGAATTCGCCATTTGTGGTATCAACGGTCGTATAGCAATCAACGAGGGTGGACTCGTTCTTGACATCAATATCAAACGCTTCAACGGCTCCTACAAGCTTATCAGCGCTTGCCGTGAAATCAAAAGACCCGTCGCCCATCACATAGCTACCTTGATACCCGGTCGCAGAGTATGCCGTCCTTCCGGCCGCAATCTGCTGCGTATCATCATACAGAGAAGCCTTATCCACACATCCAGTCAGAACCATCATGGTGCAGATAGCTGCAAGGAGCAGTGCTGCGAACTTCTTGATATGTCTCATCATTCATTACCTCCCACGCTATCCTGGCTGGAATCGGCGTTGTCAGTGGCTTCTGCGGGCTGATTTTCAGTGTTTTCGTTGGTGCTTTCGGTATCCTCAGATGCGCCAAAAGTCAGCGTCATGTGTGCGGTTTTCGGTACAACATTTACCGTCATTGTTGTCTCAAGGCCGCTGCTGTTCGTAACCTTGACCTTGCTGGTGCCGACCAAAATGCCCGTCACTTCACCCTTAACGTTGACGGCACAAACCGAATTGTCGGTGTTCTCAAACTCATACAGGCTGTTATCGTTATCCGTATCAGGGTCAGGAACATCAGTATAGACATGAATCGTCTTAGTCTCTCCGATTTCGACTTCCAGGTTGTCGGCATAGAGCTCTTTCGGAGCCTGCTTGACCTTGAGTTTCACAGTCTTGGACACACCATTATCTGCCGTGATAGTGACCGTGGTGGTTCCGGCTTTCAGAGGAACAATCTTATTGTTCTCCACTCGGGCAATCGATTCATCCCCCACACTTACCGTAACTTCACCCACATCAGCCGTTTCGGGAATTGTGGTGTATTCGGGATTCACTAAATTGTTATCAGTAGTAGTGATAATATCATCCATCTCAAAGCCTTCAAGCGGAGATACGACAGTCACTTCCGCGCTGCAGTTCAGCTTGTTATCCCGGCTATAGATATTGATTTCCGTTCTGCCGGACGAGTTGGCCGTCAAGCGCAGCGTGTCATCCAAAGATGCAACGCTCGGCGCAAAGCTCTCAAATGTCATTCCTCGATGTTCGAGAAGCTGCGTGAGCTGGTCTCCCGTCACCTCAGTGCCATTTTTAAGAGTTCCGGTCAGTTCAATTGCGGTGCTTTCACCGAGCTTCAAATCTATCGTTTCCGGCATTGAAATCGATACCAGCCGATGCTCACCGCATCCAGCCATCAGCAGCGCAGCGACCACCGCAACGCAGCCGATTGTGACAATTTGTTTCAATCGTTTCACAGTCATACAATCCTTTCTATTAGGTGTAAATACTATTCAAATTGGTACATTCATGCTTACAAGCTTTATTGTCCGCGAATCGCACGAATTCGCAACGGTTGATTTTAGGATAACGGCGCGGGAATCCTCGGCAATTCAATTGCCGAGATGAAAGCGCCAATTAGGAAAAACTTGATTTATGATGAGATTTATGCTATACTATATGTATGAAGGAAAACCTCATACATTACAGGACTTGCGTATGCAATATCAACTACCATGTGGTATGGTCAGTCAAATACAGACGAAAGGTTTTGACCAAAGAGATTGAAGATTATATGCGCCAAGTCGTGTATGAAACTGCTGCCGAAAAAGGGTTTACTGTACATGAGTTCGAGTGCAGTCAAATGGACCACGTTCACTGTTTTGTTTCCGCCCCGCCGAAATTATCCATTACTCAGATAGTAAAATATCTAAAAGGTATTTCCGGGCGGAAACTTTACGAGCGTTTTCCAGAAATAAGACAAAAGTTGTGGAAAGGACAACTTTGGAATCACTCATATTATGTAGAAACAGTTGGCTCTGTTTCGGAAGAAAACATTCGAAAGTACATCCAAAAACAAAACAAACAATACTAGCAAAGAAAGGAGGTAAATCATCCTTATGCCAAAAGCAAAAAAGCGCAAAGATACAGGGTTCGAAGCCAGTCAAACAAAGTCTGTTTTTCTTTATGGACATCCTAACAAAGAAAAGGCTTCTATCATTGCATCAATCCAAAAATTATTTACTCGACTTGTAAACAATAATATACAAGGTATTAACAATTGTGAGTGGATGCATGTTCAACTTATCAAAAATGATAAGAAAGACCCTCAGGTTCGTGCTTACGAAAAGTCTATTCGTCCCAAAGGGGTGAACTCTGCCTTTTGCCAAGCTGCTTTTGATACAGCGTTTACGCATCTTTCGAATCGTTTGAATACAATCAAGGACGACATGTACCGTGAACACGATGACGTTTTTACGTCGTCTAAGGTTTTGTTCGGTATGACTCTTGACCACGCAACAAAGGCTGAAATGATTGATGCCATGCTAAAAATCTCTTTGGAAGCCAAAACAAAGCGCAAGGCGAAGGCTGCCAAGGAAGGCAAACCTGAACCTGAGGACAAAGAAGATTTTTACGAAAAGTGTGCCAAAACGCTGAGTGAGATGCCTGACGAAGAGTTTGCCTTCCGCATGGAAGAAATCAACGATTCTTTTGCCATGCTTTCGTTGGAATATAAGGTTCCCGTTATCTCAAAGGCTCGAATTCCGTTGGATAGTCGCTTGATGAAGCTCGAAGAATCCAACGACATTAAAGCTCCTTATGTAATCGAAGTCACAAATCCAACGGAAAAGGGTAAACGGATTACTGTGCCCTTGGACACAAGCAAGCACTCTTTGCATAAAGCCAAAAGCTGTAAAATGGCAAGGGCCGTGACTTGCTCTATTGACAAAGGTGTTTTGCGTATTGGTTGGTCTTACACAAAAACTGTTGCTAAACCTGCGACTTCAAAAGTAAATGGTGTAGACACTGGCATTGCTGATTTGTTTTACCTGTCTGATGGCAAACACTTTGGTTCTATGCGCGAGGTTCTCGACTTCTATCACAAGGAAGTGGAAAAATCTTTTGGAGAGTTCTCTTCCTTACGAAACAAGAAGCGCAAAATTCGCCATTTCCTGCGGAAGCATAAAAATCTACCTGATGATGTGAGACGTTCTCTCATCAAAAAGATGGATAAACTAAATCGCATGATTCAAAAGGCAAATGCCCCTTATCGCAAGAAACGCCACTACTACCAAATGCTGGACAAAGAAATCAAGGATGCTGTTCTTTCTTACGTCTCATCGCTGGACAAGGAAACCATTACCGTCTTGGAGTTGCTCGACATTCGTGAGTTCAACAAAAGTAGACGGGTTAATGGTATGTTCTCCTGTTTTGCGAGAGGTAAAGCACAGCAGAAGTTGATGCAAACCCTTAACTGGAAAGGCTTCGACTTCGTTGAAGTCGTGCCTGATTACACCAGTCAGGTTTGTCCAGAGTGCAGTAATCTCGATAAGGCAAATCGAAATGGGAAGAGCTTCCTTTGCACTTGCTGTGGTTACAAAGGCGATGCTGACCATACTGCTGGCATTAACATTAAGGCTCGTTATCTGGATAAAAACCTCTCTAAGATTTGTGAAGACAACAAGTACAATCATAAAGTCTTGCAGTCTAAGCTGAGTGGGTATTATTCTCGTAAAAACGAACTTTATAAGCAACAGCATCCCGAAAAATTTGTTAAAAAGCAGAATTCCGAGGAACAGGCCGCTTCGGCAACCTGAACCCTGGGAACATATGAACTGCGATTCTGTATTATAGCTTGACTATATGCGGATAGCCGGAGGAGATATTTCTGCTGCACGCCTTGGACGTGTTGCGGCTTTATTCCCAAAGGACTAGGCTCTTGGAGAATCGAGCGTCAAACCTCTCCGTTTGATGCTCGGCAATTCAATTGCCGAGTAGTTCACCGGAGATTCTTTCAGAAGTTATGCGCAAAAAAATCAGCCACTCCAGAATTGGAGCAGCTGCCATTCAGTTAGTTAGAGTCGAAGCTGGTTTCATTCACCGTTATGGACCATAAAACGACGACGTTTGTGAAATCGCGTAGTATCATCCAAGTCTTGGCTTACGGCTAAATTGCAAATTGGTTAAACATTATTTGTAAATAAATATTGCATTTTTAGCCTGGGTTGTGTATACTATTAGTAGGAAAGCAGACGACATTCTGCTGGTGGACTGGCACCTTAAATCCGTTCTGATGCAGGGCGTAAGGACCTGTCGGTTGGCGAGCAACGATAAAACTCGAAAGAGATGCAGGACGTAAGGGCCTGTCGGTTGGCGGACAACGATAAAACCAGTCACAAAAGGACATCGGACAGCACTACGGTGTTGTAGGTGTCCTTTTATTTTTGGTAAAACGCAGAAAGTTGCAGGAAACTCATAATGACAAAAAAAGATGCACTAAACATTGTTTTCTCTTGTGCAATCTCTTACAAAGAGAACTTGGCCGGAAGAAGTCTCTTATTTGTTACGGCAGACAAGCATAAAGTTGTACGCGGTTTAGAGGTAACATTCGATAGCAGCAACTTTCTGCATATGACTGGATTCAAATTAAGCAATAAAGAAATCGGAGCAAACAATTTTCTCAGTATGTGTTGTGACAAGCGTTTGTCTGAAACGGATTTTGAATTTGCGGCAGACGGTACAACAGAAATGAAATTACGTGTTTTACCAGATTTAGTTCAAAAACATCTCTCGGCAAAGATGGTTGGAGACTATGACATGACCCATCCCAAATTATATACTGACAAACTCGCCGGGTCAATTAGTGCTTGCGTCGGTTTTGTTCGAAACGGTGGGCAAGGACGCTATGTCCCCAATACCGTGTTGGAAGGCGACATAAGAAAGATGATAAAAGGTAGCACAAGTAGAATACTTGTTACATATAGAAAGTACCGCGAAGAAAGTCAATATACTGAAATAGTATATTCAGCCAAAAAAGTTGTCTGGGAAACAGTTGATATGCCAAAGGAATACGGAGCACTTCCAATACCATAACATATATTTAACAAAAAAGGGCAGTGATTTTCACACTGTCCTTTTCTTTTTTATTTAGCACAAACAAAAAGAGAGGGCAGCCGATTTCTCGACTGCCCTCAATTGTTGTACAGAAGCGACCATCAGGTCACACTGGGAAGGTCATTTTGCGTCTTTGAGCCACGGCTGAGACTGCACTTTCTCGAAGTCCGCATCGTTCGGCATCACGCCACCGTACGGAGCAATCGTGTAGGTCACTTTCGTGACCGGAGTGCAGACACCGGATTCATTCACATTACCGGTTGCAATGTAGACTGCCATAGGCACCTGCATTGCGCGGCCAGTGATGTTGTTGTTGATGAAATCGCCGGTAGCTTTCGGAATGACCCAAGCCGTATCGCTATGGTCAATTGCGTTATCACCCTGAGTCAGGACGGTATCGCGCAGACGCATGTACAGCTCGCCACGGCGCAGACGGTTCTTTGTCATGTCGTATACCGAGTTGCCATACTCGCCGTCAGGGTAGTACTCCATGCCAGGCATATCACGCATCAGCCAAGGACCATTGGCCTTGATATTCTTGATTTGGATAGCCACAGTAGAGTAGTTCGTGATGCGATAGTTGGTAGGCTCTTTGACCTCACCACTTGTGGTGTTGCCATACATACAGACGTACAGAGGAACCGTAGCCTTCAGCAGAGCCGGATGCACATACAGGCCGCCATCATGGATAATCAGCTCGTAGTTGCGAACCGTTTCACCATTCGGGTTAACGACCGTATGAACATCCAATGCAGGACCACTCTTGGTGTCGGTGTTGATAGTTACCAGATACGGAGCCAGAAGCTTGTGGTTATAATGGCAGAAATCGCAGGTCTTATCCTCGTAGTTCCACTCAAAATCATCATCGGTGCTCGTACCATCTGCGTACAGAGGCAGGGAGCTGATGGTGCAATCGGTCACAAACGGGATATTGGTCTTGCTTTCCTTGACATTTTCCTGCTTACGATAATCGTAGGCATCCACAAATTCTTGAGTCAGGTTGGAGGGATTACCGCCCGCAACGTACAAGACGCTGCTGACTGTATCTTTCGCCTTGAGCTTTGCATCCAGAATCGGAGTGGCGTCAACGTCGCTCACGACATCAATCAGATTTGCATCATCATCTTCCATCTGAATGTTCACATGGAAGTTCGGGTTCTCGTTGTAGATAATCTTATCGCTGTCAAGAACCGTCACATGCAGCGGACGCGGGTCAACGACAAAGCGGCCATTCAGAACCATGACAATATAGTTCTTCAGAACGGGGTAATTGGCTTCAGTCAAGCCAACATAAGTTAACGGATAAGTGCCAACAGGAGTCGATTCATCAGGAACAAGACTTTCATGACCACTTACCAGAGTCTTGAAATAAGACTTCTTGTAGCTCTGGTCCAAAGTCAAGGTATCACCCTGCACCAGACCATCGATTTCCAGCCAGCAGCCTGCAGAAGCTGCAGTACCGTAACCGTAAGCCTTCTTGTCATGCCAGGGCTTCTCCCCTACGCCGTCACCATACAATCCACGCCAACTTGCAACCTGTGCGGTCAGGTTGGCGCGTGCGATAGCGCCGGAATACTTCTCCTTTGTGATACGGTAGTTCTTGGCATCCTTACCAGTCAGTGTCGGATGAGCATCTGCCGTAATCGGATTCTCGTCCAACTCATAAGGCCAGTTGGAGCTTACCGTGCCATCTGCATTCAGCTTCTGGCCAGCATCCTTGGTCTTATAATTGCCGGGAAGGGTTTCTTCCTTAATCTTAACGTCATCACCTTCAAGCACGCCATCAATCAGGATATCCTTAATGGTGGCTTTGGTCGTGCCGTCATAGTGTTTGACGTTGCGAGGATAGGTCGGGTCTTCCAGATAAATACTGTGAACGTACAAATCCAGAGGAGTGATAGAGCCAGACAAGTCTTCCTTCTCAATGTAGTAGTTGCCTGCGCTGTTGCCAACGAGAGAGAGTTCACTGGTTCGGATGACGACATAGGGACCGCCAGCATCGCTGACATTCTTGCCATCAACCGTGTAGTTACCAGTCACCGTAGTGGTGCTCAGCTTCACAGTGTTCTCGTCCTTCGCAATCAAGCCGCCAGAAGCAATATGAACATTTTCCAGAGTTGCCTTGCTGGTGCGGTCGTAGGGTTTATCGCCAGTACCGATAATCGTCAATCCGCGAGGATAGATATCGAACTTGACGGTATCACCAATACCGCTCGGACTGCTGCCGTCATAAGTATGACCGGGGTTCGTGTTCTCGTAGCGATATGTGATGATGTAACCCGACACCGTACATTTTGCTGTTGCGGTATAGGAACCGCAATCGGAGCGCGGATACTGGTTCTTGTCCGTAGACGCATCGCTTGGAGCCTTCGTCAATGTACCTTTACGGTTAGCATAGACGATAGTGGTGTTCTTCACGATATTGTCCATATCGGTAGAAGACAGGTTGCCGGAAACGCTGATGGAAGCTTCATCGGGGTTGCCATCATACAGCTTATTGGCTGCAGTGATAGTAATGGTTACATGCTGTTCCTCAATACCGGAATCGGGGTCGGTATCTTCGTATGCGGTATCGAAAGCATTCTTGCCGTTACGAGAGAAACGAGAAACAGAGGATTTGACCAGCTCAATGCTGGAATTACCAGCCTGCTCAGAACCGGAACCGCCGCCATCATTGCTGATGTTGACTTCCAAGACCTGAACCTTGTGTCCGCCTGCATCAGTTAGAGTAGTACCAACGCCTGCAGCCCAGCTCAAACCGCCATTGCCGTCGCGCTTACAGCTGCCCCAGCCATCTGCATTGGCGAGCTTAGAGGACTCGTTAGCGTAGCCGCCGTACCAGCCGCCGCCGCCACCGCCAGGGCCTTCAACACCAACCTCAGAAGAACCATCAGTAATACCACCGAGGAACATAGAGAAGTCGCCGCCAGACATACCTTGGCCAAACGGACCACCGCCGCCAAGCTGGCCGCCCCAGACATGCAGGACGCCGTTGTTATCGGAACCGCCAGTAGCATCGCAAGCGCCGTGCTGGTTAGCACCACCACCGCCTGCAACAGCCAGAACATACTTCTTAGCCGTGTTTTCATCGCCGTACTCAGCCAAACGACCTGTGCCGATGATGCCGACAGCCACGGTAGTAGCACCGCCGCCAGAAGCGCCCTTCAAGCTCCAGTGAGCGTAGCGCTCCTGCATCATGATACCGCCGTTACCACCGCCGTTGTAGCCGCCCTGGACCACAACTTTTGCGTTAGCATCGGGGCTCGATGCACCGTTGACGTAGTGTGTCGGGTCATGAGAACCAGCACCGCCGTTGACGAAATAGAGCGTCGCGCCCTTTTCCGCCTTGACGCGAATCGTGGTCTTGCCGCCAAGCGAAGTGCGTTCGGGAGACAGACCAAACTGGTTATCAACGCCGCCGCCTGCACCGTTCAGAGTGATGATATACTCACCGGTATACGGAGCAGTGTACATAGAATAGGGTTTCGAAGTGCTGTTGGGTTCGGAGTAGACCTGAGAAGAGGATGCACCGCTGTTCTGTTCATCAATGTAGAAATACACCTGGTCCATGTTGGCCTTTGTGGTCGGAGCATCATAGCAGATGTAGTAGATAGCATTACGCCAGAACCATTCCCAAGTTTCCTTCGGAATCGTGTTGCCGCTCTTAGAACGGTAAGCGAAGCCTTGACGCTTGTTGACGAATTCATCATCCGTAACCTTTTCGAAGAGGTCCGTAAAGCACTTACCGTCAGAGTTGCGAATCTTGTTATCGATAACCACAGTGTCGCGGGAATCGATACCGGAGCGGTTATTTACGCCATTCCCCGCGATGAAGTAGGTTTCCATGTAACGCAGACCATTCGGAGCGATAATCGCCAGGTCTTTGTAGTTGTAAACCGCACCGCCGTTATTCAGAGCTGTGTTGATTTCGGAAATTTCATTCCGCAGGGTCGAAATGTCCTTTGCGCTGCCATTTGCAGTCGTAATAGTATTACGCTTCTTCGTAGCTTTGTTCGGAACATTGGCCTTAATGGAAATGTTGTAATCCAAAACCAGTTCAGCGCCGTAAGAGGACTGGCTGATATCCTTATACAGATGGTCTTCCGGATTGCTGGAGTTCACGTCACGATTAAAGTTGTAGGCATCAGTTGCAGCAGTGGTATAGGGCTTCATATCGGCGCTATCCCAGTTCTGCATGTACTGAGCTTCAGCCTGGCAACGGAAATAGAAGTGCGTGTTACCGTAATCCATCGGGTTGGTAGCGTTATCAATGTACAGAGACACGATAGCGTTCCATTCCGCATAAGAACTGTTGTTCAGGTCCTTGGATTCAGTCGGATACATTGCTTCCAGCTTAATGTAGCCGCTGAACTTATTGAATGCTTTGCCGCTGGACATGAAACTCTTTTCAAGTTCAGCCACTCGGCTGTTCAGCTTGCTGATGTTGCCAATCTTCTTGCCAACATCGCTGTACTTCAATGTGACGGCATCACCGACATCCTTGAACTGAGAGAGGCTGCCGCCGCCTGCCACATCACTGTACAACCACTTAATGGTGGGAGCACTGTCTTTATTACCGTAATAGGTAATCTTTGTGGTATAAATGGCCTTGTTATCACCTGCTGCGCCATAGGCTTTACCACCCTGGCCCAGTTTATCAGGATTGATAGCATCCAAAGGAATTTCCTTCGGGCTACGGCCATTATTCGGGTTGGAAGCCGGGGTTGTCCATGCAAGGTTGCCGTTGCTGGAATCGTAGTTATTCAGCAGCAGAGACTGAGCCTTCAATGGCGTCATCTCAATGGGCGGTGCATAGATGATAAGGTGACCAGTACGAGCCTGTGCAATATCGTTTGCCGTGGTAGTATCGGTGCTCATGGTATGCCCGGTAGACTTATAGGTGAAGACACAGCGGAAATCCGTGCCATCCCAATCCATCGCTGCATTCGAGAGTTCCAGCGTAACAGTGGTGTGCTTATTGAATGTAGATTTACCTGCATTCATCTTCGCATCACTGCCAGTGAAGGAATCAGGAACCCAGAAATCGGACGGATACCAGACACCACCGCCCAAAGCATCATTATCATCAGTCTTGGTTACATAACTGATTTTGTACTTAGAGGACGGGAACAGAGTAGAATCACTGCCAACGGCAACCCAGTTACCGCTTGCATCACGGTACTGGACCTCGTAGGTCAGGCCATCCTCAACACCCTTCCAGTAGAACGCATCGAAGGAGAAGGAAGTGCTGCCACCAACGGAGATGCGGCGGTCAAAAGCCTGCTCGATATACATCGGGCGGATTTCAACGTCAACATAACCGTTGCGGCCATCCTCAGCCTTATCCATACTGGAATATACAGTACCACTCACGTTGTATTCGCACTTGAACTGAATACGGTTCGTGGTGTAATCCAACTTGGAGTAACTTACAGAGCTTGTCGTATAAGGCAAGTCGCTGTCCGTTGCTGCAGTGAACGTCAGGCTGTTAATCTTGCCGCTCACAGTGCCGTCAGAGGTATCGAAGGAAGTGCCAGGATTACCGATTTTCACCCAATCGCCAACCTGGTTGTCAACGGAGATAATGCGGTAATACCAGGTAACATCGGAGGCTTTCAGCTGTTCATTGTAATACAGCTTACTGTCAACCGTCTTGTTGACCGGACCTTCCCAGTCCTTATAGTCATCAATCGGGTCAGCGGTTGGGGTCATCAGCTGCAGAGGATGGGTTTCAGTGTCGTTCCAGAAATGGTTCGGAACATCGACCGTAATCATGCCAAACTGAGTGACCTTGTTGCCGCTCTTGTCAATGACATCGGCACGCATCATACCGGTGGTCGGCAGGTTCGAGATAACGTATTTGCTATCGCTGTTTACAACACAGTTATAGTCAACGCCATCAGAGCCATGAACAACAACTTTGTAACCGGTATAATCGGTTACGCCGTAAGAGGTCGGGAACAATGCATTCAGGTCACCAACAACACGGGCAACACCGGTGATGCGAACATCCGGCTGATTGTCCAGCTTCAGAATCGGCAGCGTACCTTTGGTCATATCAGAACCCAAGTTCCAGCCGTTGTTCTTGCCGCTGGTATACATACCGTTTGCAGTCACGCTTGTGTTATCGAACACAGGCTGATTGTTGCTTGCGAGCTTCACCTTATAGACATCTGCGTTCCAGTGACCGGAGAAGTTCTTGATGGGCTTCCAGCCTTCCGGCAGAGTCAGGTCATCCGTCAGCTGATAGCAGCCATTCAGCGGATACCAGAAAGTACCGCCATTCTGCAAAGCGGACAGAACCTGCTGCGCGTTGACAGAGGAAACACGAATCACGAAATGGACATCTTCCTGGCCATTCTGCTGTGCTGCACAAATCTCGCACTGTTTACGCTGAGAGATGTACATGACAGTGTTGGCGAACAGAGAAGCTTCGGCCTTGGTCGCTTTGTTGTCCGGCAAGTGACCAATCTGGTTCATCAGGAAGTTGCCAGTACCAGACAAGTAAAAGTTGCTTGTGCCAAACCAGGACTGACCAGTCTCTTCATCGGTAATTGTCTTGGTTGTCGGGTCCGGATTGTAACCGAACTCAGCACCAGTCACGTTACCGCCAGCGTATTCAACCCAGATAGGGCCGAAAGCAACCTGCGAGTTGGAGTGAGTCTTGGAAGCTTCGAGTGTGGTTCCAGTCGGCACATCATATGGGAAGTTGGTAGGATTACGATACTTGACAGTGCTCTGAGCCTGAGAATTGGAGTAAGGCTTCAGTTTCACACTCAGCTGGTCAGAGCCGTACATAATACCAGCCTTGCCGTAGGAACTGTGAGAACCACCGGTAGACAGAATCATCGAGATAGCGTCAGTAGGAAGAACTGTACCAGAATCGATGTTACCACCGTTCGCACCCATCAGAGCATTCATGTTCCAATGGCCATTGTCAATGTTAGGAACACTGTTAAGAACGTAATAGCGGGTAGAGGTATCATTCTTATCAGGGCCATAACGACCACCCTCGTAATAGTCACGAGAGCCGGGGTCGGTGTAACCAGCTTCATGGGCATCATACCAGGAACCAGCATAGGCATACATTGTATCGTGGCCGATACACATACCGTAGCCCTGGCTCAGGAATGCCTTGATAGCATAATAGGCTTTACCGGAAAGGTCAGGTTCCTGATTAACGCAGACGCCCCAGCCAATAGAGTCGATACGGTAGTTACCCTCAGCATCCATCATATACTGGTCAGGGTCCTGGTTGAATTGCTCAGCTTTAACTGAAAGAACTGTAATATGTTGACTCAAATGGCCACTTCCACTTGTGTTACGCAGCCAACCGTTATCTGATACAAAATTGATGAAATTTGCATACATACGACCTGCATCAGATACCCAAGGATTCAAAAACACAACAGCATCCTTGTATTTTGTACCGGATGCGCCAGTGCCATAACTACCATTGTTGCGAAGAACAGCAGTGTAAGCGGGAACATTGACCGCAGTGCCAGTCAGATTCCAATCGTTACTGTTGTTGTGTGGACGGAAATAAACGGTCTGACCATACCATTCAGAGTTGACTTCCAACATATTGCCATCCGTCAGCGGGAACTCCATGTACTGACGAGTTGCACCAGTGGGGAAGCCGTTATCATCCAGAACATTGGCAGTTCCGACCTTTGAGCCACTCCAAGCACCGCCAATCTGAGTCCAGTAACGGTCTGCGGTGGCTTTATCAATCTTACCAGCCTTGAACCATTCAGTCACCTGGTCGTACATGTTCTTGGTGATGTACTCGTAGTTGCCGTTAAGACCCGTAATCCACTGGTTATCCGAGGAAATGGCAATGCTGTCAGCGGAGCGAGAAGAGAACGTGTCTGCCAGCATAACAACCGTATCAGGCATGTTCTGAGTAGCAACGTCACTGCTGTTCTCGTCTTCCGGCAGGCTGATGCTGAACTGAGCTGTCTGGAGAATGATATCTCCGGCCTTGTCCTCGTCGGTCAGCTCATTGCCCAAATCCTCGAGAGCCTTGAAGTTTTCCTCGCGGTATGCTTCATCGGTCACAACAATGCGGCAGCGATAGTTGGCGGACAGGTCATCTTCCGTCACTTCAAAAGTGTAGGTGGATTCCGTTGCGCCCTCAATATCCTGCCAATCCGTATCCTGGCTGGCAGCAGCTTCATCACCGAACTCCCACTTGCCGTCATCGTTGAGATGTGCGGTGTAGGTGCTCTCTCCGTTAGAAGCATAGACTTCAACGGTGCCGTCTTCGGCATTGGCAGCGGTGATGGTGTAGCCATCCAGAACGAAGTTGGGAGTGTGGTATGCAATCTGGACATCGCTGGAATCAGCACCGATTTCATCGAGTGCATCGACTACAGCGTAGTACATCTCGCAGCCTTGCCAGACATAGTCGGGACGCTCTTCAAGGACGGTGTGCTCTGTGGTATCTTCGATAACGAAGTTGTACCAGGTAGGCTCATCCTCTTCGTAGTTGTAGAGAGCCAACGCCGTATCAACAGCAAAGTTCTGCTTGCGCTGCCACTGATAGGTGACTGCTACATCGTCACGATTCAGCAGAGCATCCAGAGTGACAGAATCGCCGACATTTGCGGTTAGCTTGTCGCCGTATTCCGGCGTTACTGTCTGCAAACCGACGAAAGTGGGTTCTGCAGTTTCAGGAGTAGAGACTTCTGTGTCGTTGGCATCCGATTCAGAAGTCTCTTCCCCATCCACCACATCAGACGTTGCATCCTGAGTAGTTTCATCGTTAGAGTTGGTATCCTCATACGATTCATGCGTCAGGTCCACAACATCCGTGATAGTCGGCGCGGAAGTGGCATCAGAGGAGTCGGCATCATTTGAACTACCGGAATCCACCGCATCTGCCTCTTCCGCAGCCGGGGCATCCGTAACATCGGTCGAAACAGAGGTGCTGTCTCCGGTTTCGTCTGCGAACGCAAGTGCGGTCGTAGACATCATCGAAAACAGCATGCTGGCGGCCAATGCTACGGAGGTCACTTTTTGCATAATTTTCTGCATAATGCGATTTCCTTTCTGTACAGCGGCGTTTTTGCAGGCACTTTGGCTGAGCGCCACGCTTCAACGCCCCTGCACGCATTGCTTTTTGCTTCCGTACATTTTCTATCATATGCGATTCGCAAGCCTTGGCAATAAGCCAGAAAAACAAATTTCGCGGAAAGTAAAAAATGACTTTTCAACGACACAAATAGAAAAAAGAAGCCGAGCCTTTGTGGGACGGCTTCTTCTTTGCATATGGGTCTTTGTGCAATTACGACAACGTGGGGAGGAAAACTTGTGAAAATTAGCAGTCAAATATATGGTATATTATTTGCAAGAAGTTTTTGAAAGCTTAGGCATTAGCTTTTCTTTTGAAACGGGCTTTTTGGGGCGGAAGAATATAAAAGAGGAGACCCCAAAACGGAGTCTCCTTTTCATTGGATAGAATAATTTTACTCAAGCAACTTATTTAACACAATGCAGCTGCTCTTTCTTCGTCAGTACAACCGTTATCAGTCGGCGAAAAAGCCATCAGCAAAGAATGCCAACATCCTCAGGAGGGCAACCGTTATCAGTCGGCGCAGAAAGAACAGGACCATGCCACCAGTCATCCTCACTATTACCGCCAGAGTTATCAGTGCCCCCGCTGGGTTGAGAGTCTTGCGCGGGCTGTTCCGGCTGAGGGTCAGGCTGTGCCAGTGCCGGGTCAGGCTGTGCGGGAGCCGGGGCAACAGGTGCCGGGTTGGAAGGCGTCACAGCAGCAGAACTGTTGCTGGAACTGCTGCTTTTATAAGTCTTGTTGCTGGTCGTGACCTTCTTCGGCTGTTCAACCGTCACTTCGTAGTTGGCACTTTCCTCACCGGCAGTTGCGGTGATGGTTGCCTCACCGGCCGCAATTGCAGTGACTTTACCGTTCTCATCGACTGTAGCGACCTTCTCGTTGCTGGACGACCACTCGATGGTAGTTTCGGCGGCAACCTCTTCGGGAGCAACCATCGCCTTAATGGTGTGAGAGTTACCGACCGTCAACTTGCCTTCGTTGGAATCGAGCGTGATGCTTTCAACCTCATAGAATGCTTTCACATGAGTCGTCTTCTCGGTGACCTTTTCGCCATCCTGCATGAGGGTCGTGGTGATGTCGCATTCACCAGGCTGCAAGACCTGAACCCTGCCGTCTTTATCGACGGTGGCCACTGCCTCATCAGTAGAAGCGTAACTTACCTTCACATCGGTGGCATCAGCCGGGCTTACCGTTGTCTCGACAGTGGTTTCGTTTCCATCGTTGAGCTTGACGTCAAGGTTGTCGGGAACGGTGATGTCTTTCGCGGCCACTTTAACCGTAACCTTGCAGACAGCACTCATCTCAGAATCCGTGACGCTTGCAGTGATGTCAGCTTCACCTGCAGAGACAGCAACCACCATGCCAGTGGCATCGACCGTCGCAACGCTCTCATCGGAGGAGGTCCACTCAATGGTGAGCTTTTCGGCAGCCTTGGCTACTTTCTCATCCGTTGCAGCACTTTCACCGGTTGCAGCAGTCTCAGGAGTTACGGCCGGAGCATCGTCGGTGCCGTACACAACAGGCAGGGTAATACTTTCACCCTTCTCCACCATCGCAGACTCCGGAACCGCGATGTTCGTGATTTTCACGCCGCACCCTACCAGGCTGAGCGCCATCGCAGCGGCTGCTACCACTGCTAAAATGATAGTCTTACGTTTCATATTCAATTCTCCTTTACATCCCGGCGTCTAGTGCCGGGGGCCACATTCAACTAATAGGTTCGACGTCAGCCCTACGCAGCTTTGGATTTCGTCATCGACGATGCTGTGGACTCTTTTGCCGCCTATCCTTCTGTACAATTGCATAATACCATTTATGTGGCAATCGCACAATACGAACCCCAAAAAGTTCACAGATTGTTAATGCGGTCTATCGAATACCTTTATTTTACCGACACTGTTTTGCAAAGTCAATTACATGATTAACAAAAAGCAATAAATGCTTTTATTGATTATGACGAAATATGGCAAAAAGAAAGCGCACAGGCTGGTATAGCCTATACGCTATTGCGATATTTGAGATATAACTTTCTTGAATTGCTTTACACGTTCTGAGCTTACGAGGCGTGAACATCAGTCAAAGCCCGTTTTACTCACTCTCATCCTTTTGGATAGTATCATAGCCCGGGATTGGAAACGGAGAAATCCCGGCACTTTTGGACAATTCTTCAACAAATCGCTGCATATCTTCATATGCCAATGGGATAGCAGTGTTTTTGACATCTTGCATAGCATCTTCGCGATTTTTCCATTTTTCGCCAGACTCATTTTGGAATGTGCTTTCTCTGCACGCTTCAAAAGCAACATTCCCAGAGTCTGTAGAGACAGAAATTTTAATTCTAACTTTTACGGTTGACGGTTCCTCTTCGTCTTCAACGCCACCCTGTATATTGATTTTTTGATGAAGTTGTTCACGTGGATTGCTTTCATTTTGTAAAGCTTGCTCTGCGATTTCCAATTTAACACATGGCATCACAGTTTTTATTAAAGCCAATTTGGTGAGTTCCATATAATTACGCGTCCTCATACGCTAACACATGCATAATCCGATTTTGTCATGTGTATAATGTCGATGTTGTTTGTTTCTTGCAGTTGAATATCTCTATGGTTTTTGCCAATACTAATCTCTACGTTCAATCGTACCGGATAGTTCGCCTTTGACAATATAAGGCTACTAAGGAGTTCATTGGTCACGTCAACGCTTCGGACACAGCAGGCAACGTAACGCTTACTGCAGCACAACGCAGTTTGAGCTTTGTAAACAGTTTGAAGGCTATCTGCATATTTTTCGAGTCGATTTGGATGCGAAGTCAAATATATATTGTCTGGCAATCTGTCATATTTCGTTAACTCAGATACTGTCTTTTTTTCGAACTTTTCACTCTCGTTTTCCCAATCGATTGTAAAGACATATACAACTGTGGAAGCATCAAAAGTATCAGCCGGAGTAACTTCATTTTTTACCATCTTCAAAAGTTGAAGAATACTTACCGGATATATAGCCCATTTTTCATATGTGCGAAATTCGGTACAATTACAAAAGTAGCGATTTCCCTCCTCGTCCAGGCACGCACACAGCAATGGAATCTCATCATATTCCAGAAAAGTCTGTTCAATTATTAAGTCTTGCTTAAAATAAGACTTGAACTTTGTCCCTTCGAACAACAGTTCTCCTTTGTAACTCATACTTTCTCGCCTTCTTTCTCGAAAGAACAGATAGAAAAATTAGTGAGAACTTCAGAATTAACGTCAATATCAGAATAAATCCACCAATCAACATGTGAGCTTTCTGTTTCTGGCTCTCTATCCACCGTCCTTTGACTGTAACCTGAAGTTTGTGTAATTACGCCTTTACAGATTTTCGCAAATGGCGGATTTTTCATTGAATATTGAATTGTATATGCAACGTCATCGAGTTCCGCAAAGCAGGAAGTCGAATATGTCCCCAAGTGCTGTAACTTCCTTTTAGTAAGTGTTTTGTGTCTTCTCCTATAGTTAATATACGTTGACTCAAAGTTGAAGGCGTTCAGCTTACCATCATATAGTATTCTGTATACGGGAGTGATTGTTTGCGTTTTAGCACCAGCAGCAATTAGTTTTTCCTCAAACCCATCTGGATAATCACTTGGATAATGTGCATTCATTGTTATTCATCCTGTCTATATTTGCTATAAATATAGTACCATATATTTGTAGAGTTTTCAACCAACCGTAATGTATAAACAACATAAAGACATAATTTTAGCAAAGAAATTCGAGCTTCTTTTTTTCAAAAACAGTATTGCCTTTGCTTTGCACGAATCATACACTAGAATTATACCAAAAGTAAGTCCTTTCGAAGTGCTATATTCGAGGCAAGCGTCATATGTTGGCGTCGCTCGGTAGGCTATTGATACTTTTCAGAGCAGGTTCATTGTCAAAGATGAGCCTGCTCTTTTTCTCTGCTCGTTTCAGCTGGATTAACATTTGATTTTCGCGCGTCCGTATGGTAAAATAACATTGAAAATAAATTCAGTGAAATTCGCTTCAGTGTTATTGGAGGTGTGCTATGTTTATTGGCCGCGAGAAAGAGCTGGCTCTTTTGCAGGAAGATTATATCGGAAAGGCCATTATGGTTTACGGCAAGCGCCGCGTTGGAAAGACTACTCTCATTCGAAAAGCACTTGAGAGCTGCCAGTATCAGAAGGTGTACTTTGAGTGCTTGAAAAGCATAATGCAGGACAATATCAATGGCTTTGTGCAGGAGCTTGTCCGTGCCAAGGTTCTGCCTGTGCCTCTGAGCTTTAGCACGCTGCAGGATGTATTCACTTATCTCAATGCGCTGCCCCAAAAGATTGTTGTCGTCATCGATGAGTACCCCTATCTCAAATCCATGACGGACTCCGCTGCGGTTGATTCCATCTTCCAGAGCATTATCGACAACCGACTCTCTAACATCGAACTTATCCTTTCTGGTTCTCACATCGGTATTATGAAGGATGCGTTGCAAGAGAAGAACGCTCTATATGGTCGGTTTGCTGTCACAATCAAGTTAAATGAGTTGAGTTATCTGGATGCTGCCAAGTTCTATCCTGACAAAACACCCTACGACAAAGTTGGCCATTATGCCGTTTTTGGCGGTTCCCCATTTGTTAATCAAGCACTAAACCCTGAAGCCACTCTCCGAGAAAATATTATCAACACCGTTCTCAATCCTACGAGCGCAGTGTATCTGTATGCCAGCCAGCTGCTGCTTTCGGACTACTCGGTAAGCATCAATGCAGAACGTATCTTTTCTGTCATTGGAAATGGGAAGAAGCGCTATACCGAAATCGAAGATAAACTGGATGCGAGGAAGACCGGCAACCTCGCAAAGCAAATCAAGCCCCTGCTTGACTTAGAGATTCTTTCCCGAAATAATCCCATTAACAGGCTGAACGACAATAAAAAGTCTGCTTTTGAAATCAACGACAATCTTCTGAGATTCTACTTCACCTTTGTATATAAGAACAGTAGCGCACTCCAAGTGCTAGGAGCCAAGGCATTCTATGACGAGTACATCAGTCCCGTTCTGACAGACTTCATCTCCCGACGTTTTGAAGGCATCTGCCGTGACTATTTCAGCTTGCAGGTCCGTTCTGGAAAGTTGAAAGGTGTACGCAACATTGGCAGCTACTATTACGATGACCCAGTCCACCGCACGAACGGTGAATTCGATGTTGCTTTAGAGTTTGCTGATGGCTATGAGATTTTCGAAGCAAAGTACTATGCCCAGCCCATGACTCTGGATGAGATTCATCACGAGGCCCAGCAAGTAGAGGCTATCAAAGAGCTCAAAGTTAAGCAACTCGGTTTCGTTGCCATCAACGGATTCAACGAGCATGAAAAGCCTTTCATTTATCTGGACGGAAATGACGTTTTTGGAATCAGGAAAAGCCATGAGAAGTAATCTGACATTTTTAGGTTTTCTTCGCCAGTATTTGACGTACTCCCACCCCTTACGGAGAGGGATTCTATGCTGACGCAATGCAGTTACAGGGTTTTCCAACAGCAAAAACCGCCGGATACACTATCTTTCGATAGACCAATGTACTTACTACCCAAAGCGAAGCTTAAAGGCAGGGCAAAATGCCCGAAAAGCCAGCATAAAAAGTGTAGATATCCCCTAAATTAGGGTTTCACCTATCAAGTGCTGCTGAAAGCAGTACATCAAGGCAATCAATAGGGCTACGTCGAAACCCTTTAAAAAATTTAAGTGTTTTAGAATCCTACGCTTGCAGGCAACCACTCGTGGTTGTTTTGCAAGCGTTCTTTTGTTTCGTTGTGCAGCTTCTTAAACTGCGGGAAGTCTTTCTTAATGGTTTTCTTGTTATAGGATTGAAGGTTCTTTCTAAGGTGCAATAAAAGGAATGCAGAATACAAATCCCTCTGAACAACGGTTCCGTCTGAAAGTTTAGCAAAACGCTGGGACAATTTCTTCTTGGTGTAGCTATCATCGGTATGGTCAAACTGCGAAGCCTTTGTTTCAAAGGTGCTGACCTTGATAACGCTGCCGCCGTATCGACTTGCTTTTTGCCCCAAAATGGTGATAAACAAAGCAGGAGCGCAGCGTCCGATAGTTTTACCGAACCGCTTTTTGGTATGCGCTCTACCGGTTTTGGGATTGATTTTCGTCTTCTTGCTGCGCTTTTGCAAAGCTTTGTAGTTCATATCTTCAACTACGAATTCGTTGCCGTATGTCAGCATTTCATTAGCGAGAATATAATGCTCCGTCTTGCGTACAGCGGCAAGTTTGCGGTTCAAGTCCCGCAGTTTATACAGCAGCCGATAATAGTTCTTGCTGTAGTTCCAATGACGAATTTGCTTATGTCCGTTCTTGCGTTTCAGCCGTTTAATGGTTCCGTTTTCGTTATAATACCGCGGATTCATCGCACGGCGCGAACGGTCCATTTGCCGCATAACGCGAGCGATTTCCTTTGTAAGACCATTGCGAGTTTCCGCTATAGCAGACGGTGCAAGCACACGAAGGTCGCAAACATCTTTGCCGCAAAAAGCAATGGTTTGTGTGCCGATATCTATGCCGACACGCCCCTGCTTTACATGGTGCTTTACAACACCGTTGCTGTCGCATTTGATGGGCGGATAACCTTCCAGAACAAGTTGAGCGTAATACTTCCACTTGGTGCCGACCCATGAACGAACAATCCGGCAATATTTGACGCCGCATTTAAGTGCTTCCTGTTGATACCATCCCGTTTGTATATCGGGATTTCGCAATTTGACAAGGAATTCGTGCTTTTCGTAAATGATGCGCAGATTGCCTTCTCCGATACACGGTTTGATTTTCGCCGTAGCGTCGGTGACCTCTTTGTCCATTTGCGCTTTCACCTCATCGGGAAGAACTACCTCTTCACCTTCTTTGGCATCTGGCTTTCTATATGCGTCGAAGTATCTTTTCTCGATAGAGTTTTTCGCCTTTCGCTTAGCGGATTCCAAAGAACTCACCGTATGATTTGCTGGACGAAAGAATATACCGCTGTTATTTTTCTTCCCGGAAAGGGTTACAAAATCGTTCAACTTTTTATAGTGTACGGTTTTTCCCTTTCCATAAAAGAAGTCATCCCACGCTTTCCAGACAGCGGATGCCACTTTTTGAGCGACATCGCAATTTACGTTGTACGCTTTCTGGTAAGGCACGACCAGCTTATGGAACGCTCCCTCTGAAAAGCTTGCTTGCTTAATCAAATTGGAACGCTGTATCAACAGTGCTTTCCGTTCATCACTGTTGACAGGAGCGGCTTTTATGGCTTTTATAAGATTTTTGTATTCTCGCGTCTTGCGCAGCTGATGCCACATTTTTGTGGTTTTCTTAACCATTTGGTTGTAAATCGTACATCCAACGCGAAACTTTTTGGAAAGAAAAATTTCATCCTGTTCGGTTACTTTCATAGGAAGAGTTAACGCAAACGACGGCGTACTGTTCTTGTTTCCGAAAGCCATAATAGCCCTCCTTTCTTTGATTGATTATATCGGTATTATAATATTTTTTGATGCAAAAAGAAATCAAGTAGCTTTCTTATTTACAGATTGTACACATTCGTCTTTCTTAAAAACTCATGCACCAATTCCTCCCACCGCTCACGCAGTGGGCTTCCTTGGCGCGGGTTTTGTGAAAGAGCTTTCGGGAGAAAGCACCCTTAGCATAAAAAGGCTTGCTTCCTGTTGCGGCGATTTTCCAAAGTTGCGAGAACCATTGTTTTTGTACGCCGTATTCAGTGGGCAGCTCCAAACATTGCGCAGTGCTCTTCAGGCTGAATCAAATGAATCCCTGCAGAAACTTTGTGATGACTTTGGGGACATCGTCACGCTCGATATCCTGCAAAAAAAGCTGTCTATTTGTGGGCTCTCTCTGAAGAAAATGCAGAAAAGCCCATTCCAAAACCATTTTAGGCAAACGGAATCGTCGCAAAGCCCGGACGAATCGTCACACTCATTAGACTGACCTTGGATTTCTTCAGCTTGCAAGCCATTATTCAACCTCCTCAATTTCGACATTGGGAGCCGCGCCATATTTTCCGAGGAGATAGCCCTTGCGAACATTTTCGGTCGTGCGAGTGGAAAAATCGCTGATGCTGTAGAGTTCTGAAGCACCATCATCTTTGTTCTTATCAACAAAGTAGAGTTGGTCTTTACGCAGCAGCTCCATACTCAACAGGTCGGTGTTGTGTGTCGTAAAGACAATTTGTGCTTCATTCGGGTTTGTCTTTTTGCTCTGGAATTTGGCAACAATAAGCTCTACCAGAGCAGGATGCAGTTCTTTTTCGATTTCATCTACCAGCAAAAGGCCGCCCTTTGACAGCACGGACTCAATTGCAGGAGCAATGGCCATCAGTTTTCTTGTGCCATCAGACTCGTCTGCCAGCTCCATCGAAAACATATGGCTTGTTCCGTCCTTGTTTTGGCCTTGATGCATGGATGTTGCGTTAACCTGCCCCATCTTGAGGTGTGTTTCCGAATTGTTAGAGGTTTCCGAAAGCACATGCATGAACTGTACAAGTGCAGCTTTAACTTCTTCGGGAATGTTTGCAGGCAAATCAGCTTCTTCGTTAATTTCTTTACTATTGATTTCGAATTTCATATCTTCGATACCAACATCTGCAGCCTTCGCATAATCGGAAATCGCTTTCAGCATATTAGAGTCGTTCGAATATTCAAGCAGCTGCCGGGGAATATCCGAATAGTCTCTTGAAAAATAGATTTTCTCCCGGAACCAAGTCATAGCTTTGGAGCAGGCAACGTCGTTCATGGTACATGCTACAGAAAAGAACAGTTGATTTTCGGCAACAACCTGACTAATCAGATTTCTACGAGCCTTCTCTTCGGTAAAGGTGAATTCCTGCCCTTCTCTAGCAAAAACCAGTGCCTTCTGCCCTTTCGGTGCATGATACAACGACTCAGCATATACCTTTTCTTTTGTGGCAGAAAAGGCATACCAATACCTGATTCCATCCAAGGTATATACAAACGAAAACTCTGTCGGCTCAGATGCCGAGTAGTCATTCAATGCAAACGGAACAACGGGGATAGCTGCTTTCTCATGCTGTGTCTTTTGTGCGTTTCTGATGAATTGAACCGAAAGCCAAAAAGCTCGGATAACATTGCTCTTACCGCCACCGTTCTTCCCGTAAATGGCAGCACCCGGCAGAATCCGCATTCCGCCATATGGAATGAGCACACTTTTCAGCGTGCTTGCTCCCGTTGCTTCCATCGAGAGAGCTGCTTCGTCTCGAAAAGACCGATAATTTTTTACAGTAAACTCAATCAGCATAATACTACTCCCTTCCTTCTAATAGTATACGCTGCAAATTAAGGAAATTCAATTGATTTTATCGCAAATTTTGATTTTATGCTATCAATTTAGTGCTTTTGGCCAATTGCCAACACAATTTCAGCGTTCAAGCTGATTTTTTATACACTCACTTCGACAAAACAAGAAGGGGAGTCGTGAATCGCGACTCCCCTTTGTTATTGTAAGATTTTGTTCAGTTGTATATTTAAGATTCGGCTCAACGCCACCAGCCTATCCATAGGAACGCCAATATCTTTCGGTGCATGAAATTCAAAGCCATTCATGTTTTTTAATTCCACTCTCAATTCATCGGTAAGAACTGCTTGTGAGGTCTTAATGAAATCTTCACCTATTCTTGGCTCACACTTTGATATGCACCATTCCGGGTTGTTTTCGATGGTTTCTGTATCGAATTGAAACAGTAGGCTGCGATTGTTGTCGTAAATGGGAGCCATTTCGGTAATTTGCATTGTATCATTATCGAAAAGAAATCCGACATTACCTAAATGACGGTCGATGTTGAGAATAAGAGCATCCAAAATGAACATCCTGCGCATTAAGTCTTCACTACCATATTGCTCAGCAAATTTTAGGAAGGCAGCGGGATTTTTACGATTAGTAACTGGAAGTGCCGACATTTTAGCCAAACCGAATTGTTCACTGGTAAACAGCTTGCACTTTGATGCCAGTCGTCTATGATAAAAGGCAAGGCCATACTCGACGTGGTTATGGCAAAGTATATCAGCTACCTGTGACGCAAGAAATTCGGACAAGGGTTCGATTTCATAAGTGTCGCTGCCGCTTTTATACAGATAGACCGTGCCGTTTTCACGTTGCCAGCACTTTGCATAAGCACCATCTGTCCCGAATTCAGGGGATGTCGAAGAAAGAGTGGTAGAGGATATAATTCCATCAAAGGCCGCGTTAGAAACCAGTTCATCAAATTCGTTTCTGTATAAGGAAACTTCGTTCCATGTCAAAGGGCTTTCTGGCTCTTTTACCCAGAAAGTATCATTGAGTGACAGTGCATGCGTTAATCGCAAAAAATTTTCAGTGGATTCACAACCGTACTTTTTCAGAAGCTCAGCGATGTGCTTTCTATGCTTAGGCGCTTTGCGTGCATCAAGGAAGTCACCAATATTGTTGTATTGAATCGGTCTGAACGAAGTATACCATTCGATTTCTTTGCCAGCCGTAAAGCCAAACTCGTCCTCATAACAGTCAAACAAGAGCCACTTGGTATCTTTATTCATCAACAAAAATCGCACGCGAAATCACACCTCACTTTACAAGAGCATTTGCCTTAACAAAAGTATACTTCAATTTATAAGTGTTGTCCATGAATTTTACTATTTGCCTTCGCACAGCTCTGTCGCATAGCTTGTATTGGTGTTTAGCAGCTCAGCGGCCTTAGAGATACCAATGAGATTGTCGGTATATGCTCTACATACCAATTGCAGTAATCTCACAGGCTGCTCATCGTTCTTATACGCATCCGCTGGATAGTGCTTTCCGTTCTGGATACGGCTATATGTTTCGCGGGTGATGATACCTTCTTCCCTTGCTCGCAATACCACGCACTGGTCAGACACGCCGTATTCTTCTCCTACAAGCTGTATTTCTTTGAAGCTGATATTTGGCCGTTTCTCTCCGATTTCTCGTACCAAGTCAGAACTCGGAAGCAGGAAATGTCTTGCTGCGCTGCTGATTTGCCGTTCGCTCGCGTTAGAGAAGAGTGAGCGTGCAGTTTCTTTCGCAATGGTCATGCGTTGGTAGCCGTAAGTCAATTCCTCATTAAAAGCGATAAGGCGAAAGCCTTTGTTTGATACGGCATGATACCCGGAAAAGTTTTCGATGGGCACTCCGGAATCCTCTTGCTTTACTATGGCAACGCAGACGCCTTTGCTTTCGAGAACCCGCGTGAGATTGCCGATAGGACCATTCACAGGAAGGCCAAACGCTTCACGCATATAGACGGCAGCATCTGCTGCACTATCAAGCATCGGCACTTTATCTTTTGGCAGCGCACACTCGCTGCAATCCACGTTTGCGCAAGCACACGCATCACAGTATCGTTGTACTGCATAGCGAATCTGTGCGAGGATGGCGTTTTTCTGAGCTGCTGACAGTTCATCCGTTTTCTCGAAAGAGCCATCAGAGAGGGTAACACCGTCACTGAACGCCATGAATTTGCCCAAAGACACATCCAGCGCCGAACAGATGCGCTTGACAGTCGCAATGTCCGGGCGGCGCTTGTCACTCTCAAAATACGAAATGCTCATTTTGCTTATGCCGATGGCATCAGCCAGCCATTGCTGAGACACGCCTTTCTGGGAACGAAAGTATCGGATGCTCTTGCCTATTTTCATGACAGTCCTCCCCTTCTTGTTTACATTATACGATGAAACTGTCAATTTGTAAACAAGATACAGGAAATCAGGCTTTTATAAAAGTAAAATATATGGTATATTTATGGTAGTTTATGTCATAGCGTGTTCCTTTTTATTGCGATTTGCGTAGAATTGTACGTAGATTCAATACAAAGGAGATATTTGCCATGGACAACTACAATATTGTAAAAGGCATTAGCGACCCTATTCACGCCTATATCATGGAGCCTCTGGACGCTGCCTACAGAACCAACGACTTCCTGGCAGCACTCATCGAATGCCGCAAGCGCATGAATGAGTCCACCCCTGAATTGACCACTTATCGCGTCGCCACAAACATGAAGTACATCGAATCCCTTTATGCATTCAAGCAAAAGATGAAGAAGCGAGACTATCGTGGAGGATGTGGCAAGCTCATCTCAGCACTGAACTACATCAGTTTTGGTAGTGAGAGAGCACTAAACGCATACTGCGTCCCCATTATTTTGGACACGTTAAATCAAGAATTGGAGGTCCTTAACATTGAATAACACTGAGATTTTCAAATATCTTCCAAACTATCACGACCCTGTTGTTGACATTGAAAAAGCTCTACGCAACAATTCTTGGCTCGGAGATGCTGCAACAACAATTGCAATGATGGACGACGATACAATGCCTGTAGACGAAAGAATCTTGTATGGTCGCTTCTACATTGACAGCCTGCTTCATGAAATGGCAGGCTTTTACGCCTACCGCACGAATTCTCAATATCTCACCGAACTTCAAGAACTGGTAAAGCTCCCTCCTGCATTTGAAATGAATTCAACGAAAGGGCACTTTTCAGCAAGTAAAAACCATATCATAGTATTTCCTGACACCACAGGCAAATTGATTGACGCAATGAAAGATATTGAGCAGGAGGGTTTTAATTTGGCTGAGGAGATTCCTAAGGGCAAATATTATCCGGAGCTCAACTTAGTGGTAGTGACTAACCATCGTCATCATGTTGCCGCAGCTCAGGCGACGAATTCTATCTTTGAAATTGATTTCAACGGGTCAATCATACCACTTCCCGCAACGTCTCCTCTGTACAGCACCATAGACTTTTACTTTTCAGATGAAAAAGGCAACATTATTTGGCCTCATTCGGACCCGCGCTTCGTTTTTGCCTGTCTCCTCGCACAACAGTGTGACCATTTGGAGAAACATCCAGAAACTGTCCGCCACATTAGAGACTATATTATCCGCTAAATATCAGTTTCAGAACGTCCAATCGATTGAATTATTTGAATTAAAGGTATATATGAAGACAGCCTACCCCATCGTATTGACTTCTACAGAAGAAGGATACACAGCATACATTCCAGACTTCAACCTAACTGTTAAAGGTGAGCAGCAATCCGACGCCATTAGCGCCGCGAAAAACGCCATTTGCATGTGGGCTTTTTCCGAAGAAAACGCAGAAAAGTCAATACCGAAGCCATTCTCGACCAACGGCATAGCTGCTAAATCCGGACAAATCGTCACACTCGTTGATGTGTCTCTTGAGGAGCAACAACGTATGGTTCAGAAGAGCATTGCAATCCCCTGCTGGCTCAATGAGCTTGCTGAAAAAGAAAACATCGATTTTTCGCAGGTACTTCAGGAAGGGCTCAAGGAAAAATTGCACGTCTGACAATCATCGCACAAGAAACGGCACGTTAGCTATTACCCTACTGTTTTTTTAGGTACAGTAGTTTCGGTTTTAGCTTTCGTGCCGTTCTTTATTATTCTGCATCAACGCTCGTTAAGAACTCTACATATTTCGCTAATCGTTCAGGGTGAGACGACGCATACACCCCTTCTGGCAGCTTGTCGTATTTGTCCAAGTCTGCTGCAGATTTCTTTTCGATTTTGAAGTCATCGGAACCAGGTTCTTGAGTTGCTACCCACACAGTCTCCGCGTTTCCGAATACTCCGGCAAGTGTAGCTTCATTGGTGAGAACCCGAATTAACTGAGACGCCGTAGCCGGATACGCAACAATGCGGTCATATGTCCGGAGTTCAGTACCATTGCAAAAGTAGCGCTTGCCATCCTCAACGTATATAGCCAAAATCGGAAAGCAATCGTATTCCAGTAGCATCTTTTCGAGTTGCATTTTATATTCCCGCCTTTCAAGTCAAATCTACATCTGTTGTTGTATCTTCAGAATCATTCGTTTCCTCTTCGTCGCCTACCACGGACCAGGTCAGCAGATATGCCCGTCTGCTCCGGAGCCTTGCAGCGGTCGCTTCTTCCTCAGAAACCTTCAAGCCAAACGCACGGCATACATGGAGATAGCACCAACCATTGATGCAGTATCGGCCATCATCCAGGATGATTCCTTCATCAAACCCAAACGCTCGTAGGAACGCTGCTGCAGCACCCGCACTTCGAGATATCCCCTGGTTGCAATGAACAATGAAATGATGACGGCCAAGTCCGATTTCTTTTCGGACAAACGCCGCAAGAGCCTCTGCTTGTTCCTCTGTGATGCACCGCTCGTCTTCCTTGTCGAAGAAATGCAGGTGAAGAGACGGGCACGGGAAATGAAGCTCAGCTTGTTCGGGATTCCCGATGCTCACAACGAAGTCATTGAAACCAAATGTCGAAGCCTGTTCTTCAGTATCCTGTCTCGAAAGGACCGTCACGGACAACGGTTCAGGTGCAAACAGGTGCAGCTGGGGCTTATTATGTAAAAGGTTTAGCATTTTTATCACTTTCTAGCTTTTATCTTAGTGCTTTTCCAAAGCCGGTAATAATCATAGGGTCAACTAACTGTTGGAGGCAATAATTCTCTTTTCTTTGCCTTGTTGCATTCATCAACAGCGCATTTGACTTTTTTATAGTCCTCTTCCAAGGGGCGTTGATTGGCAAAAGCACACATTTGAACAATACAGTACTTTTTGTTTTTCATTTGGATTTCAATGGTATTTCGCGTCCCATCTGCTTTTCTCTGTGACCAAATCGAACAGTAATCATTGTTTACCCTATCGATATATGAAGCAACGCAATTATGCTGGAATATACCTTCTTCCACCATCTGCCTAGTTGTTGTCAATTTAACACAATCTTCCGGCAGCTTCAGTTGGTTGAACTTAGAATCTTCTTTAATTTGCATTTTTTCAGCCGCAGAATATATATATGTCAAAGCCAATTCATCATGCCATTTGACGAATCCATTTACAGACTTAAAAGACACCGGAATGAGCTTTCTCTTCTTGAAGCTCATTAAAATGGCATCTTTTATATTCGCATCGATAGACGAGTATCGTTTGTTATCTTCTTCCGGGATGCTGTTTCCAATGAACCGAACCAGCGGCTCAACCAAATCGTTTTTAGCCCTACCAATAAATACAAAGCCCGGATTGTATCCAAACAGCTTTTGAAGTTCCTCCGGTTTCACAACCCTTGCAGCCCGCGCCAAGAAAATGCCATATCCGATAGGCTCTCGATTGTTGCGATTAAATGCTTTATCTTCCCCGTAGTACTTTGCAATGAGTTCTTTTCTTGTGTGAGATTCCTTGATTATCGAAAGTGGAATGGCACCATAGGCAGACATCCCGGCATAATCCTTTTCCAGGTCGTTCCAAATCGAATTCGACTTACCCCAGTAAAGCATCATTGCCCGGATAAAATCATCAAACAAGCTGCTGCCCATTGCCCGAACGGAGAACAGGTCTTTCATTGTGCAAGGCCAATGTTTCGTCCCTTTTGAAACAAAGTTCATAGAAAACGGTGGATTGTATTCTGGTATCTTTGATTTTGAACGACTCACCTTACGGCGCAGCGTTGAATGAGCATACAAAACGCCATCCTTGCTGTACGAGTAACCTTTTACTCGTCTTTCGTTTGTAGCAAGCATCTCAAAATAGCTTTTTTCAATACCGCTGTAAGTGTATGACATTTCCCGCGCAGAAAACAGCCCGACATACAGCGATTGAACCTTTGAACTATAGTTGATAATCACACAATCCGTTGGGCAATTAACTTTTACATTGTTACCACCTGTTTTATCAAGCAGCTGCTTTACTTCTTTTTCACAATCCCACACATTATTGGTTTTAGAGCGAGTCACACGAATAAATTCACTGCCTTCAATGACCTCATCGCCTTTGTCTTTTGCCAGACCAACAAAATGTTCTTTCAAATAGCCGAACATTTCTAGTGCTACGTTCTGCTCCATGTTCATTTCCTTCTTCACACCTCTGGTTCTGATGACGTCTCTGCCCCGTCTTCCGATATAACCTCTTCCGCGTTATCGGTACTTTCCTCTGTGGTGTCTTCCGTCTCGCTCTTCTTGCTGAGCCGCCTGCCCACTAGAACAAGGCGGCCGTTGTTGATGCTGTAATCACAAGTCACCAGGAAGATGTACTTGTCCTTTTCAAGATTAAAGGATTCCCCTCTAAAGATAGAAGCTCGGTCTGCAATCGTGTTGAGCATGTCGGCAGTTTGCTCTTCGTCCAGAACGTTGTTCCAGGCTTGAAGGTCGATAAAATCAGGGGCTGTACTGTATCCGGGTAAAACCAAGAGCGCAAAAATCTGATAGTACTCTTTGCCCTTCTCACTTTCCCAGCAAACTGTTCCATTATTATCAAAAAACTCTTCATCCTCAAACTTATCAAGAGTTCCGAACATGGTTCCGTCGTTCATTTTATGGCCGTAAATGATAAGGTTGCCATCCTGAGTCAAATCAGTGGTTTCATCGAGGAACAGTGTCCCCGCTTCAGCGTGTTCGCCATTGATGTTGGTGCGCAGATAAGTTTCGTTTGTTTCCCCCTGCACGACTGGTTCGGAGATTTGTGTTCCGTAAATCGTGAGCCAGCCTTTATAATCCGGGTTCACGTCCAACATACCCTTAGACCAGTCCGTATTGTCTTCTTCGGTTTCTGCTTCCTGACGCATCTCAACCAGCTGAACATTGAGGTCCTGCGTTTCCTTTGTCTGCTTTACATTTTGAAACAGAAGATAGCTGATTCCAAGCACAGCCAGAAGTGCAACGATGCTGATAAGCCGAAAGATTCCGCCTACTATCAATCGAAGAATCCCGAACCAGGTCAGTTTTGTTTTGTTATCTGTATGCATTTGTACACCCCACAACGGCGCAAATTACGATATTGTCTATTTTTATTGTATGAGATTCGCACATTCCGGCAACTGACAGTTGAAACTCATACAAATTCTAAACTGCAATAAATCTTCTAAATTCCTAATATTTCTCATATTTATTGTACCTGTCGCAGATATGTTGACCGCAAATATGTGTCATGTTATAATAAAAGCAATACAACGCCAACAGAAATCCAACAAAAAGGAGTGTTTGAAATGAAAGGGTTAAGGCGTTTACTTTTGGTTGCAGCAGCAACCGCAGGGCTCGCGCTGTCGCTCACAGGCTGTTCCAAGACTGTTGATTTCCTGCAATATGCGGATGTCACGTTCGACGGGATAAATGGTCAGGCAACTGCAACCGTCAATGTCGATTACAATAAAATCGGAACGGATGTTTTCGGCAAAGGCAAGAGTCAAACTGACATGGATGAAGCTCGCACGGAAACGGCCATGATGGGCGAAGTGAACTACGAGGTCACGCCATCCGAGAACCTGTCAAACGGCGATACCGTTACCCTGAGTGTTGAGGTTTCCGATTACTTCCAAAAAGAGAACAAAGTAACCGCCAAAGCAGCAAGCAAGGAAATCACAGTATCGGGTTTGAAAGAGCCCGAGATGGTTGACCCGTTTGATGATTCGATATTCACAACAATTTTTAGCGAAAATCCTGAAGAAGGCAAAGTTTCGTTTGAAATCATCGGGACAATCCCTGAATTGAGACTCAACCTTATAAATGATGCCCCCGAAGATAGTCCGCTTAAAAATCTACAATATTATGTGGATGATTTCGACACGTACAAGGAATACAGCGAAGACGACACCATCGCCTTACATGTAAAACCAAAAGCTCCACAAGATTTTGCTAAAAAATATGCACTCACCCGCGACACGATTGAGATTCCCGTTAAGGGAGCACCCAAATATATTCGCTCTGTGGACGAAGTGACTCAGGACGTTCTGGATGCCGTCAAGCCGATTGCCGTTGCCAGATTGGAAGACAGTGCCGGTTCTGACTACAACGTTCACAAAGAATCGGTGTTTGATGCAGACCACAACGAAATTGGCTTTTCGAGAGAAAATGTTGGTGAGCCGCGTTGGGCAGATGTCGGATACATGATTTCCTGGAGAGGCGGAGACGGTGAACGCAACTTCTCTAGCGAATACAACGACTTGTTCATCCCCTACGAAGTCGAATACATCGATGACAAAACCGAAGAAACCGGAACAGCAGTTCTCGGCTTCTGGATTAAGAACGTCATCATCGACAGCGATGGTTCGGTGGATGTAGATGGTCACGCCAACAGCATCACGATGACGGTATACGATAGTATCGATGCGTTTAAGAAGAATGAAATTGACAAAAGCGCAGACAGCTATGACATTTATGAGTACCCGGTGAATTGGCAGTAAGCCTCCTAATATAAAGAAAAGCCCCGATGCATTTCAGCACCGGGGCTCTTCTTATGCGTTTTTCAGTTCCGCAGTCTTCTTAGGTTTACGGCGTCCACCCTTGCAAGCAACAGCCACGCCATCGCTCACAAGATAGCAGCCACCCGCTACCAGCAGGGCCTGGAGCAGGGATTCCTGAGGAATGCCGGTATCGCCCATCTTAGGAACATCCTTTTTAATAGGAGGAACCGTTTCGGGGATGTCAGGCGCAAGATACAAATTGAATTTTGTACCCATGTTCGGCTTCTCATCGTAAGCCTTATCGGTTTCTTCAGAGACCATAGCCTTGTCAACCGTGCCATGCTCACCAGGATGCGGAGAATCGGCTGCAAAGCCAACGCCCAAACACATCGTTGCGGCCAGCGAGAAAGACGCGAGAACTTTCGCAAGCTGTTTCACGGGAATGCCTCCTTTGCAGCATCACAAGTTCCAAAAAAGCCCCGGGGCAAACCGAAGTCTGCACCGGGGCGAATCGTTAAGACAGCACAGAAATCGTAATCTTGGCAGCAGCAGTGCCAACCTCGATAGGATTCTCGGCATCGGTGGTATCATAAGCCGTGAAGGTAGCGGTGCAGTCATAAGAACCGGCAGCCAGGGCCTCGGACAGCTTATCTGTCTGGATGTGATAGTTAGGCTGGATAAGTCCACTGTTGTAGATTTCCTTGCCGCTATCATCCAGGGTGATGCTCACAACCTGAGCGTATTTATTACCGGGAGCATTCTCGATTTCGAGAGTGCCTTCAGAATCGCCGGAATCAAACACCGGATTGACGTTGATGGAGATGGCCATTGTACCCTCTTCCACGACGCGGTTCAGTTCTTCCTGAATCTCTGCCTCGCTCTTGCCTTCGAGCTGGCCAAGCTGTGCAGCGACCGAATCTTCCAGGCGGTTGTCGGAAGCAGTAGCATTTTTATTGTGCCAGAAGAACAGACCCACGCACAGGAGAAGCAGGAGAATCACACAAATCGTAACGGTCCGATGCAGGAGCTTGTTACCACTCTTCTTCGAATTCTTTTCAGGGGTCGTCATTGTAGTTGCCATGATATTCAATTCCTTTCCGTCAATTACTTGACTGAGCTGTTATTAACAAAAGTTGGCCGCCGAGCGGCAGGTCACTCGACAGCCAACCCTTACATTTGGGCTTGCTTTATATTAGGTCCGGAGACTCTATCAGCGGTTGCTGGAGACGCCGCCTGCGGTAGCAGTCTGAGTATCGCCAGTCTCGAACATCGGGATGATGCTGTAGGTCACGCGAACGACAGGAGTGCAGCCAGCGTCGTTGACGTTGGAACCAGCAATCTTGGCGGTGGTAATCAGCGGCAGGGCCGGAGCATCGTCATGCTTGACAGCATCGGTGCCAGCGCCATCCTGAGCAACCTTGGCCTTTTCAGCACCAGCGATGAACCAGCCGTTCTCGGTGATGTCCAGAGGAGCGGAGCAGGTGGACAGGTCGATAGCAGAAGCGTTGTACATTGCAGAAGCAGGAGCAATGCTCATAGCGATTTCGCCGCGCTTCAAGGCGCTGTTGCTCATAGGCACAACACGCCAGGTTGCGGGCTCAGCCTGCAGCTCAGAAACCTTGATGGCCAGACCTTCACGCTTGGAGTTGTCGGTCTTGCTGTCGCCAACGGCGAAAGCCTTGCCGAAGTTGCACTGAGTATCGCCATCACCGATGATGAAGTCCTGAGACAGCTGATGGTTCTGGTCGATAGCCTTCACAGTCTGGCGCAGCTCGTCGCCGGTCAGAGTACCAGCGGCCTTGAAGTCCCACTCGCCATCGATGTAGATGACGTAGCACTCACCGGAAGCGTTGATATGCTCATCAGCCAGGGTCTTGTAGATAGCAGGCTGCTGCCAACCCTGAGTGGTGGAGGGGTCGCTGTACCAGTAGGTGTAGGTCTTGCTGGTGGCATCGTAAGCGATGGAGAACAGCTCGTCGTTGGAGTGGTCGGCATCGTAGATGCGGCTGTAATGGGTAACCTTCACGATATCGGCAATGTAGGTGCGGCTGTTCTTGTCGATGGTGGAGTAGTTGCGCAGCTGGTAAGCATCCTTGGTCGGGGTAACAACGTTGCCGGTGGAACGGAAACCGTACATGCAGACGTACAGAGGAACAGTAGCCTTCATGTTGACATGGTTCACGGTAGCAACGGTGATATCGTACTCAACGCGGCCGTCATCGGTCTTCACGCCAGGATGCTCTTCCTCGGTCGGAGGAGTCTCGGGAGGAATCTCGGTGTCGTTGTCCAGGTAGATGTAGAACTGGGTGGACATCGTCGGGTCTTCGTTGGTGGCGGTGTCGGTGCCCTCAGCCTTGGTATCGTCAGAAACCTTAGCTTCATCAGCAGTGCCGTGGTTCCAGTTCACGCCACCCTGAGTCTGCTGGCAGTCAGAAATCTTGACGTAATGCATCTGGAAGGTGCCATCAGCCTTTTTGGTGGTATAAACGCCGTACTCTTCGCCATCGTTATACTGGCTGCCTGCAATATAAGCGGCAGGAACTGCAGTGTAGCCTTCGGCATCCTGGTCGGCGTAGACAACGGAACCGTCGTCGTTCACCTTGTAGAAGGATTTGGCGCCGATGCGGTAAACGGGAGTGCTGTGCAGCATGGTCTCGTTATTGGGATGGTTGGCAATAGCAGTATTGTCAGTGGGCTGTTTGGTGTCTTCCATTGCGTAAGCGGTGATAGGAGCCATGCAGCTGGCGGCCATTGCCATACCCATCACAGCGCTTGCAACGCGCTTGTAACATTTCATTGGGGTAATCTCCTTTCAAATAGTGGATTCGAACTAGGCCATCTCTTTTGATTCCTTTGCTCCTGCATGCATCGGGTCAAAAGTCAAGCCATGCATATCCGCGTCCTCTCGACGCTGACTGCATCAAAACACGATGTACTTGGCAGCAATGAGGGATTCATCGCTTCCCTCGCCTGACCATTCTTGCAACACCGCAAGGCCCGTCAGTCTACCATGTGATGACTTGATGACGCAGATATGCACCATGAGTTCGCCCTTATCAGGGAGCTCTGGGGCTTACTGCTCTGAGCCACTGATTTTATTATCTGCGACTCGCACACCCACGCAAGCACAAACATCACGTTTTTTTTGCATTTTTTTCACTTTTTTCAAAATTTTTCTTGCCTTCGCGTTTTTTACCATATATTTGATGGTTTTACCACCTTTTGTCATAGTCAATTCATAAATATATGGTATAATTTTCTCATAAAAAGTCGGAGGGAAATGATGGTTGCAGAGAAAAGGATTTACAGCACCACGGCATTGCAAAACTGCTATCGTGCATTGCGTTCCGCTCGCTGGAGTGTGAGACGTAAAGACGAGCATATGACCCGCTGCTGTGAAGTGCGTGAGCTGTATGCCAAGTGCCAGGTAAATTTGGGATGTGTTCTTTTTAACCCGGATATGTCTCCAGCCAAAGATTATCTCGACATGGTTAAAGACAAAAAGGTGACCAAAAGACGGTTAGACATCCAATTAAGAAATTGCAAGCATTTTTTGCTGTATCAGTTTGATGAAATCGAAAAGGATATTGCCAACGCTTCTCTTGCAAAATCATCCTGACAAAGAAAAAGCTGCTCTCCGTTTTCAGGAGAACAGCTTCTTTTTTATTGATTTTCCTTGCCAAAAATCAGGTCATAAATGCCCGGAATGTCATAGGGGCTAACAATGCGCGGCGCAGGAGTATCCTTATTCGTCACCTTGAACTTTTCAGGTTCATCAGATACGATAACACTTGCGTGTTTCCAGTCGTCGCTTTTCAGGAACTGTGCATAGCGCATACCGAGCATTTCCTTGATAGACAGGCTCTTCAGCTGCATCGCGTAGGTGCAGGCTGCTACTGTAGGTGCATAGTCTGTCACAACATTCCGGCACGCCAAACGGAACTGAGCCACGCTCTTATCCACCGTAATGACTTCACGGGTCATGAGGTCTATAACGACCATAACGAGCTGGTCAGAATCCGTAGTGAGAGCAAAGCGGTCCTTGACAGTCGCAGGTTCAAACTGCTCACCCGTCTTGCCATCCCGAACCATTACGCCGCAGAAAGCGTTCTCCATCTCAGAGAACTTCTCCCCAGAGTAGGATTTTACAGTGAGGGCGGCATAACGGAACCCATTCTGAAAGCACTTCTTGATATCGAAATCTACATACTCAACGGCACCATTCTTACCGCTGCAGCGGCGGTCGCCGGAGTGGATTGCGCCAAGTGTTTCGTCCTTGGGATTCGCGTAGTACACGAACTTTGCTTTTTCCTCTCCGTAGAACACAACCGAGAGGTCCAGGTCGATGCCATTCCACAGGTCAGGGCCATCGTTTCCCTTCCAGTAAAGGAATGCACGGAGCACATTTCCGTCCGACAGATTCGTGCGAGAGCCGCAGGCTGCAGCACGTACGGCGGAAGTGACCTGACGGGGATTATCCGGAAAAATCAGCTTATTGCAATGGCAATCCGGGTCGATGTACACGCTCTTCGGTTCGGTGTCCTCTGCGCGAAGGACCTGCCACAGCTGGTTAAAGATATCGCGTGCCACACGTTTGCAGATATCCTCAGACAAAGGTTCAATGTCCCGTTCCAGAGCTTTGCTGGCAGCGCCGTTTGCCTTGCCGGTTGCCAAATGCACAGGATTGTTGCGATTCCGAAAATGGTTGATGAGCTGGACCAGGACACGCGGTTCAATACTCTTGCATACCGAGATGAATCGGAACAGAACATTTTCCATCTGCTGTTCATTGGAGCAGTTGCGCAGTGCAAAGTCCAGGTTTCGGGCAAACATACCGGGCCGCATCATCAGGTGAGCGGAAAGCAGTTCAGCATTGACCGGTTTCTTCATAAGTTCTTGGAGCTTGGAATTGTAGGTTTCAATCTTGACACCATTGCGAATCTTCGTAAAAATCTCATAATCTTCCTTGAAGACATAAGAGTAATCACCCGGATGCAGGCGTTCGCCCAATCGCTTGAACTCTTCGGGATGCAATGCAAAGCCCTCGTTCTTATCAGTGTGTTCCAGAAGTTCCAGCAGCTGACGACGTTCACCGCGCTTAAAGTTCCGGAATTTCGGGGCTTTCGAAAGACTCACATCCTGGTCGCTCATTGCTGCGGCCAGGCGCAGCACATCGGTAGAGCTCTTGAAATCCCGGAAGCATGCCTGTTCCCGCCATTCGGGACGAGAGACAATGCGAGACACATACAGAGCAAGATTTTCCTTGCATGGAATATGCTTGGGTTTCATGCGGTCCATCAGCTCAGATGTGAAATCAATATCATGCATCAAAGTATCGAAAACGCAGGACGCCTCGTCAGGAGACAGAGGAGAATGCCCGGTAATGCTCTGTACGGAATAGCGGTAGATTTCCTCCTCATCACACGCCGGAATCTGTTTCACAGCAAGAAGATGGCTGCGGTCCAGTGCCGGGCAAAATTTTGTTGGGTCAAAGTCTGGCTGCCATTCGCCGCAGGTCAGATAATTGAGGAAGTTGACAACATACAGGTCCACAAGGTCGGCTTTCATCGCATCGTCCGGGAAATTCGGCCAGATGGGAGAAGTCTGAGAAATTGCCTTGCCATCCTCCGTGACACAGTCATACAGCGCAGACCAGGTCTTGAGGAAATCATTGTATTCGGCCTTGCAGCAGGCATCAAAGAGGTCTCGCGCCATAATATAGCCGTATTCCATCAATTTCATGTTCGCTGAACAGACATAGCGTTTCTCCACCGCTTTCTTCCCTTCTTGTGCGGGCATGGGTGGTACGATGCCACGATGATGTGCAAACGTGACGCGGTTAAAATCATAAACAGTCAGCATTCAAATGACCTCCTAACAAAACAAAAATCCCGCGCCGAGAAAAACTCGACACGGGTGGATGAGACACGTAATAGATACGGAAAGCATATCCGCTAACGTGTTGAAGTCAGCAGCACAAAAAATGCGAGCCGACTTCCTTGTTCTTCTAGAAATGAAGGAAGCGGATATATAGCCGTATTGTTATGTTCTCGAGCCGTGACGGAGAGCGAAACCGCTGACATGATTTCATATTATCTTCAAGTAGAAGGAAGCGGTCTCATAGCCATACACGAAAATGCTCAAACTTTAGGTTCTTTGCTATCATTTGAGCCAGTAGATATATTGTACCACAATATATGGTATATTGCAATACCAAAACACAATATATTGTGCCTGCTTTTTATGCCGGAAACAAGATAGGCCATAGCTGCCGTGTTCAGAACGCACAACAAATACCTAGCAAAAAGCCGCCTACCCAAAAGGGCAAGCGGTATAAGATTTGTTGGCATTTATTGCACCAAGCATTCAAACGTCACTGTGCCAGTCCAGTCGCCAGGAGCAAGAACTGCGCTTACGGAATAGTCTGAACTCGTTCCGTCTCCGAGCATCTCAGTGCGATTCCATTCAACCTTTGGTGTTGCGATGGTCATAGGCACATCTACAGAGCCTTTCGCCTGCAGAGGCGTAGCAGTGGTTTTGACTTGAACAGTTCCCTTGAGAGGGATATCCCCCATTAAAGTGACCGGAATTGTGCCAGTCTGGATGCCAGTACCATCCGAACCATTCAGCGTGATTTCTTCCGGAACGGTCAATGTATAAAAGCTGTCCACTTCCGCTGTGACCTGCGTTGAAGTATCCTTGGAAGCGCTCAGCCAGGCGGTGTCATTAGAATCCGAGTCGGGTGTATCTGCCGCAATCGTATCATCGGCATCTATGACAGCGTCATCCGAACCAATTGGTTCAGAGAACGCTAAGACTGGACAGGCAAGCGTCAGCGCGGCAAGAATTTCTGCCCCTACAGCTTTCAAACGCATACAGTTCCCTCCTTTCCAAGAAATTCATCACTTATACTGTTTCTCGCAGCTGAATGTTGCCGTGCCGGTCCAGTGCCCGGGGTCAAGCTCCGCAGAGACTTTGCAAGTTGCACTCGTTCCATCGTTCAGCAAATCTGCTCGGGACCACTCGCTTTTGGTCCGATTGGATACCGTGACAGCAGCGGTTTTGCCCGCAGTGTTGGTCATGGTTCCACCGTCCACAGATACCACAATCACCGCATTCTCCTCGACATCACCTTTCAAAGTCATGGTGATGTCAGCCGTATATGAGCCAGGGCCACTGTCAACGCCTGTCAGCTTAACAGTTTCGGGAACCGTAATCGTATAGACCGCCGTTGCGCTCGCAAGCAGCTGAGTGGAAGCCGTTTTCGGCAATCCTTTACCGGTAGAAGTAGCAGCGCCCATCGTACTCAGACAATTCGAGCACAGAGGCTTTCCGTTAATGGTCGTTGCATAGACATTTGCATCCGTAATTGCGGTATAAGTAGCGCTCTTATCCGACTCAACGCCTTTAATCGAGTTTACCTTGTTGTACGCCTCGAATGTTTTGGCGTCATCAGCGGCCGGGGTTGTCACAGTGAATTTCTGCCCACAGACCGAACATGTCCGTGTAGCGGTATCGGCAAATCCGAACGACACATTCAAAAGAAAAGGAGACAGCACTGCCAAAAGCATAGCAAAGCGCTTGATAGCCTTCATGTTCATAATTATGGAGCAGGACACCCCATCTATAGCCGTAAGGCTTAGGTGGGGAGGAATGCGCTTCTTAGAAAAGACTAAGATACAGCATTTCCTGCTTACCTCCTTTCAACATTTAAATGATTTGTATCCATGCTCCCGCATGGCAAACAACTTGAACTTTGGAAATTGCTACGGACTTACTTTTCCCATTAGCAGGAATCAAAAGTCTTGTGCCTTTGTTATGGCACCCGCTTGTAATGTATGTTTTACTTTCGAGACGCACAGTGTCGTATGGCTGAATTGCATAGCGCTGTCTTCTTATAGAGCGACGCCCCTTCGACACCTTTTTGCTGCGGTACTTGTGCAGGTCTTCAGAATTCTTTTTGTGATTACGGCTAATTCTGCCGTTAAAAAGTTCTTTACCTTTTGCTTTGTTACCGGTGCGGGTGTCGATATAAGTGGCATCGTAGAATTTTTCCAGCACACGATTGTTTCTGCGTCGTTTTTGGTAATGCCTAAACACGCAACGATGTACCGGATGATAATCTCCCATTGCATACGCATCGTTGTTGTGGGTTTTCTCTATGCCAAGAATGATTCGCTTTTCCTTTGTCATCGCACCATAAGTGATGGTCACAAATTCCTTACCGTATGTGGCGTGCAGTGCATCTACTATCTGCCAGCAAACAGCGTTCATAAACGCTGCACCTGAAAGATTGGCAAATTCTTTATCTTCGCCAAAACCGAAGAGCTTGCCGCCTTTTTGATGATTTGCTGGCGTGTGGCATTTTTCACACGCTGTAACCAACTCATCAAGCTGGTAGCCGTGTCTTCCTTTCCAGTAGAACATGTGGTGCATATGTAAAATGGCACCATCCGCGATTTTGCGTCCAAAAACTTGGCAGGTGTAATTATCACGGTAGAACACTGCCTCACGCAAAGTTGCCAAGTTGTAGCGGGGACCTTTCTGGTAGTCTACACCTTCCGGTTTTGATTTGCCTTTCTGGATGGCTTGCAGCAACATTGTGTCAAAAGAACCAACTTCAACCGTTGCATGAGTAATCGGGATTACAGATACATACCGTTCGATAAGACGGATATTCAGCTGCTTCTTATGTTCCAGAGAAGGTGCAAGCCAACCTTCGCCGCGCTTGCGGTTATCGAAGCGCGGTTTACGGTAGCGCAGTCTATTTCTGCGGGTTCGGCGCAACTTACGACAACTGTCGTGGCAGGCTTTCTCATCCTGTAATGTATCATACTGGGCAGACACATATTCGTGGGATTCGCTTTTTACGCTGATGCCGATGTAGTTGTAGCCCACGTCTTCGCAGATTTCGATGGGTTGTGTGTTCGTTTTGCTGTCATACAGCAGTTGAATAGTAAAAGGATGATGCTTGACGATTTTTGCTTTTCCGTCTTTCAAGAGTCGGCGTACCTTGCCAAGACGGATGGTAGGCATTAAGCGTTCACCACTGTTGCTGAGAACACAAACGCAAGTGCTCATGCAAGGTACTCCTTTCGTAAATAATGAATCGATAAGTCAGGGCTTGCGCCCCGTGGTCCACATCGCCAATGTTGTTGTACTGTTTTACCTTTCGGTATGATGTTTGCACGTCTCCTACCCTCAGAGATTTTTAACAAACATCCGCAGAGCTCACCACTTGTGGAGCATGAGTAAGGTGCCTATATTATTAGTACACAACGTAGTTTCCTGCCGCTGGAGCAGCAGACTTAGGCTAATCAACCGGGCTTACGGGTTGCCCCGCAAGCCCCGTCTATAACCGGTGAACCGGTTTAGGCGGGGGTTGTTGACCCTCTTTGTTTTTTGCTTTGCTTTCAGCTTGCTCGGAATTTCCCTCAGACGAATCCGCATCAGTATCAGTGTTCTCTGTATCATTGGCTATCTCCGGTGCTTTTTCGCACAGTGCGCCAGCAAACATGTTCTCTTTGTTCGTCACGCTGCTGGTATCCCAGCCATCTGTCGGCGAAGCATCCGAGAGAGAAAGACAACCGGCAAAAGCTTCACTCATATCAGTTACTTTCGAGGTATCCCACTTCTCCATCCCGGCAATAGACTGCAAAGCCTCACACTGATAACACATCCTGTTCATCGTAGTGATGTTCGACATGTTCCAGTTCTCTAATCCACCAATGCTGGTGAGCTTCTTCATCCCGGAAAAAGCAGATGCCGCAGAAGTCACCTGCGAAGTATCAACGTTCTGATACTCGATGTTTTCAATGTCGGCAAATGCCTCATTTTCATCAAAAGAAATGCTGTTTCCCTCACCAAAGACAAGTGTTCCGCCAGCCGAATTCGTGACGTAGAGCCGGTTCTCGCCTTCTTTTACAAAAGCCAGAATTGTACTGGAGCCGATTCCAGAGACATCAAATACTTTGGCCGATTCCGGGACCTGATAGCCGCCAAAGGAAATCGCCTTGATTTCAGTCCCGGATTCCTTGAGCTGCGTCATTGCCTGCGCCAGGTTTGAAACGTTCATCGAAGCTGTCGGCGCAGGTGCCACGGTGCTGTCGGAATCCTCGTTCGGAAATTCATTATCGGACTCATCATCAGATGCGGTAGAAGTATCGTATGTCACGGTACGGTTATCGGAAGTGAAATTATAGCTGCTCAAAGCGCTGGAAGGGTTTCCGGCAATGGTAAGACCCATCTTGCTGCTCACGTAGGTAAAGCCCGTGGAAAAGCCCGGAGTCGGGAGATAAGCTGTCGCAAAAGTATCCGCGACCGTGATTTTCGAAAGACCCGTGCATCCATACATCATACTGGAGAAATCCGTGACATTTTTGGTGTTAAAGCTGCTGAAATCAAGGCTTTTAAGTCCTGTGCATCCCTTGAACATGCTGTTCATCGTCGTGATTTTACTGGTATCCCAACGGCTGAGTCCAGTAATTGTAGTTAGTGACTTCATGTTATAGAATGCGTAAGCAGCGGATGTCACGCGAGTCGTGTCAACTGCATCAAAGTTAATGGTCTTGATATTGTCAAAAACCGTAGAAGTGTCAGACGCACCGCTTTTGAAGCAAACGCTGTTACCGGAAGCAAACGCCACCATATCACGGTTCGTATCTGTCACTCGAAGCTCTGTGCCATTCTGAACGCCCCACCACCAGCCGCCATACATCGTGGTCGGAACATACGCGACAATCGATTTGTCACCCTGGCCGGATACGTCATAGGTCGTTGCATTGCCCGGAACTGTATAATTGCCGAACGAAATAACGGTGATGTTTTTTCCCTGAGAGGAAAGAGTCGTCAATACAGAAGCAAGACGGCTCACATCCATCAACGGCATCTGCGCCGTGACATTGATGGTGTATTTGGACGAATAGATGACGCGAGTCCCGGTACTGTCATATGCGGTCTTCGTGATGTTCGCAGTTCCGATTGCCGAAGCGATAATATGGCCGTCCGAACTAATGGAAGCCACGGAGGGGTTATCGGATTCAAATACAATATGAGTTTTATCCTCATAAGCAGGAGAAAGCAATACAGAATTGTCTCCTACCTCAACTGTATAGGTATCTCCTACCGAAGCGTAAAACACCATATTGCCGGTCCATTCGCCTGGAGTGAGGTGCGCAGTCACGGAATAATCGGTTTGTGCAGTTTTCCCTTTTACAGCAGTTGCGTCCCATTCTGTTGCAGTGGTAGCAGTGGCGGTGCAGACAACATCGGTGCTGCCGTCGCGGTGCATGGTCGGAGCAGAGGTATTAAAAAATACTTTCTGGTTTGTCAGCAGTTTGCCCGTTGCCTTGATAGAAACGGTGTTAGCATAATCTCCAGTGCCACCGTTTTCATTGCTTAGTGTCACTGATTCGGGAACGGTAATGATGTACACTGATTCATCAACTTCACCGCCCGTGCCGCCTTTGTGTTCGCTGATAATACGTTCAACGCAATTTGTGCAGATAACGCCATCTGCGTTGCTGACAACGTACATATTTTTCAGGGCATATCGTTGAGTTGTGCTCGATGTTAGGCCCTCAACTTCTTCACAGTTGTAGAATTCAGTGTACTTCTGTGTGCCACCATATGTAGGCATAGGCGTTACCAATGCGCCGCACAGCACGCAGTTTTTGTAGCCCATGCCACCCCAGCTTGCAAATGCCATGGACACATTACATACCATGGCAAAAATCATAAATAGAAAACTCGCAGCCGCTTTTTTGATGTTCACAGATTTTCACATCCTTTCGAATTTGGCATTATGACATCGTGCAGGAAAATGTAGCTGTACCCTTCCAGCTGCCTGCTGTCAGTGTCGCGGAAACCACATAATTGCTTGTAGTTCCGCCATTCAGCAAGTCGGAGTATGACCAGACCGTTTTCGGTTTTGCCGTGAATGTCACGGGAGCCTTAGTCCCAGACGCATCGGTCATATCGGTCACTGTGGTAGTCACCGTCACTTTTTCGTTACTGCCAACGCTGCCTTTGAGATTTACCGGGATTATACCCGTATAAGTACCGGACCCGTCCGTACTCTTCGACAATGCAACAGTTTCCGGCACCGTAATCGTATACCCGGAAGTCACATCGGCAACAAGCGCCGTTGTCGCAGTCTTATCCACTTCGGCCAGAGCAGTTCCGGTATTGAGACAAATCGCCAGAAGGGCTGCCAGAACTTTCTTTGATGTCTTCATAATAATGCCCTCCTCTGCATAGCGGCATGATTCCAAGATTTAAGCCAAAGTACAGGTAAAGGTCGCGGTTCCGGTCCAGCTGCCGGGGGTGAGGGATGCAGAAACAACATAGTTACTGGTGGTGCCATTGCCCTGCATGTCAGTCCGTGACCATTTTGTCTTGGGGGTAGACGTAAATGTAGCAGCAACGCTGTTTCCTGCTGTATCTTTCATCGTAGGCGCAGTTGCCGCAACCGTTACCGTTTGATTGGCTGCTACATCTCCCTTGATGTTGACAGCAATCGTACCCGTATACGTGCCGGTTCCTGTAGTCGTGCTGGTCAGCGCGATTTTTTCAGGGACAGTGACTGTATACCCAGACCCGACCTCTGCGGTAATCGCGGTAGATGCAGATTTACTCGTAGCGGCAAATGCGGGGGCTGTATTGATGCCAAGCATCATTACAAAGCTCAATGCCGCTGCTGTAAGTTTTTTCAGTTTCATGGTAAAACCTCCGTATTCAAAAGAAAAGGCGGCCAGCCTGCTTGTGAGGCCGACCGCTTTTCGGTTTTGTGCGGGATACCCCAGTTGCGTTATGGGGATTGATTATGCCAGAGCGCAGGAGAAGGTAGCAGTGCCTTCCCAAACACCAGGAGTCAGGACTGCAGACAGACCGTAGTTGTCAGTCGTGCCCTGACCAGAAGTCTCCATACGGGTCCAGCTCTTCTTAGGAGTGCCGGTAAAGGAAGCCGTAACGTTCTTTGAACCAGAGCACTTCATGATAGGCGCAGTGGAAGTAACGGTCACGGACTGACCTTCACCGATGTCGCCCTTTACGTTGACGGGAATCGTACCAGTGTAGGTGCCACTCCCGCCTTTGTTGTTGGTCAGGGTAATGGATTCAGGGACGGTCAGGGTGTAGGACGGGGTAACAGTGGCATTAACCTTCGTGCTGCCGGAAGTTGCAGCAAAAGCGGAGGTTGCACACATAGTCGCGGCCATCGCACAAGCGAGGGCCATCGACATAGCTTTGGCGAGTTTCATCTTCAGAAACCTCCTTCGTTGATTGCGGACACAAAATCAGCCATGTGCAAGGCCATCAGCTGATTCGAGCCCTTGTCTTTTACTATTTATCTCCCTTGCGAGTTTACCAAAATGCGCTTGTCGCGCAATTCAGCCCAGTTAAGATACAACGGCCGTGACCGCAAACTCAGCGCCATTGCGCGGCTGTTGGTCATCTACACCGACAGTAGATACCGAGAACACCACAGCGTGCTCTCCTGCCCCGGTAATGTAATCCGATGCCTGCCAGGCGTATTTCTGGCCTGGGGCAATGTAATCGGATTCATAGAGCACTTCATCGTTCTCAAGAATCGTATATTTGAAGTAGACATGGTTGCTTTCCGGGTTCACCAGGTCCACGGTACTGTCAGGGCTCACATAGATGGTCGTGAATGCCGGGAATTCGATGAATCGCATCTCCTCGGAATCGGTTTTGCCGTTGTCCATCGTCCCGTCATACGCTTCGCCGTCAGCAATCACGATTTCGCTGCTTGCGGAGCTGGCATCGCTGCCGCTGCCATCAAGGGGCTTGTTCACCATTTTATAAAGGCTTGCAGTGATAAGGGCAACGAGCAGCACGAGAGCAGCAATCACCGCGATAATCAGAAGAAGAATCGGTTTTTCCTTCTCACGCACAATGCCAACGAGTTCCCCGGTTTCAAGCGGCAGGTATCCGAGAATATCACCGGAAACCTTTTCTCTCACGGAATACCGAGTATCCATATTGGCGTCTTTGAACTGCGCAAAATCGGCCCCGTTGTCATTGAACTCAACAAAGCCGTAATCGTTTGCTTTGTATTTTTTCTGGCCAGCATTGATGTAGCCGACAATCGTAATCGGCTTCCCATCAACCATCTTGGCCGGAATCGCCAACAGTGGCTTGGTCATATTTTCAAATTTGACGTTGGTTGCCGGAAAATCATCCGGAATTTCGGCAAGATAAAACTTAGTTGCCATGTTATAACCTCTTTCTTGATTGCTACTTTTTAGTGCCACTTTTAGGCTGTTGTCTTCATTATCTTTGATTCGCACAGTGAGGCAAGCAAAAAAGAGCCTCGAAACTGTAAAAATGAAATTTTTGTAGAAAGACAACAAAAAAGCCCCTGCATTGCTGCAGGAGCTCGTAAGTTAGCGCAAATTATCGTATTTACTATATTTCTTGTCTTCTTTTTCATCAGGCATGCTGAGCTGTTGGTCTCTGCCGTTTTCTTGAGGACCATCCCAGTTGTCCTTTTCGCTATCGGTCTCTTCGGAATCTTCCAAATCTTTTTTGGCTTTCGTCTTTCTGGAAGTGGACTTCTTCTTTTTGGGTTCAACGAACACATCAGACAAATCATAGGGTGAAACTGCGATTGCCGTTACCCCTTCATTCATTTCCGCCGCATGGTTCAGAATCCAAATAAGTTTTCTCCACTGCCATTCGACCATATCGGTTCCGAGCTTTGATACGATGACGGAAGCCTCAGCTTGTTTGGCCTTGACCATCGCCTGCAAGAGACACCCGTACAGATACGGGAACTGAATTTTCGAGCCGTACTTGTCGGCGGTTTCAGTACTGCAAATCATAATTGCCACAATCGTGTTCTCGTTATTGCCCGGACAGAATAGAACCTGACCGGGATACCGAAGCTGTTCTGGCAGCTTATGTAAGTACCACTCTTTTGCTTTCGGGAATCTCTTTGCAAATTTCTCAAGAGTCTTGGTATCCCAAGTCCCCTTGTCATTGCAAAAGCAGCAAATGATTCTGCGGCCCTTGATATCTCTGGGGATTGTCTCCCCTTTCATCAATGAAATTCTCATGTCAGGCATATTAGTCGAGCTCCGAATGATAATAGAGTTCAATGCCAAGACGCTCTTTTGCGAGTTTCTTGACAAGCTCTGCGCCGTATCTCTGAACATTAACGCTCTGGCTGAAAGTCGGAACCGCAATATCGAGCCAGCTCAGCTTGCGCCTGTTGGCACCGACCAGCAGGCTCATGTCCTTTTCGAGCTGAGAATCAGCTTTCGGATACCAGAAAATGAAACCACAGTCAAAGCCGCCCTCCTCATTGAGATGAGCAGTTTCGATGTCTTTGATTTTGTTTTCGATTTCCGGAGTGCGCAGGAAAAGGCGAATCTGGGTTTCGACCTGCTTGACGCGGCTTTCCACTTCATCGATTCCCTTCTCGGCTCTCGCTTTCTGAACATTGTTCAGCAGCTGCGAGATTACGCCATCCGGGTTCAGATGCTTGCGTAGTCCTTCGATTTCCTTGTCTTCAATATCGTCTGCGATGACAGTATCGACATAGGAGGTATCGACCAGCGGGCTTTCAAACAGCGGAACCGCAGCGCCAAAGCCGTTCACGGAAAGCACTTTCTGATTCGTGCTAAAGCGTTTGAGTGTAGGACAATCAAGATTGACCCATTCCTGAACAAAGCTTTTTGCGCGGGACAAGTCCGTGCAGCGGCGTGTGGTGGTTGCGGAAGAATACTCGTACCAGACGACTTCCTTCTCGTTCGCATACCGAATGCTGCCAACGGGCGGATTCTTGAGGTCCTGGCCGCGAATCAGCTGAACATAATCAATCTGATTGGCTTTCAGAAATGCTTCAAGAACCCAAGGGCTGACGGCTACCATGTAGTCCTTTCCTTCTTCGTAGTTACCTGCAGGCTTGATACTGCGCATGTCTTTTTTGTATGCCTTGAGCGGCGTGCTCATAGGAGTCCAATCATCGTCAAAAGTCTTGACAAAGGCTTTGGGTCCATTGCTTGTGTTTGCAAATTTAATTTCAGCTTTCATAAATCAGGGCAAGGAGACCCGCGACTTTAGTCGTGGGAGGAATTGCCCGTTCACATCCTTTCTATTAGATAATTTGTTGCAGGCTCTAATAGCCGCAATTTTTTAAATGTTACACCTTTGGAAATACGCGTGCCGTCAAGCTTTTTGAGGGTAAAACTTCCCGATGCACGACGACCGGAAACGAAGCACGCTTGTCCTTCTTGTTGTTCAGGGCCGGGATGTTGCCTGCCGTTTTTAATGCCATCAGAACCAGATACCAAACTGAGGTTCAGCGTCATCCAGCAGCCAATTCTTCCAGTCACGGCAAGTCATCTTGCCAAAGACTTCATGATTTCGCAGAATATAGCATAAAAGCTGCGATTTCTGCGTTGCGCTCATGCCGTCAATGACATGTTGACGGTCATTTTTTCTGCCCCAAAAATCCACAGAGCTGCCAAGAGAATTGAGGTTTTTGAGAATGTATTGTTGCGTATCGTTGTCGGAATCCTCTTTATCGCAGATATACTCTATCATAAAGGGATAAAACTTTTGAACCGCTTCCTGAATGGTAGCTGCCGTAGTTGCGCCATGCGATACTGCCCAGCCACATTCCATGCCAGTCATTGGCAATGGAAACATGACATACATCTCATATCCATCAATCTCAATTTGACGATAATAAATACGATAAGGAGCGTTTTCGTTACAAAATACATTCCATTTCATCAAATTATGTGCGCAGGGTACACCGTCTATAGTCGCTTGCGACTTGACTTAGGCGGTGAGGAATGCGCTAACCAAGAGGCAATTTGAAGTGTACTCAGTTAGCACAAATACCCTGCTACTCCTTTCTTTAAATGATTAAGATATTTTTTCCCATGCAGAATGCATGGAATCTGTCGTCTTTACGATTTTAAGCTTTTTAAGGCTTGCAGATTTTTGACCATTTTTTGCAGGTACTTTGAACTCTACATTTACGGCACCCTTTTTATTGGTAAGGAGGCAAGAGCCTCCATGTCGCCGTCCGTATCCCACTTGATATTCTTGATAAGCATAGCTCACACCTCCGTGTTGCTTTCAGAAATAGCGCCGTCAATACTGGCAGCTTCAACGAGTCCACGAATATATGTTTCTACCTTTTTGCCATAAGCCACATTGTCTAGATAATTCTCTACAACGCGAGCCGCATGTGCGCACCTGATTCGTTCATCATGGTCAAACTCTGTGCCGCCAAAGGGAATGAAGAAGCAAAGCTCATGACCATCCTTATCTGTATTTTGGCCAACCAAAATTCTGAGGTCGGGGCAGTTCGAACAATGTTCCGTCTTGTTAAGTGAGGTGTGGATATCATTCCACATTATCTGTGCCAGACACGGCAAGGCAGCGCCGAACAGGTTCATGATGATTTCGTCTGGAATCTCACAGTTGAGATTAGAGAAAGTCTCCGATACCCAGTCCTTATCGTAGAGTACATCCAACAGCAAACCGCAGTGGCCGTTCAGGGTGACAACACGTTCTGAAACACCACTATCGGTGTTCAGCGCACTGTAAACGGCAGCCACGAACCGAGGAAGGTCCGATTTGGTCCGATACGTTAGGGCAGTATCTCCGGGAAGAGAAACAGCACCGTTATTGTCGGTCCAGTAGAAAATGTTTTCGATGTTGTTGAGATTCATAATGTTGAACATGGTATTTACCTCCTGTAATTTTTGATGCAAAAAGGCGGGCCTCCCGGTATGGGAAGTCCGCCTTCAAGCGAAATTATGAATTGTACGAACGCAAAACGCGCCTAGTAGATGGTATCTATCGTACAATTTTTATAATATCCTGTTCGCACATCTGCGCAAGTGCGGTAACTCAAAGAGTTTCGAAGAAGGCGTTTGCCAAATCCTCATCGGACAGGTTATTCAGGTATTCTTCGAGCACGCATTCGGCTTCCGACATATTCACGGGATAACCGAGAAATTCTTCTACCGCCTCAGAGCCGCGAGCAAGCAGCGCATCAACGAGAATTTCGGTGCGGCATTCACGAATGGTTCGGTTCAGGTCTTTATCGGTGGTAGTACACCAGTAGTCCCCGTCGATATCACCGTGAGCTTCGATGGAATACAGAGCATCCAAAGCATTGTCAATATCATCGTCGTATTCATCGAGGATATCATCAATGCAGTGAACCTGATGCCAGTGTTCGCCGTCATCCAGCGAAACAAGGCGTTCAGAAATATCATCATTATCAGAAGGAGTCCCGGAAGCCTCAATGTCGAACACTTCACGGCTCTTTTGATTCACGCGGCATTGTGAAGCGAACGAAGCGCCGGACGAAAAGTTCGTTGCAAATTTTGCAACAATCACATCCGGTTCAGGGTCTTTGAGTGCTTCCTGGTATTCCGGCAATCCGCGATAGGCAACCCGCTTGGAGGTCCCATCTGGTTCCAGTTCATACACAGCTGAAATCACGTGCCCTTCATTGGCGAAATTCACGATTGCCCGGCACAGATTCAGCATCACGAAATGCTTATCGTTCAGGTCATGGGAGTCTCTGTCCGCCTGAACGGTAACGAGCTTGGACGAGCCGGTCATAGTCGAGATACGGTACAGATAATCGATGTTTTGCAGCTGATACATAGAGTCATTCTCCTTTTTGCTTATCAGAGGTGGTTGCGATATTTTCTTCGGTTTGCTTCGTTTTTTTGGCCTGAACCGCCATGCCAGCCTTATAGGCGGCGTAGATGGTAAATGTCATATACATCATCATGATGTCATCCACCTGCCGGACCTGAATCTCACCGTAGGTGAGGATTTCCAGAAGCTTCCAGACGGTGGTGGAGCACATAACGAGCAGACACATGATAAATTTCCAGTCCATAAAATTCCTTTCGTTTTCAATCAGTCGTCATAGAACAGCCCCGGAATGATGATGTAGTCCTCAGCATGAGCTTCGATGTCTTTCAGCTGAAAACCGTTTGGGAAACACTTCCAGGAGTCGCCGTCATAAAACAGCTCACCGCATTCCGGGTTTGGATGGTTGTCGAGCAGTTCAGCGGCGTAGCGAAGAAGATAAGATTCGTTGGAATCCATTTCAATGGAGCGCAGGCAGGTATACATCGGCTTTGTGATATCGATGCCTTCTGCTTTATGCTTCTGCAATGCTGCACTGAACTCAGCCATTGCCATGCACTGCGTGCGTTCCTTCATGGTTTTCGCCCATTCAATGAGTTTTTGCGGTTCGCGAAGGCCCAGAATAACATCCTCGTCTTCGATGTTTCCTGCAATCTCGGATGTTGGGTACATATTGAGAAGGGGGTCATTGAAAGATGTCAGACGAGACGCAAAGTTCTGAAGAAACGTCTCAGGATTGTAGGGATTTTGCCCCATACATTTGTTCACGGTATCGATGTCGGTCTTGATTAGGCAGGTTGCGTTAAACATACAATTTGTCCTTTCTTTTGATTGATATTTGTTTTTTCGGAAATGGTTGACAGAAAACTGTCGGCACTCCTTTCTTGCAAATAAAAAAGCAGGCCCACCGAATTGGTGAGTCTGCTAATTTAGCTGCAGAATATGAATTGTACGCATTGGGCCAAAAGGCTGTTATCTATCGTACATTTTTTATGATATGCTGTTCGCACAATATTGCAAGAGATTTGTGAGGCCGACAGCACTGCGTAGCAAAGAGAAGAAGCCGCTGCCCCCAGCATAGGCAACGGCTTATTGTTATTTACTGAGCGCTTTCTCAGCGTTTTCTTTGACAGTCGAGCGAATATCAGCAGACACCTTCAAAATGTCCAGCGCTGCTTCAATGGAAAAATGTCCCGAACGAACGAGGTTCGCAACGCTCTCAGAAAGAGATTCGAGATGCCCTTCTTCGCGGCCTTTTTTGAGTCCCTGCTGCTCGACAAAGTCACTGTAATTGCACATTTGATTGATACCCTCCTTGATGTCAGTTGCAACCGCAAAAGCCTTGATTAAGATTCAGAATTGCCAAACACGCCGAGCAGTTGCTCCACGCTCGGAGCCAGCAGATAATATCTGCAGCCATCCTGCTCAATCACGAAAACAATATCCCCAGACCCGGTTCGGGCAGTGCTGTTGTATTTGGCTTCAATGCCGGATGGCAGAACCACAGATTCATCGAGAGGCTTGGATTCCTTGATAGCGGCCGAGCTTGTGATAAATACCCTGCCCTGATTCGTTTCGATTTTGGCAAGAGCGTTATCCACTTCAATCATCGAATTGTTCTTAACTGGAACGCCAAAGATTGTGATGGTCGGTGCGACATCACAAAGAACCGCTCCATCCAAAAGCTGTTGTATCACTTTGGTTTGCTGCTGTTCTTCATTCACCTTGACAAGTGCCGTGACGACAAGGCTGGTATCCTCATTGATGTTCCTTGTTCCGGATATCAAGGCGGAATCATTTATCAGAAGAAAGTTGACGCCTTCTTTCTTGTGCCCATTCACAAGAGTCATATGATAGGCCCCAACGCAGGCCGTATGGTCTTGCGTCTGATACGATACCAGGCTCCTTTCACCGATGCTCTGTATCGGAATGCAGACCGTTGTATCATCCAAAGAGAGCGGCACACAGGAATTGAGAGTCAATTTGAGTCTTTCTTTGCTTGCAACAAAATTCATGTGCGGGTCACTTGCATCAAATGGAGTGATTTCTGCCGTTTCCGGCGTTGCTGGCAATAAATGAGATACAAACTCTGCAAATTCAGCCGTTTCCGGCGTCTGCTGTACCTTCTCCGCCAACTTTTCGTGCATTCTTTGAGCGTCCCTGAACGCCCAGATGCTTGTGACAAAAATCAGCAGCATCGCCGCAATCATCAGCCCTTCAAGCTTTTCTCCGTTGTTTTTCATGGTTCTCCTCACCCGATTCCCCGCAAAAAATACTGATTCAGTTTCTAATGATACGAGCATCGCAAGAACTGGCAAGCAAAGTGCCAACACAAAAGCCACCCCCCCCGAAACGGGCAGATGGCTCAGTGAAAGATTGGTTCAGAACGTATTAGCCCTGGAAGAATCCCTGCAACGCTTCTACACTGGTTGCAAGAATTTTGATATTGCGGTTATTTACCGTAGAGACAAACGGGATATACCCGGTCTCTTTGTCCTGCACGTTCCCGTATCGAACGGTGAGTCCACCGGGAAGATTCAGAGTTTTAGAGAATACGTTTTTGTCATAATTGAAAGAGAAAGTCGATACCAAAACGGTGTTGTCATTCAGCTGCAGCTGCAAATAGCCATCGTCCGCTTCGATTACGACATCGTCTTTTACGGTTTCTCCAAACACGGTTGTCGCAGGAGCTGTATCGGTGATTACTGCATCAGCAAGCAGCTTTTCAATCACTGCCTCTTGTTCCGTCTCCTGCCCTTCCTCGGCTTCAGCAGCAACGGTCAAAGTCAATCCTTCTCCCATCGTCCTTATCCCCGACAGGATTTCCTTGTCGTCGTTTTGGAAAGTCACAACGGAGTCTTCCGTATTCCCTTCCACCAACGCAATTTTGTAATCCCCGATTGCGGCAGTGGAATTACCGGAGCAATAGGTCACCGTGCATCCGCCCTGCCCGGCAGCGGCGACAGGAATGCAGACAGTCACGTCGCCCAGCGTGACCGGAACATAGGAGCCGTCATCTGGAACAATGCCGCTTTTCGTCACGGTGAAGTTCAGCTCCGGCTCCAGAGTCTTTGCGGTTTCGGCTGTTGCAGCCGTCTCGGCAGTTTCAGCGGTTGCGCCATAGAACAGCAAAGGTTCCAGCCGCTCTTCATAATTCACCGTTTGCTGCAGCTTAGAAAGACTACGATTGATGCGGTTCGCGTCAACGATAGCGAAAATCAGCAATGCAGCAAGTGCTGCCATGAGAATCGCCGCAAGGCATGTCATCTTTTTATTATTCTTCTGCATAAAACTCAGCTCCAAAAAGTCAATGTGATATCGTGATAATTCGAACCGTTGCAGGTATACATGATGGTTCCGCTGCCTGTCGTAACGCTCGACCCATCCTCATACAGCAAATCATAACCAGCGTTCACGCCGCGACAGATGCCGGTACATGTAAGCGTTTGTATCGAAGTTCCGCGATAAATATAAGCTTTCGTTCCAACCGAGCAACGCTTGATTTTCCAGAACCCCTGATTCCAGTGGTCCGCAACCAGCATATAGTTTTTGAACGGAAAATATGCAGCGCTGTCCTGTGCATCCGCTGCTGCCTGGCTGACGACTGCAAACAACGCCACATTGACTCCCACGGAAGGAATCACGAGCCGCCCATACATATTCGGTCTTCTCGCCATCTCTTCCAGAACCGCGTCATTCGACACCGATGCCGTAATGGACTTCTCTTTGATGTTTGCGTTGCAGAGAGACGCGAGTCGTTTTGCTTCCCCCGCTACATTCTCATTTGAGAACGAAGCAATCGCGATTTGGGTATCGGCTCTCGTTAGAGCGGCGGCGGCCGCTGCGTTCAACGTTGGTTGTTCTTGTGCTGCCTGTACCGCTTCCGCATGAGTTGTCAGGATTCTTGCCGTGCTATCCAGCTGCCGGATTTCGAATTCCGTTTGCTTCAGCCCCGAAAAATTGAGGATTGCGAAAATAAATATCAGGAAATACCCGACTTTCATAAAATATAGCTTCAATGTGTTTGTCCTTCTACCGTTGATTTTTAGTTTCTTATCACTGTTCTTAATCATACGCAATTCGCACAGCTTGGCAACAAAAAACGCCCACCCAAAATGGGCAGGCGATGAGGCAAATTAACTATTTGGTTTTCATGATGCAAAGGCCGATATATTTTCTGCCATTGGGTGCCGTATACGGTTCAATCCCAACCTCAACATCCTGTGTGCCGGTTCTCTCTTTGTTCTGAATCGTGGCTTCGACGGTTTTCCCGGAGAGAAGAGTCTTGGCAATATCGGCATCAACATCAAGCTCATTGCCATACAGCTTCGATTCCTTCCAGAGCGCCGCGCCGCAAGACTTGTTCGTGCAGGTGAAGGCTTTTGCCGTCTCTGCCACAGGCTTTCCGCAGAACGGGCATTTTCCGACTTTGCTTCCAAACGATACAGGAGCGCCGTCAAATTCGATGTGATAAGCTAGTCGGTCTCCGGAAAAGTCGCATGTTAGAATGCAGTCGTATTTCTTGCCGGTCTTGGCGCTTGTGCATCCTTTGAGCGGAGCTTTGCCTTTTGTGAGCAGAGCCTTTGCTGTTGCTTTGGTCATTTCTTTGCCGAGCGCTTCAAGGAACTTGTTCTTCTTCCAGATTGCGACCGGGCATCGTTTCCCATCAGAGTCTTTCCCGGTACATGCATAGGCAAGCTTTGTTTCCACAACATCCTTGCCGCATTTTGGGCACTGGCAGAGAACTGGATACTTGCTGCTGGCTCCCTGTGCAGCTTCAATCGTCACATCCTTTGACATGATGCTCTCAAGGGTCTGTTTGGTGAACTCCAAAACCTGAACGCGGGTCAGGTTTCCGTCCTTGATGGAGTGCAGCTGCTTGGAAAGGTTAACGGTCACGGGAACATCCAAAACAATGCCGAGCTTATCCATGATATCGACCAGCTGGAATCCTGCAGGTTCACCGTAATACACGCCCTTTTTGAGGGAAATGTACTGGCTCTTGACGCATCGGTCTACCGTATCAGCACGGGTTGCTTCGGTGCAGATGGTAGCGTCAGAAAGAATCTCTTTCCATTCGGCATCGGTATATTCGGTATCTTCTTTTTCAGCACCGCGCATCGGGGCGACCATCCAGTTATTAAGGGCTTCGACCGTATACCGTTTCGGAGGTGTCGTCATCTTTCCGACCAGCTGGAAATTGATGTTTACCGCATCACCCTTGTTGAGCTTCGGGAGCATCTTGTCGCCATTTGACGGCTTCTCGAATTTCCGCCAACCGGGAGTGACCTGTACATCACCTTTCAGCATGAAGTCCTCGTCATGGCAATGAATGACAATCGTGGTTCGGTCCACGGTGCAATCCTCCGCACAGAAAACGGCACAGAATCGATTCAAGATACATTCAAAAACCGTTTTCTGTGCTCCTGCCAATGCTCCAGGCCATTTACCGGTCGGGGTGATAGCAGAGTGAGCCTCGATTTTACTGTCGTCATAAATCGATTTAAGGCCCGGCTTATTGACAAGGCCCGTAATTCCGTTCTGCGCTAAACCTTTGATGGCTGCGTCCACCTTGACGGTTTCATTCGTGGCAAGGTAGCTGCTGTTAGTACGCGGGTAGGTGACGAATCCGCCTTCATAGAGTGCCTGCGTTGCGGCGAGAACATCTGCCGGAGACAGGGTCTTATCGGCCTTACAGGCGAAGCTCTGCAAGTCGCTCATCGAGAAGAGCTTACCTGGATTGACAGTCTTGCGTTCGGTCTTGACGCTCGTCACGGTCGCGCCCGCCTGGTTGAAGGCATCCGCCAACGCCTGAGCTTCGGCTTCATGGCCTTCCTCGAACGTCCGTTTACTGGTCAGTTCAATGTCCTCACCGTTCGTCTTCTCCTTGCTGGAAACGGCGGAGTACGGTTTCGGAACAAAATCCCGAATAGCCTTCTCGCGTTCAATGACATGGGCAACAATCGGGCAGACGCAGCGTCCGATGCGGATAAAAGTGCCTGCCTTGACGGACACATACCGAGTCAGCTCAATTCCCAAGAGCCAGTCCATCTCACTGCGAGTCTCGGCAGAGGAGGAAAAATCCGCATACCCGTCATTGGGCTTTGCCGTTTCAAACGCCTGCTTGACGGTCTTATTGGTCGTATCAGGCAGCCAAAGTCGATAGATAGGTTTCGGCTTTTTGAGGCCGTAATAGATGATTTCATCAACCAACCGCTGACCTTCCCGGTCAGGGTCTCCGGCATTATAAATCTTATCAACGTCTGTGCGGTTCATCAGGCTATTGATAGTTCGAATCAGGCTCTTGACATTGTCCTTCCCCTCGAACTTAAAATTCCAGTTGTCGGGAAAGAACGGAAGCCGTTCCATCGTCCAGGAATGTTTTTTCCCCGGCTCATAATCCGGAAAATACGCATCCAGGTCAATGAGTTCGTACAGATGTCCAACGGAGGAAGCCACGATATAATTCTGGCTTTCCAGCCATGTATTCCGGTCTTTTCCCTGCCGTGTGAACTGTTCGTTCTTCCACCAGGTGAGTCCCGACGCAATGCTGCGTCCAAGCGAAGGCTTCTCAGCGATAACCAGTGTCTTTGCCATTGTCGTCCTCTCTAGTCTAAGCCATTGATGACTGTCTCATACCGGCTGACATCCTGTATCGGCCGCCCGTGCAGCTTATGATATACGCCAGCAAAACTTCCCGCAACAGCGAAAATAGGTTTCCGTTCTCCGGCAACAGATGGTTCAGATGGCTTAACGGTACTTTTCCTGAATCTCTTCCTGCGTTGCCAGGCGCGGTTCACGGGACTTCGAAATGACGAAAGGCGTGCAGTATTCGTTCAGCCAATCCACATCACCACGGTCAATTTGGCTGAAAATCTGGCAAAGGACATTGACATGAACCCCGGCCCTGGCAGCAGCTCTCAGGAGGTCGCGGCGACCGTTGAAGATATCGTGGCGGCACTGGTCATAGAACACAAACACCATCCGCCGATTGTTCTGGTACTCGTCATCGTCCTCATTGCCGAGATACATGCGGGGCTCCCCGTTATTGGCGATATCGACGGCCTTTCCGATTGCTTCCCCTGCGCCATCCTGCAACGCAAAGAGGAGCTTGCCGTGAGGTTTGCTGCCATAGGTGTCCGAAACCATCCGGCAGATACGCTCAAACTCCCGGTCAAAGCCGATGTAAATGACGACGTTGTTCACGTCGCGAAGCGTCTCAACCACTTCCCTGGCAGCCCAGCGAGTCTTACCGGCTCCGGGCCGTCCTGCAATCACGGAAATACGAGTATCAGTGTCCATAGCTTTTACTCCTTGTCACTCAGTTTCAGTCGAGTCATCCTGGATTTTGACTTCTTCGACTTTGGATTCGGGCTCATCGTCCTCGTCATCCTCATCATTGTCATCGTCTTTGGCGGCAGCAGCTGCTTCCGCTTCAGCCAAGCGTTCCTCGGATTCATCCATCTTGCGAACAAGCTCATCGAAGGTCAACTTGTGGTCTTCTTCCTGTGGTTCAGAAGGCTTTGTAGGCTCTTCGGGTTCTTCCGGCTCTTCGGGGTCCTCAGGGCCTTCTTCATCGGGTTCAATTTTCACAATCACGTGGTCGCTGAAAGCCACATAAGCAACAGCAGCAACCGTCACAGCACCAATCACGGCAAGAATATTTTTCAGCATGATAAAAACCGCCTTTCAGGTTTGTGGGTATTCACGATACTTCACAGTGTACGGGATTCGCAATGGAATACAAGTATCTGCCAAAAGATTTAGCAACCAGGCTCACCAAGGTTACTGCAGACGTTCTGAACGATGCATTGGTGGGCGGGGTGTGAGGGTTCCGGCGAACGTACAGGCAAAGGGCAAGCTGTTCATTCAGCCCTTTTCGTTCTCCTCGAACCGTTTCCTGCGCCGTTCCGTGCAGCGTTTGAGTTCCGCCAAGGAGACGACCTTCACAAGGATTCTCTGAGAGGTCGGGAAGTTTCGCATCACACCGATGCCTTTCAGAATACGCCAGTAATCGTCCGGCGTAATTTGCTGTATGGCGTAAATCGGAGCTTTGGTCAATTCCATAACATAGTTCCCGACCATGATTCGGATTCGTTCCCGTTCTTCCAGCTGAATCAACGAAACATCCTCGTCCACCATCACGCGCACAACAGCGAGCGGGGTGAATTTCGGATGCAGGTTTCCGTTCATGTCAGGTTCGGGAGAAAGGATGTTTGCAACGTAATCGAGGAACCGCCATGAAGTGACCCGGTCTCCGTCGAAAATCGGAGCAATCATCTCCGTTTCCGGGATGAACTCAGTGCTAAGGATTTTTGTGCCAGCCGGAAGGTCTTTGAGCAGAGATTCCGAGAGTTCCTTTTTCATCAAGTCGGCCTTTTCATCGGTCAGGTCATCGGCGTTCGGGCTGATGACATAGTCGTAATGAACTTCGCGGCCATTGAGCAGAGCCGTAACGCGAAGATAGAGTTTATCGAACTTCAAAGATTTGTTTACCTCCAGCAAAGACAAGGTGCTTTATGAGTTTAGCAACCATCACGATGACGCTCAGGAGCATCACGGGTGCGGATGCAAGGATAACGGCGAATGCCACACACTGGATGACCTGCAAGGCGAACCAGGTAGGAAAGATATTGTCCCGGAACAGACAGAATGCAAGGACCACAAGGCCGATGCAGAACCACGAGCCCTGGATATCGTACCGGCTCGGGCAGGAATGATATGCTATCTGGCTCATGACGATTGCGAGTATCCAGATGGCAGGATGCTTGAAGCAGTCATTGCCAAGACTCGACCAGAACCCAAGAAGCAGCTGGCTCATGGTGCAAATCTGAACCATGCCGAGGATTCCTGGGGCAATGCCGATGAGGGTCTGCTGGATGCAGCGGAACGGATAAAGGCCGCGTGGCGTGTAGTTCACATAGCCGAGAACTTCGTCATCCTGTTTCTGGAAAATCTTGTAGAGCTTCACGCCATCGATTCGAGCACCGGTGAAGATGGCAACCAGGAGATGGGAAAGCTCGTGGTGGATAACGCCGATTGCAGTAACACGGGTATCGTAGAACCTTGCCGTCTTAGTGCCGAAAGCTTTCATGACAAGCCAGAGACTCAAGTTCCGGCCAAGCCATTCGATAGCAAGAATCACCACAATGGTTAAGACAAGGCATTGTCCCTGCCAGGCATCGAGATGTTCAAGAATCATGCTGCTGCTCACACAATCACCTTCCACACGCTTTGGTACGTACAGGTCCCAAGCCGCTTCAAGCAGCAAAATTTCGGAACCCGCCACAATGGGAATCTGGCAGATGCGATACGGCAAAGGCAGGCATATTGGCAGTCAGGTTTGTTTGCCTTGCAGATGCACAAGTACCGATATCGCTTCATGTCCAGCTCCTCCTGCTATGATTTAATTATACCATGAGCCGAACATGCCCTCAATGCGAAGGGCGAATTGTTAGCAGTTTAGACACAAATGCAAGAAACAAGAAATCCAGGCAGCCGAAGCCCAATGGAGCAGCTACGCAAGCTAAGGCACGGAATGTGGAGGGATGAGAAACAAGCAGCTACGCGAATGCCAGGGAGCAAAGAAGCACCAGCCCAAAAGCAAGGCAGCTACGCTCCAGACGGCAGTGGACACAACTCGCAACAACCCGCAACGGTCGCCAAATTGCAGCTAAGGAATAGTGGGTTTCCTAAGGTAAAGCTATGACAAAGCCAATCCCAAGGAACTCAAAGCTAATCCTAAGCAATCCTAAGCTAACTCTAAGCCAATCCTTCTCAGTTCAAATCTAGTAGTCTCTCTTACTTATCAATGCCCTTTATATATAATATATAGAGTTCTACTAAGGGGACGCGAACAAAAGCCTGAAGAACATTGCCAACTCGTTTGACATTCTTAGGCAGGGTCCGTTTTTCAGGAGAAATCGGGCTCCTGAACTCCTATTACCAGTCCAGCCGACTATAAATTTTTAAGTCGGAAAAGCCGTCATGGCCGCCACGTGGGCCACTTCATCCGTCCGCAGTTCAACTGTCAGCCCCAAAAGGGTGGGATTTGTGTCAGATTCCTTTAGATTTCGTTCTCACTCGCAAGCGGGCGTGTCCTCCGAAAGGATACACTTATCCTGTGGTTTTGGTTTTGAAACAACAGCATGAATGCGAAAATACTGTAGCGTTTGCCAGCATTTGTGGTCCGTGAAATCCTCTACCAGCATCCCGGCATTGCGAGCGTGACTCCTGAGCCGCAGCCTGTTCGGGAATTTTGTTCTCACTCATAAATGGGCGTGTCCTTCTCGAACGTGTGAGTCTAAATTTTGCCTCACCGGGACTGTCAATAGTGAATTGAACTTTGCACAAAAGGAAGAGATTCGCTTCAAATCCTGCACATCAACCCGGCAAACTTGTGTTCTCGCTCATGAATGAGTGTGTCCGTTTGCCGACCAGAGATACAGGTTCAATTAGAAATGACTTCCAGCATATAGCTTTTTAAGGTTCGATTCGCGCAAAAGAGATAGTATCAAATTGTGAAGGTACTAAAAAGGTTCAGGTTGCGGCTTGCTGCGCTCGACCGTAGTCAAAGTGCCTTTGAACTTTGCCAACGCCATCCCAGAGCTGACTTATCGCAGAGCAGCAGCTGGTCGCGTAGTTGTTCAACGCATCCTTGACGGAGTGCCAACCTTTGTGGGATTGAGGTTCAAAGCACAGCTGATTGTACGCATCACTGAATGGAGCAAAAGGTACATTGTCGTCTGGCTTGTTGTCATCCTTAGAAGAACACTCCTTCTCGGTAGTGACGGTCTCGGTACTGTCCGCAGCCTTGGCGGTCGCAACCGTCTCAGCAGTTTCAGCGGATTCAGCAGTCACAGTAGTTTCATTAGCTTCCTGCGGCTTTGCCGTTTCCAGCTCGTCAGCCGTCTGTGGTTCGGGAGTCTCCACGATAACCTCGACACGACCAATGAGCTTATTAACCGCCTTGTCAATGAGCATAAGGTCTTCTTCAGACACAGAATCAAAAGTCCGGTTCAGAGCGTTGAACACCGTGTTCCGGTTAACGCCCATCAGTTCAGCAACTTTCTGCTTCTGATATCCCATCTCAACGAGTCGCTGAGCTGTCAGGTTCTTGACGCGGAATGCCTGCTGTTCCTTCTCCACGATATCAAGACCACGCACTTTAGCCTGCTCATATACAGTGGGAACCGAGATTTTCAGTTCCTTTGCAATGGCACGAACGGACATTCCGGAAGCATAGAGTTCCGGGATACGGTCATAGATGACCATGCGCTGTTTCCGGCGTTCCTGAGCCTCGTACTTCTGACGATGGTTCCGGATGCGGAGGTCGGGAATGATGCCGTGGTTGATGAGAACACCGAGCATGTAACGGTCAGCCTTGGAGCTTGCAATCGGAGGCGGAATTTCGCCTTTTTCGTAACGCTTTGGCTTAGATTCGCTTTCGTTCTTCTTCCCTTCCGCCTTAGCTTTGGGATTCTTGAGAGCACTTGCGGGAATGCCGGAGAGTGCTTCAATCGTCGAGTTCTTGCAAGGGTATTTGCAGGTGGAAACGAGATGCGCAACTTCCTTGTCAGAAAGTGGCTGAGAAAAAGTGCGGTTGATGAGCTGTGCCTTATCCATATCCGGATGACCGCCACGGTCATAGCAGGTGGAAAGTACAGCCAAGAGGGTGTTGTGGCGGTTTCCTTCACCACACGGATTTGCCTGAAGGTAACGAAGCGCCAGCTCAAAGCGGCAGACGAAGTTTGCTTTCCGTTCTTCCTTCTTCTTGTAATTGTTCAGAACTTCAAGAAGATGCGGATAGCGCATGCACATTGCCGCGAAGCGCTTTTTAGCCCAGTCAAGGATTTCGTCCTCAGTCTTGTTGAAATTCGCGTCAGACGGAGCAACTTTCTCATCAGCAAACCGATAAGGGACTTCATACTGGTCGGCGAGCTTCAGCAGGTTGAAGGGCTTTCCTTCAGGGACCCGAATACAATGGCAGCAGCGTTTTGCCTTGGTGTTGTAAGTACCAGGCAGACGAGCAACGCGGTTGGTTTCATGAACCGCCTTATCCAGCTCAACATTTGCCGTGAACTGGGCCTTCTCAATCAACTCATTCAGCTTGAGAGAAATTGCTCTATGTACGCCGCTGTAGGCCAAGCCGTAAGAGAGATTGTTTGGGTTGCAGGGTTCAAGAAACACAAACAAGCCAACACCACGGCCGCTGTTAGAAACTGCACAGTCCGGAATCTCATGATGATTCACGGCATCCAGTACAAGTTCACCGATGCGGTCGCTGATGTCAGCTGGTGCGTTTTCGCCGTGGCAATCAATGTCAAAGAACAGAGCGCGCAGCTTTTCGACATCCGCCTTACGACGGATACCTTTTCCGCGCAGAGATTTCTGAGGATGGAACGTATTGATGGAGAAGTAGATGTTGGTAGAGGTATCCCAATAAGTCGGGGTCCCATATTTCGGGCTGACTTTATCAAAGATGCGCTCACGAACACCCGCTTCCAGAGACTCAGAATTGATTTGGGCAACGGTCTTCATTTTCTCTTCGCCATTTGTCCGAATCAGGAACTGAGTCACGCCATCGGCATTTACATCACTCAGCAGCTTTACAAATGCGTCATCAAGGGCAGTGCATCCAAGCGCCTGTCCGAAGATGGTATTCGTTTTTGTATAGCTGTTATTTAGCATTGATGTGTCCTTCTGATTTTGTATTCAGGTGTTGGGATTTTAACCCATACTTTCATTGTCTGCAATTCGCACACCTTCGCTAGATAGCAACACTACAAATCGACCGCCCATAATAAAGAAAGTTTGTAAATATTGCACAAAACAAGCCTGGAACAAAATCCAGAGTCGATTTGAATACTCGAAAGCCTTGTCCAGAAAGCGGTCAGCCGTTTAGATTTCACTAAACATATGTACAAAAATGCCCCTGGCCGAAAAATCCGGTCAAGGGCAGAGATTTTTAGGTTTCGGAAGGTACAAAAACAACGAAATAATCGTCTTTATATCCTTGTGTCCAGCCAGAAAGTTGGTTTAGATATTCGATGCAGGGACCGCTTTGGGAGCGCCGTAAAAGGATGGCATCAAAGTCAAATTGATTCAAACAGTCTTCCATGCCAGTGTCGGTGGAATAGCTCATGAATGCAAAATTCACACTTGCTTCGATGACATCGTCCGGGAATAGGTCTGCTCTGGAATCCGCGAAGCTTTTGATGCCATGATAGATGCAATACCCGCCATCATTGTAGGAGGTATAGAGCCGCTGCGGGTTGAGGTCTTGGATGTATGAGACAAGGTCAGCTGTGATGTAATCCCCTGTCTTATCGGGGTCGTTGGCCATGGAAGGTGCATAGACAGCAGATACAAGAACGAGCACGGCAGCTGCAGCGATAGTGTATTTCTTGGTGTTTCCCGCCCAGGAACTGTTGGGCCTGCCGCCAGCTTTCCACATCCGGTTTTCCTGTGCGGAGATAAGAGAAGTGAGGAACCGGTAAATGAGGGGAGTCATGACGATAACCCAATAGCTGCGGATTCGGACATACATTGCTGTCATGAACAGGCAGCAGAGATACGGGGCAAATTCTGTGAGCTTTACCTTCATTCGGTAAGCTACAATCAGAAACAAGAAGGCAAGGCACAGAAACACAACTTCATTGGCAAGATGGCTCGGCATCCATTCAGAAACATATTTCTTGGTCGTTTCATTGTTTGTCACAAAGAAATAGATATAGAGCTTGATGCCGTATGGATTCAGGAGTCCGGCCAAAATATCGGAAAGAAAGACCTGGAACAGGGCACGGAACCGCTTCTTTGAGTCGCCCTTTTCGTTATAGATATCAAAGGCATTGATGTCAGGAGCAAAGCACAAGACCAAGAACAGCAGATTGAACGCGAGCAGAATGGGCAATGCCCCGCCGTGCAGGTTTGCCCAAAGAACGCTCACAACAGGAAGCAGCCAGCGGAGCTTTGTGTCAGGTTCTTCATAGACTTTGTTCAGCAGATAGAATCCGATTGCAAAGAGCGTTAAGCCGATGTTTTGCGGTCTTCCTGCCCAGTCAAGCGGCAGCGTGACAAGAGCCAAAGCCAAGACATTCATGAAAGGGTCTTTGATTTGTCTGCCCCAGATATATTCAATGAACAGACAGTAGGCAAAGACTGTCACTGCGATGAATGCAAGCATTCCGTAGACAGGATTTGTGGAAATGCAGGAAAACGCGTAAAGAATCAGGCTGCTGAGCCAGGAATGAGCGGTTTCCTGCAAATTGAGTTCCGGGCTTAGCCAGGAGAAAGTGTCCTGAGTTGGGATGGCTTTATTTTGCCAGATACTTTTTCCCAGGGTGATATGCCAGAAATAATCGCTGTCAACGACTCCTTGCCGTTCTGCCATAATGACAGCAATGGCAGTTACGATGATGGACGCGAATAGATAGAGTGTTTTATTTGACCTTTTGGCTTTGATTGCAAGCATAATGATTCGGACTTCCAACTTTTCACGGGTTGCCCCGTTACTCAGTATGGATTTCTGCTTCATAGAGCGAGCTTACCGCAGGCCGCAGCCCTTGATAGAGGTTCGCTCTCCACAGACTTTAAGATTCGGTCGTCCTGACCGTACTGTTCGTCTGTGGCTATGAGGCGGCTGGCGTAGCCAGCATGTCCATTCCTTTCTTTAGAATGTTTTCTGCTGCATTTTTATCCCTATCGTGTGATGTGTTACATTTCGGACAGACCCAATGCCGAACATTGAGGTTTTTTACCTCTTTGTTTTGGTAGCCGCAGCAAGAGCAGGTCTGGCTGCTTGGATAGAAGGTTGGTATTTTTACAACTGCTCTTCCTGCCCAACTGGATTTATAATCAAGTTGTCGGAAGAACTCTCCCCAAGAAACATCGGAAATACTTTTAGCAAGGTTGTGATTGCGAACCATACCATTTACATTGAGGTCTTCTACACAGATGATTTGGTTTTCTTTCACCAGTGTAGATGACAACTTGTGTAGGGCATCTTTTCGCTTATTGGTCACTTTTTCGTGGCAGCAAGCCACCTTGATACGTTGCTTCTCCCAGTTGGCAGAACCTTTCTTTTTGCGTGACAGCTTTTTCTGCTCACGCTTTAGTTTAGCTTCCGCTTTCTGAAGATATTTATTGTTTGGATATTCTTTTCCATTGCTGTCAACAGCAAAAGATTTGATGCCAACATCTAAACCGATGACGGTATCTTTAACCGGAAGCGGCATTACTTCTACTTCGCAAAGAATACTTACATAGTATTTGCCGCTTGCTGAGCGACGGATTGTTGCCTTACAGATGCGTCCCTCAATGTTGCGACTCTTACGATAACGCATCTTCCCAAGTGTCGGAAGCTGAATGTACTTTTCGTCAACTTTAATGCTTTTTGCTTTTGTAGTTGTATAGCTTTCTTCTCCCCGTTTTCGTTTGAATTGGGGGAACCCTTTACCGTCTTCGAAAAAGCCTTTATAGGCATTATTTAACTGACGACAGCTATATTTGAGTGCTTGACTATCTACTTCAGCAAGCCAAGGAAGATAAGTTTTCATCTGAGGAAGCAGATTTTGTGTATCAATATAGCTCATACTTTCACCGCGCCGTTGATAAGCTTTTATACGCCTATCTAGCATAGAGTTATATACAAAACGGCAGCAGCCGAGCGTTTTATTGATTTTGACTTTCTGTTCTTCTGTAGGCTCTAGCCGAAATTTATAGCCTTTATGTACTTTCAAAGTGGCTCACCTCCCTTGCGGTTCACTATAATTTTACAGTATCCAGTTCGCACAACCAGGCAATACCTTTATCAGAACGGAAAATAAAAAATCCTGATTCTTGTCCTTAAACACGAGCTAACCCCGCCTAAGCCTTACGGCTATAGACGGGGCGTGCGCTCTTCTTTATTCGTCAATTCGCACATTCCGCATCATATTGCCAAGTAAATCTGTCACTGCGATTCGCTCTCCTGTATTTATGATTTTTATATTTTTTATTATCCGCAATTCGCAAATTTGAGCAACAAAAAGAGCTGCCCATCCGAAGATGGACAGCTCTGGATTATATACACGTAGGTCTGGAATTTTGAGCCCTATATCTTATTGCTGTCCCAAACCGCACAAGCCACCGAAGCAACGATACAGCCACCGGCGATGTGAAGCATCAGAACTGCAACATTGATGAGGGCACCGAGCGTTTCGTGGCTGAGACCGGAATCGAAGATACCGATATCAGCAATTAGGGATATCGCCATTATCACGAACGCTCCTGCAGTTGCAAAGCAGCCAATTGCGGGCTTAGAATTCTTCAGCCAGCCGAACATTTCTTTGGTCTTGGCTATGAATTTGAGCTCGCCCTTCTCAATGTAAAAATACCGTTCTCTCGTCGCACAAGCTGACACGTACAAGGCAGCCAGTGCAGAGAGCACGCCGAAAATGCAGAATGCGGTGGTTCCGGTCCTGACAAAAGAACCCAGGACCAGCATCAGAATGGATTCCGACGTCAGCGGAGTTACAGCTTTCAGCAGAGACTGAATCAGAATGAGAAGCAGGGTGACTCCGATTGCTTCCGCTGCGATGATGGCGGATATAGCGGAAATTCGTGCCGCAGCGTAGTCGTTGCGAATAGTATTAGATTTCATAGTTTTACACTCCTTTGATTTGTGCTCAAGCGATTCCGTGGATTGTTTTAATGAGGTAAACTTTGTTAGACTTGTTGCTGAGCCAAAGCCTTTCCGCTGCCGGGTCCATTAAGCCAAACCGCTTATGAACCGCGTGCAGGAAGCAGGCTTTGATTTCAGCGTCCGATGAGGTATACGATACGCGGGCGCACCGAATATCCATATCGTTGAACTCGTGTTCAAAGAACAACGTCAGCAGAAGGATTTCCTCGTGAGTATCATGAACCCCATCCTGAAAAAGAGAACCATCCTCGTTCAGAATGGTCGCCTGTGTGTTCTCACACATATGCTGGTGAACCATGAGGTTCACAACATCAGGCCCCAGACGAAAATCTTTCTGCGTCGGATTTTTATAAAAGTGGTACAGATTCGGGCAGAGATGATTCATCACATACCGTACCTGTTCCTCTTCTGTCCCCTTGTCAGAGGAATCCGCAAACCATTGAGGAAACTTTGCGTAGGAATAGGAGTTCTGCGGCAGGTAGAGCTTTTCGAGTAAAGCCTCGACTCTCTTCCCCGGCTCAGACGGTTCATATTCGTGTTTGTCTGCTTTCTGGATAAGGTACTGAGACCAATCGATGGGTGATTCAAATCCGTGGTATTTCATAATGTTAACCTCCTTATGCGGCTGCATCGTAAGACACAACACCAGCGACCAAATACCGATTTTTGCAGCCCGTAAGTTTCTGAGCCGCAGTTTCTGCAAAGTGCAGATATGCGGTCATCAAGGTGCTGTCGGAAAGCCGGTAAGCGTCAATGGACACAACAGACAAGACGACCAGGTTACCGCGTTCATCCAGAACGGATTTCCAGCCGTTTGCCTCACAGACACTTTGCATATCAGCGAGGTAGCTGGAAGCAACCGGGATAATTGCCTTGACAAGGATTCGAGCCTTGCCGTTGTAGAGTGGAACGGAACGGCCAATGCCGCCTAATACCTTAAACACAAGAGCACCTCCAGCGTTCTGTTTTCTACAGCGCTGCATCCTGTTCAAATACAGCGTAAAAGTTGTGATAGTGTTCAAATTTGTCCTTGACCCACTCGCCTGCAATGTACAGAGGAAGGTCGTCAAACTCTTTGCAATCGTCGAGAGTGTACGGAACGGCGTCATCGTGGCACCCATTTTCCTTATCGACCGCAAGCATTTCATCAGCCGCTTTCTTGGCCGACTCAAAGCTCATATGTACCCCGCCGCAAATTGCAACGGAGTCAAACGTGCCGATATCTTCATTGGAATAATGGGACAGGATAGCATAGCACTTATGGCGTTCGGGTACGCCGCTCAAAGTGTTCAGTGCCATAGTTGCGCCGTCCACATAGCCGTAGCAGTAGGCAGCATTGTAGCAAGTTTGGTCTGTGTAGCTGTTGGCCTCCTGGTTCTTGGCTTTGATGAGTTTGCAGATAATTTCTTTGTTATTAGACATAATAAATACCTCCATAGTTGTAGTGTTAAAACGGGTTGGGACAATGTTGCCCTAGAGCAATCGTCCGTTCTGCATGGCTTCACCGAAATAGGAATCGACCACCTCTTTTGCGAAAGCAAAATAGGTTTCTCGGTTCTCTTCCGTGACCCGTTCAGCAAGAACAGGTGTGTTCAGCTTCACGCACAGACGATTGGCAAAGTTCACCCGTGCCATCAGCCCTTCGTGCAACGCACGGCGATGACGGTCGAGTTCCATGACGTACTGTCGAAACTCCTCACCGTCCATCGTGAAACGCGCGTGCTGTATCTGGACTTCCTGACTCGACACTATGTTGACGTAATCAACACAGGTTTTGAGCATCACGACAACGTCATCAACGCAGTCGTTCAGCAGTTCAGAGGCCATGAGGGCGGTGTACAGGTCGTTGACCTTGCAGCAGAGGGTGTTGTTGCGGCTATTCAGATTGATACTCATACGTCTCCCCTTAACGCGGGGTCATCGTGCGGCTCTTGGCTTTTGCCTCCACCGCAATGTGGACCCCGTAAAGGGCTTGGATTGATTTACTTGTTACAGATGCTTCCGGCTGAACCGGTCGTATAATAGGTGTTGAGAACCTCTTTGGCGAATGCAGTGTAGGCCGGGGAATTAGCAAGAGAATACATGTTGCCGGAGTTCATTTCGGCTTCAATTGCGTCTGCCACATTTCCAGCAATCTGGTCTGTGTTGTATTTCTTGCACAGCCGGTTGAGTAAAGCGACATTGGCAGCCGCGTTTTCGAGCAAACTGGTACGGGCAGAATCGACGCTGTGATAAAAAATGAGGTAGCTTGCAGCATCCATCGTGATACGAGCTTGCTGAATTAAGATTTCTTGTTCAGCCAAAAACCTGGCATAATTTGCAAGACTATTGAGACTGTCAACGACCATAAAGGCGAGACCACTATCACCAGCCTTCTGCATTGCTTCGTATAGTGCTGCGACTTTCTTTGTAAGAAGAGTGTTCTGGTTATTAGGGTTAAAATTCATGAAATCGTTCCTTTCTTTTTCATGTAAACAAAAAAAGCAGGCCCATCCGAAGATGAGTCTGCTTTCTGCTACAGGTTGTGAATAACTATGGATTTGCTGGTATCCATCGTACAAGACTGATTTTATTCATTCCGCAAGCGCGGTCAAGCAAAATTAACCTTTGTATCCTTTGGATACTTTTTTGGCCAAATACACCTGGCCCTTGGGAGTAATCAGGGTCTTTCGAGAAGTATGGTAAGTGGTGCCAACATAGTATACCGTTTCTTTGACCTCAAAAATTCCCTGCTCGATGTAGCGCTGGTAAGCAACATTTGCAGAGTCAATATATTTTTCTTTGCGCAGCCACGCCATCAGACGATTGCGGCCGATGTTGATATGGTCGTTGGCAAGGCACTTTGCAAACTCGCCGAAATCAACGCTGTTCACAGATGCACTCACCGCGCGGTGGAACTCGACGCTCTCTTGCTGCACGCCGATAATGTTGTCCTGATTCTTGACAGCTTCCAGAGAAGTGACAAGCAAAGCCTTAGTTTTGGCGTCCGTGTTCGGAAGCCAATTATCGACAAAGACTACTGGGTCATTCACATAACCGCCGGTCTGGCGAATCCGGGGCAAGAGTTCGTCAAAAACCCAGGTCTCAAACTTTTCCGCTTCGGGTTTGTTGGAGCGGCAAATGAGGCGATACACGTTACCTTCTGAGATGAACTTGATGATGCGGGGAACGCCGTTCACATCCGTCCTGCCAGCCTTGATGCCATCATGGCGGCAATGTATGTTCAGCTCATGGCTTGGGTTTGAATAGCCCAAGGCCGAGCAAACATCTGCGGCACAAAAATAGAATTTGTTGTCATCCTTCATAATGCGCAATTCACCGAACATCTCGGACAAAAAGACTTCAGGTACACGGTTGTTCATAGTATTTCCTCCAATAGTACCCTAACAAATCGTTAGGTCATGCCTGTTTTTTAACGATGGTATGTACGAATAGTTTTGCAAAAGTAGTCGCGGAATCATTCGCTGTACACATACTTTGCTGGAACCTCAGCCCCGCATTTAGAGCACTCAAACAAGTCCTCAGTGTCGGGAGAATGAGTTACCTCATCGCAGTTGGTCTCGGCCTTGATGAACTCGCCGTCCTCATCAACAAGCCAGGTCTGAGTGACGTGTGCTGTCGCATGGAACGTAGTGCTTCCACACTTAGGGCACGGACCGATTTTTAGGTTTGCAATCATTGTTGTTAATTCCTTTCTTGTGTTCGCGCAAACAAAAAAAGGCAGACTCACCCGAAAGTGAATCTGCCTTCAATGTGCGAGACTGTGAATTGTACGAACGCAAAACGCGCCTGGTAGATGATATCTATCGTACAACTAAAAGTTTATGCCGTTCGCAAGCGGCGTCAACAAAAAAGCAAAGTCCGCCTACCGATACGGTAAACGGGCGAAAATCACAACAGTTTATACATGAAAATGCAAGTTACATCATAGGACGGTTTGCATGTTTGATAAACAAATTGTTCGTCTTGCTTTTGTAGGGACAAAAAGCCTAATCGTTTGTAGTAGTTTAACAAAGGAACTTGGTCAAGAGCAAAAATATACAAAATTTTTACACCAAGTGTTTCACGAATTTCTCTTATCTGAGGCATGATAAATCCATAGAAAATTCGTGCTCCGACCATTGTAACTTTAGGGTGACGCACTCTGTATTTGCCGTTTACAGCAAAATTCGTAAGCTCGATTCCAGAGATGACATTCGTCGATTCATTTTGCCTCAACAAGATATTTCCTGCACGAATCGAATAATATCCAACAAGTTCGCCGGTCCCTTTTTGACGAATCAAATAGGTGCGGATATTTCCGGATTCTTCATCAACGAAAGCTTGGTCTTGCAGATATCTTGTCAAGCCATAGCCTTCTGGCCTAGTAGGTTGGAAATCTTGGATAAGGGATTTGTGGTCACTTTTTTCGCCAAGATGTTCCCGATAAAATTTTGGCTCAAATCTGAGCTCCATTTGCTTCAAGTGTCCGCAAACGTGCGTCCTCTTCTGCGATTTTTTTCATAGCTTGTTCATCGGTTTCGGTAGAAGGTTCGCCATTCATGATTTGATTATAAAGACACTCAGCATCTTTACCATCGATGTATGTAACATCAGGTGAAAAAACGAGCTTTCTTTCGCCAGTAGGCGTGATGATAAAATGATATTTTTTCATTGTAAGTTCCTCGCTCATTACGGACTCTCCTTTCTTTCAAAATTTAGGAGAGCTCTTTTGTCTTTACATTTATTGTAGCACAAAAAAGTTCTCGGTTCAACAAAAAACAACATTGACACAAAGTATTTTAGCGTTGCTATATCATACGTTTTCCTCCTTTATCACAAACAAAAAAGGCAGACTCACCCGAAAGTGAATCTGCCTTCATTGTACGAGATTGTGAATTGTACGAACGCAAAACGCGCCTGGTAGATGATATCTATCGTACAACTAAAAGTTTATGCCGTTCGCAAGCAGCGTCAACAAAAAACCACCTGCTTAACAGCAAGCGGCATCAATGCATAAAAAACAGGCCCACCAAAGCGGTAAGTCTGCCATTGTCTGCAGAATTGTGAATACGGACGATTAGGATGTCGTCAATTGTACACTAAAGAGTATATGGCGGTTGCAAGCGAAGTCAAAACAAAAACACGAGAAATATTAAGACTCGGATGCGATGAAATTATCGTACAGCAGCACAGCCTGGCTGTCAACAAAGAAGCTGCCCGAACGCGACTAACGCTTAGTTCCCAGAAAAAACAATGTGTATCGATAACGCTCGTACACCGATGTTCCTGGTATTGTGCAGCAGGGATACATATTCCTCCACAAACCCACGAACGAGTAAACAACAGCCTTCTTGCGGGTTGTTCCGCTGCTCCCATCCAAGGTCAACAGCAACCCAAACATGGTCCACGGCAATTGGCAGAGGCACGCATCTGCCGGATGGAGCTTTCATCACAGAAGCAGCTTTTAGCAAAATTTTTGTATAGTGTTCCTCGTGAAAAATTGTCCAGTCGGGGCATTTGAGTGTGATGGCAGCACCAAGCAAGGGTTCAAGTTCCGAACGATAGTGCTTCGATTTTGGAACATTTTCATCGATTTGTGACGGTCGCGGCGACCTGATATTTTGCAACAAGTTAGTCGTGGGTTTAGCGGGCTTTTTGACTTTTTCCGGCATGTTTTCACCTCAAATATGAGAGCTTTTGCACTAAAAAAGCCCCCTCATTCCAAAAGGAGTGAAGGGGCAAATATTATTGTTTCGTTTCTTTTTCAGCCGCGCAGCGGGCCCAGAAATCGTCGTCCATCGGGATAAACATCAGGTGGTAGCTGGTGTCAGGTTCAGAATTATCAGTGATGATAAATCCGTCCGGCACGCTTTTGATGGAAACGGCCACATCCGTTTTGTTCAAAAAGTTGCGGTAGCAGTCCATTGGAGCCTCCGGGCCGGGCTTGAGCAAATAAGTGCCGATATCGCTGGTTTCACCGTTGCGGGTACATGTGATTTTATAGAGTTCTTTTGTAAACATAACAGTTCTCCTTTCAAAAATTTCCGATAACATCGAAATCGATGTCGTAATCATCGAAAATATCAATGGTTTCAAAGTAATGGCTTTCATCAACCAGAATCAGTCGATGGCAGTCAAGTGAATACGGAATCGCTTCTTGAGCAAGTGCGGCGCATGCGGCAGCAAGGCCAAACGCCAAGAATCTTGTAATGAGAAATACCTCCTTTATTCCGGTTGAAAACTTACATCGTTGCGAAAGAAAGCCTCAACAGCGGTGCTGTAATCATTATTGTTCACCGATATACAGTACTCGCCGTGTACCCGGTAAGGGATATGCGCTTCTTTCAAAGCCGCAGCAGCTTCCTTCGTGCTATAAACGAAAAATCTGGCCATTATCATTCCTCACAAATCGCATTGTCTTTGCCAGTCATCTCGCCGTATCGCGTATCCCACTGAACGATTTGGTCAGCTCCGACAATGCCACGGAGACTCAGCAAGCAACTGTTGTGCGGATGACACCAGATGGTGCTGGGTGCTTCGTTTTCGAGGAAAGCGCCACAAAACGGACAAGGCTTCTTAGGATTGATTTTGTTAGGGCGCGGCATGCTTACACCTCCTCATACTCAATGTCATACTCATCGAATGCGTCGAGAGCAGCATCGTAGAGAGAATCGTCTACCATAATGCGGTCGCCATCATCCAAATCGTAGTCGATGTCGTAAAGGTCAAGAGCATCGCATGCCCCATACAAGCTTGGCGTATAAAAACGAACCATTTTTGTCACCTCATGTTTATTTGTATGGCTCATCAAATGTATCATCTACCGTTTCCTTGTGCCCGCACGCATCACAGAGCAAGCAACTGCAAGCCTTGCGAGTGCGTCCGGTCGGGATGCCGTGATTGTCCAGCTCCTTTTCTAAGAACCAGACAGGCTTGAGCGTAAAGTCACAGGAAGGACAAGGAATCGAAGGGATTGTCATATCGCATCTCCCCTTACTCGTCCACTTCAACGGCATTCGTCACCTGATAGCCGCCATCGCGCAAAGCACACGACAGGTTTTCGCCAAGCTGCATGGCAGTCCCAGCATCGTTGGCGTCAAGTGCCTTCTGTACTTTCTTGATGGCATCCTCAGGGGTGTTGGCATCAACGCAGATGGTAGTGGAAACGGTCACAACAACATTAAAGCTTTTCATAGCAATTTCTCCTCTTTGTTATTCGATAGGTTTTTTGTACTCAGTCCAGAAGAAAAGGCGCTGAGCGGGTGTCAAGCGTTCCTTTTCATTGAACTTTTTGTTCAGTTCATCGGCGAAACGGTTGCAGTCAAAAGGATAAGGAACTTTGTATTCCTTCCCTTCCTTGACGGCCTTGACATAATGGCTGTCGCAAACCGGGAAACTGCTTCCGTCAGAGAAGGTTTCCTCGTGACCGGAGCAAAAGACGTACAGACGAGAATAGCATTTGCCAATGGTGTCTTTTTCAGAGACTTTGATATAAGCAGCTCGAAACAACTCGTGAGGATGTTCGCAATAAAAGTCAGCGACTTCATCGTCGGAAGCGAGCTCCATCACTTTGACATCGAAGTTCTCGAGGTCCTGAATCAGCAGCTGCTCCCCTGCATCACGAATGAAATTCATGATGGGGTAGTAGTCGCCAGCTTCACGGCCATAGCCTTCTCCGCACGCCGCATAGCAGCGGTGCTTACGGAACAGATGATTGTCAATCGACTTCTCATACTGCTTGAGAGCCTGATGTGTGAACGCCATACCCACAGTTTCATACGAGGAAGAAGGAAGCAGAACCGTGATATCATCTGCTGTATCATACCCGCTTGCCGTGGAGTACATATCGACATAGTCGGCCATCGTGTCGAGACGGTGCGAATCACGAATATCGCGGATGTCTTCCCTGTCGGCATTCTTTTTGTCAACCAGTTCATCGTACGGAATAAACGGGTCAAACCGAGGATGCTCATTGTATTTCTGAATCGATTCTTCGTCGTCAAGGCACAGATTGTCCTTGACCAAATCTGTCACCGAGTCATAAGTCGCGCCCTCGAACAAGAACTGCGCACCATCGAGGTCATAGTCCGAATCGCAAGCTTCACGTAAGGATACGCTGTGCTCAGATTCTTCTTGTTGCTGCAAAAGATGAATGGGTGTCTTGGTCCCGAAATTGTCAACGGAGCCCGGGAACTGCAGAGCTGCATACTGCTTGAGGTAGTAGCTGCTGGTGTCATTGACCAGAACGGATTGGTTTGTTTTGTTAGACATAGATAATACACTCCTTAAAATTTAATATAAAAAGCGGGCTTCCTGAATAACAAGAAGTCCGCTCTTCAACGAAATTGTGAATAGTACATGCACAAGAGACCTTGTCAAAGACAAATGATATCTATCGTACAAATATTATTATCTCTGATTCGCACGTATCAGCAAGGCGTATTTGTGCCAAAGTTTTGACGTTCTGGACAGTACCAATGGCGTCAGTCCTCGATAGCGATGGGAGGCGTTTTGTCGAGTAGCGTGTCAATGTTCCAGCCGCAAAGGGTCAAGAGCACCTCGGATGCAGGACTCTGATTCCGGATATCGTTTGCCAGATGAAACCCGATGTGTGCATAGGCATCATCATCGCTTGCAATTTCGTTCTTGACAGTTTCGGCAAAATTTTCAGCCAGTTCTGCGTTATCGGCGATGACATTCATAGCTTCGTTCATGACGCGGTCCTTGACCACGAATGCGTCATCAGCAGAATAGTCACATTCCGGACAATGCGGTTTAGCCTTTACACCGCTGGATACGGAAATAAGCTTGCAGCCACACTGCGGGCAAGTGAAAAAGTATGGATGGTTGGTCGGTAAAGTCATGATACATTCTCCTTTTCTGCTAAACAATTTGCAGCGTGTTTTTGTCGATGCTCCGGCAGCCGCAGGAGCAGGGGTAAGTGTGGTGTCCATCTGGCCATTTGACGCAGATGCGCCAGCCCCGACATCCTTCCATTCGGCAGCGGTAAGAATGACGATTGACAATTTTGCCAACCATCTTGCCGTCACGCGAGAGCAAGACAGTTTCTTTGCTGTGCTCAATTTCGTGTCTCATACGAGCTACAGGGTCAAACTTCTTGTTGTATTCCATGATAGTCTCCTTGCAATATAAAAAAATCATGCACAGGCAGCATTGGGGCCTGTGCGGGGTAATGATTTCCAGGGAACGATTGCTCCCTGCCGGTTAGATGTATTTGAGTTTTTGTCCGCAAACAGGGCATCGCTCATAATGTGGATTCTGGTAGTACCCATCGTTGTAGTCCCCGCCTAAGTCCGCATCGCAATGTGGGCAGAGGTTCGGAGACCAGCTTTTCGAGATGGGCTGCTTTGGAATTTGCAGCTCACAAGCCTCGATGGCTATACGCAAAGGTTTACTGCCTCGCTCCCCCATCAAGCCGCCATTCAGGAGCTTGGTAAGGTAGTTCACGGCATTTTGGTATTCAGTTTCGGTCGTCATTTGCTATCACCATCCTTTTCGAACAGCTCAGAAATTTTGTCAAGAATCACTTGAGATTCTGCTGCTGCCTGTTCGTTGTAATGCCTCCACTTGTCACGAAAATCCTCTAAGTCCTTGACAACGTCACGGCGGGAAACTCCATCGAGCAAGCGCACAGCCATATCAGAAAGATTTTCAGCCTTGAGAGCGTCGATGTCCGGGTTGTAGCAGAGCATGATAGCGTCAATGGATTTTGCAAGGTTCAAGCATTCAGTATAAAGTTGCTTCATTTCGCTTTCACTCTTGTCGAATTCACCGTCAAAGACATTCCCAATCACGTGAATGCAGCAGCAATCCTTGAGCATGACAACGTCCGTGGATTCGCAAACGCGAGCCATAAAACGGGCCGACGATTCAGAATACTCGACTACACCCTTGCGGCGTGTTCGGGTCGCATCATTCTTCAGCCAGAAAGTGATGATGTCATCTTCAAAGATGAAATTGCCGAGAGAATCGTTGATGCCAGTATACTGGCCAATAGTGTCCGCATGTACAACGTACTTCTCAACCTTCGGGTTCTGCTGGTAGATTATCGCGTAATCATATCCCTTGTTCTGAGGAAAGACGCCGCCCGCGACCCAGATGCCTGGCAGTGGGATACCGGATATGGAGGTCCGTTCACCCTTGCGCCGAGTCTGACCACGGAATAAGATTTTTCTGGTTGCCATAAAATACTCCCTTCTACGCAAAAAGGCAGACCTCCCGATTTTTCGGAAAGTCCGCCTCAGCGAAATTATGAATTTTTGTACGAACGCAAATAGTGCCTTAGTAGATGGTATCTATCGTACAAATACCATTCTATACGGTTCGCACATTTTGGCAAGCAAAAAATGCCGCCCATCCGAAGATGAGCGGCGACTTTTTATTTCTTCGCTCCCATGAGGACTTCGCCTTCTCCGGATACAACGAACCAGCCTGTATCTTTACGGTATTCAGCACTGAACAGGTTTGCGAAGTTGTACCCTCCGGAAAATTCGATGTGTTTCAGCGAAAATGTCAGCTGCAAATAAGCATCCGAAGAAGTGCCGTTGCAGTCGTTTTCCAAAGAAATATTCAAACGATAAAAGTCCGGACGAGCGAGGTACTTATCGACAATGTCCTTGTCGTAGGTGATGTCGTGGAAGCAGCAGGACGAGAATGTCTGCAGATATACTTCGCGGTACGTATGGCCGAAAAGACCACACTTATCGCGCAGATTCTCCGGCCAATTCACCTCGATGCGACCATTGGGTTTGAGGCATGTTGTAGGAGGCTGTTCCACGCCGATACCGAAATAGCGTCGGACGAACTCAAACAGCGGCTTCCAATCGATGCGGTTGAAAAATTCAGTCAGTTTCTCGCCATCGCGGAGCTGGCGGGTTTCGGTTACCATATGCATTTGTCATTACTCCTTTTTTTGTTGGTATGTATTTTCGAGAGCTTTCTCGTCCAAAGCAAAATACTTATGCGTGAACCAAAAATCTGTCGGTGTCCGTTCTGCGTCCGGTAACAGAGAGTTGCCAACTACGACAACTCCAGGAACGCCAATACAGCACATTTGAATGTAGCACATCTTGCAGACCAGAGGGTCAATGTCTTGTGCCACAAACAGAACATACTTGTCCCAGTCCGGGTCAGTGGATTCCAACTGCTCGCGCATCACATTGTACCCCGCCAGAAGCAGGCATCCGGCACCACAGCACGGGTCGTTTACCCGCAGGATACGGGACTTGTCCAGAACAAGAGAATCCGGCATGTTTATGCGTGCCATCATCTGTCCGACATTGTACGGCGTGAAAAACTGCCCTGCTTGGCTTTTGCTTAATCCGAGATTATGGTAAACGGTGCCAAGAAAATCCTGCTCAGGGTTTTCCAAGAGCGCGGCCATTGTGATGGCGGTAAGCACCGCAAACTGCTGTACGGTCTTCTCGTCGTATTTCTGGACGATGGCATTGTACTGTTCCTCTCTTGCATCCCTGCACCGTAAATCACAGGTATTCGCAAGTGCAATGGCATGCATGTCGATGTAGTCATACCAGAGTTCGCTGCGACCGTATCGGGCGCTCATCTCATGGAAAACCTTGATAAACTCTTCGACCGTAGAAACTGGTCTTTTTGGGTTGCTCATAAAAACTCCTTTCATAGTAAAACAAATAGCGGACCTCCAAAATTCGGGAAGTCCGCCTGTTTGCAGATTGTGAATTGTACGAACACGAATTGTGCTTTAGATAGTATCTATCGTACAGTTACTGTTTTATGCGGTTCGCACACTGGGGCAAGTACCAGCTATTGGATTTCGGCTTTCAGCCATTGCAGATACCGGTATCGCTCGGCTTCGTTCTGAATTCCCTGCAAAGCAAAAGTTACGAACGGCACATCCGTGCAATGATTGTCCAGCCACGATTCGAGGGCGAGTGCCTCAAAAATATCATTGTAGCAAGTATTGCGCCGATAATATTCGAGGTCTTCATCTTCGATTTCGTAGTCGAACTTTGCGCGGATTTCTTCCTCCGTATAGTTTTCGGCTTTTGCGGCGGCGTTCGCAAAGAACGGGATATTGCCTTCCTTCCATTCGAAAAACGGATAATCCTGGTCGCAGGAGTTCTGAAAATATACACTCAGCGGCCATTTCTCGCTTGCGCTTTCTGGCGGCATCATGATGATACCGAGCAGCTTGTGCTCTTCCCAATACAGAAAACGGAAGGTAAACAATGCCTCAAACCAATACCGGTCAGCGGTATCCGCAAGTACATCGGCTCTGTAGTTTTTGCTCTCCTCATCCGCAATGTATCCGGTACGAACCGAGGGAATATAATACCGATTATTCCTGATGGCTTGCCTGATATTTTTTTCGGTCATTTGCGATTGCGTGTATTCCAGCGCAATCGCCATGGCTTCCTGCAAACTGTTCGCCTGCGCAAAGCCCATGTCAAAACCGTAACTCATGGTATGGCACTCCTTTTTATTTGAATGGTTTCAGGTTTGTGGTATAGGCGTCAGATGCCTAGGCGCTGAGCGGCAGTCTCGATATCGCAGAATCACAGAAGCTCCTGACCATATCGAAAACCGTCAAACCCATCGCTGTACGAATAGTCGATACGACCTTTGCTGTCGCGTTTGACCAGCTTCTTAAAGACCAATTTTCTTCATAAAAGGGATAGCTTTTTTCATACGTTCGCAAATCCACTTTTCGTTTTCTTTCTTCCCGTTTTTTGCAATATATTTCTGCATTGCATCCGAAGTCTGAGGGCCGAAACCGATAGCATCCAAAATCACTTGTGCGCCATCACACTTCATTGCCTTCAAAGTATCGGGTTCGATTTCCCTTGCTCCGCCAAAAGGCTGCATCATTTTCAATCTGCAAAACGGTAGACATCCATTTGGAGCATCTTTAATGTTCCAAATTTCATACCCTAGAGGTGGTTCTGTCACAATGGTGTATTCATTGTTATGATATTTCACTTTTCAAATTCTCCTTTGTTTTTGTAGGTGTTTAGTTTGAAAACTTTTTCTTCAAATCCTGCGTACCGTACAAATTGTCACGGCTCATCGTATTTATATGTAGTCCTCACTTAACTGTCACAACATTGACACGATATGTCTTGCCGGTGGTCTCATCATCCAACTCCCAATAACCAATGAAGGTTTCGTAGGTTTCGGTGATAGCGACCTGCACACCGGTATTGTCGTACAGGATAGCTTCGGCCCATGAAGTATCCTCATCGCCACAGCAACGGATATCCATCGAATACCCGTCAGAAAATTTCGCAGTCTCGCTCAGTGAAGAGCCAAAACCTTGGACTTCCTCGCCGCAAAGATACTTTTCGAGTTTCTTGGAGGACGATTTGCTGATGTACAGAGTTTCTTCCAAGATGATTTGTTCGGGAAGTACATCGACAAGAACATGGTATTCGGCACCGTTGTATGGGATGACCCAATGGTTGCAGAATACCTTGGTGTTCTTTGTCTTGTATACCGTCTTGCCGTTCACGGCAAGCGTTGCCATACCAGAAACACCATCTTTGCTGTTTCCTTCCCAAAGGACGGAAACAATGGTGTTGTCTGCGGCAAATACGACATCACTGATTCGATACTCGTCGTTGATGCTGTCAGGGTCGTTGAGATGGCGGATAAGAGCATCGTATACCGATTTCTCCATCTGGATGTGGTTTACAAAGATGCGTTCAAAGCACTTGCTCCTCTCGTACATGCGTGCCACATACAGAACAGTCTCGACCAAGTCCTCGACAGTTCCGGCAGTCATAGAATCCAGCGTACGGCGAGCCCACAAGTCAACACCATCCTCAATAATGCTGCACTCACAAACTCTGTGAAGGCTGGGATAGGTCACACTGATAAGCTGCATACGAAGGGCGGGTTTGTTGCCTTTGGGATAAATGTCATTGATGGGAAAATTGAGGGGGTCAAGGCTGACACTTTCAGGAACCTCACCAAACCCCGACCAACGACCGGGATTCCGTTCTGCCATGAATTCACGGGCGAAACGCTCCGCAGTCTCCTTCGTCAAACCATGCCATTCTTTGACATCGCGGCTTTTCTCGATGGAAGAAACCGCATCGCTGACGGCAGTGAGGAAATTGCTCTGGTTCTCTTCCTGATTCCGTCTGGTTTCGTCCATGAGCTGCTCAAAGAGGGCTGCATCGTGCAGATACTTGACGGCAATGGGAGCCGATACCTCAGCAGAATCCGGAATAGTCACCGCAGTGTTGAGGTATTCTCTGATATCCTTTTCATCCTGCAACCTCTCGCAGAACTCCGAAAGCGCATCGAGCTCATCCAGAGAAAACTCGATTTTCGCGCTCGGCTGCTTCGCGGTTTTGGTGATAAGGATGCCTGTGTTGTTTTTTTGAATTTTCATAATTTTCTAATACACTCCTTTTTTGAACGCAAAAAGGCGGACCTCCCAAATTCGGGAAGTCCGCCTTAAAGCAGAATTGTGAATTGTACGAACGCAGGATGCGCCTTGGTAGAATGGTATCTATCGTACAGTTATTATTCTATGCCATTCGCACAGCCTGGCAAACAAAAAGTGCCGCCCATCCGAGAATGAGCGGCAAAAATGTTATTGGGCTTGATTCAGAAGTTGACTGAGCCAAGTTGGTCGATATGTTCCAATAGGAAGAAGCTGCCCGTTGCGATATTCTGCAACAAGTACAAATCCATTGTCATTATCGAAAAACTTAGCTTCATCGCAGTATGGCAAAATTTTGAGGACATCCTCAAAACGGTGAGAAAAACGGGCGTTGACATCCTTAGTGGGAATATCATGCCCCCCACGCTCTACACGGTTTCGAATTCGTCGAATACTTTCTTCGGCGGTATCAAGACCGACATAGTACAGACGAATATAATATCCAGCTTCTTTTGCACGTTTGCAAAGCCGCTTGGGATATCCACCGGAAAGCGTCGTCTCTTGTGTGAAATTCACACCGTCCATTAAGGCACGCTCGATACGCTCAACAGCGAGTTTGCCGCCTTCGTATTCGTCACCGCCACACTGAATGGTTAGTTTGTCGGGGTCAACCACAATGCCGAAATCGTTACGCTCAGAACGCAAAGAACCGGTTAAGCTGGATTTTCCTGCGCCATTCACGCCGCCAATCAGAGTGTAAATTTTCATGGTATCACCTCTTTACTATTATACCACATTTTGCGACAAGCGGCAATCGTTTTGCTTTTCAGGCAATAAGCCGTTAAAAGCATATTCTACAATTCCTTGCTTGTAGTAGTTTTCGTATTTTTTATAAAGGGTAAAGCCGTTTTTCTTTAGCAGAAATTCAAATTCGTTGATATGAATTGATGAAACGGTAATGAGTGGATTTGTACATTGTAATGCCTGATGTGCGATTTTTAGCAATTTTGTAGCAATCCCTTGGCAGCGGTAATGTTCAGCTACTCTTAATGTACAAATTTTCTTTTCATCAGAATCTTTTAGTATTAGAACGGCAACTATTTTCCCATCGTCCAGAACAGTATAAATTATCCGATTTTCACTTGCCAATCCGGGAACGACTGTACTATAGTACCATTTACTAAAATTGCTATACTCATTATCCAAGTCGTGCAGAAATTCATATATAGCAGTGATGGTTTGGCTATCATCAGCTTTAACGCATACTTGTTTCATCGAGCAGTCTTCACATCCAACAAATGACCATCATCAGGCTTATTGAGCCAGTCACACCAGCTCATGTTGTTGGAAGGAAAGTCTTTTGCACCGCTGTGAACATCGTTCAGAAAGACGGCAAGATGAAACTTATCGAGTTTCCGAATCGCATCAAGGCGGGTTTCGGTCGCAGAATTCTCATCTGAAACGTCAGCCCCAACCTTTTTCCAAATTGCCCTTTCGGCTCCTTCATAAGTTGAAAAGCGTTCGCGCTCCATCGAGAGTTCTTCGGTCTCAAACTGCGCCTCAGCAATCAATGCCCAGCGTTCGCTTTCACAGTTGGCAGAGTCCAGCAAACCGGAATATGCCTCCAGCAGCTGGTCGTAGTCATCCGGGTCAAGCTCGGTCGGGTCTACTTCACCGTGTACGACAAAATAGGTGCCATTTGGAGCTTCGAAAATGTCGTATAGCTCGTATCGGGTTCCGCCAACCTGACGTCGCCACTGGCATGTATCAGGGTCGGTGCAAACCCAAGTCTTGGCTTCCAGCTCTGCCTGTTTCAGGTCGTCCGCCAAATCAGAGAGAGCTGCGGAGACCTTTTTGTTTTTTTCCAGGGTCTCAGTAAGACCGATGGTGTTCCCTGCTGCCGCTGCAGCATTGTACTTGAATATGGCAAAACGGTCGCTGCTGTACTTTTCAGCCATAGCCGATACTCCCTCAGGAAGATGATTTTGAAAAAGACGAATGGTATCTTTCGGGACAGAATCGGCTGGGTACTCGAGGGTTACGCGTTCACCAAGGGCATCGTGTTTCAGCTCAAAATTGTGCTTTTTGCAGATTTCGTCATACTGAATGCAATACATAATTATTTCTCCTTTTATTGTTTGAAAGCAAAAAGCAGGCCCACCGAGATGGTGAGTCTGCTGATTGTCTTGCAGAATTGTAAATTGTACGCATTTCGGCCATAGGGCTGTTATCTATCGTACAATTTCAATTTTAGTGGAATCGCACGTTTGAGCAAGTCTGCTTGTCAGACTTTCTCAACCTCATCCGAACCATAAACAATGTTCAAATGTGAACCATTGTCCCAGTGCATCAGGAGGCTGCCGGTATCATCGACACCAACAACCGTACCTTCTGTACCAAGAGGTGGTGCCTGGATGTCATCCATTTTGACAAGCCGAACCCGCGTTCCAGCGGGGTATTCTTTGCGGATGGCTTCGACAATTTTGATATTTGGAAACATAGTATTTCTCCTTTAGCTCATTGCATTTGTTTTTTTGATGATACTCCAAATACGGTCTGCGATGTTTTCGGCGGTATCGAATCGAGTGACAGATTCACCTTTCCAGGTCCCGCCGTTGCCGTTGATGCCGTTGCGGAGCTTAATGCAGCTGCCACGATTGGCTTTCCATTCATGCAGGTTCACCGAGTAATCGTCCAGCAACACAAAAGAGCTGTCGATGCACGGCGTTTTCAGGCGGTTTGCTGCAGCTCTGGCTTTGCTGCTGCCGCACGCAACGAAGATGCGGTGTTCGGAATCAATTTCCGGAAGATAAGCGTCGAGCCAGGCGTTCTTTTCATGAACTGCATATGGGTTTTCCGGCATATAGGCGGAAAGTGCATACACATCAAGTTCTGGTTTTGTGTTGCAAAGAATCTTCACGGCGTCCAAAACCGTCTGATAGGGCGGCAAATCTCTGAAATACCCCGGCTGAAGCAGGTCCTCAAAGCAGGCCGCCTGCTTCCAGACGGCGAGAGTGCCATCCATATCGACGAATAAACGTGCCTTCATATCATTTGTAGGACTCATAATTTTCCTCCTTTTTAGATGTGCAAACAAAAAAAGCAGGCCCACCAAGACGGTGAGTCTGCTCTTTGCTTGCAGAATTGTGAATTGTACGAACGCAAAAAAAACGCGCCAAGTAGATGGTATCTATCGTACAATTTTCATTTTAGCTGAATCGCATATTTTGGCAATAAAAAAGAGCCCCGCATTTCTGCGGGACTCTGGTGAAATAAATCAAGTGTCGGCACAATTTGTTCTGACGGCTATCATTATTTTCTGTCTCCCTCAAAGCAAGGATTCTTCCAAAGAACCTTGCGACCACTTTCAATGCGAGAGACAGTCTTCATGGGAATATCAGACCAGTATTTACTGTAGCCAGCGCAGTTCTCCGCAAGAAATTCTTTCACCTCATCGCTGAGCTTGCGCGGTGCAATAGCCCATGCAGAAATGACCTTATTCTTAATCATTTCAAAAGTAATCAGGTTGGAAACAGGATATTGCACCTGCATTTCTTTTCCATTGGCTTCAATAACGAGCCGAATTTTTTTTGCTTTTGCAGTCGCAGCAAACAAACTACGGCACTCACTTTCCCAACAATGTGGCTTGGACTGGAACTCCAGCATCCTTGATTGGGTAAGACGTTGGACGGCAACGAATTTTTTCCCGATGCTTTCGCTGAAAGGTGTGCCATCGCGAGAAGTGAGATTCTTATCGAGGACATTGACTACCCTTTCCGCCCATCCGGTAGGATTAGCAAAGAACTCGATGGTCGCGGTGTCATCAATGTGCTCAAGAAATTTACGAAGGCTTTCTTCAAATGCGGTGTCTTTCTTTTGCAGGACATACTGTTTGACAGCGTTTTCATAAGCCTCGTTCTGCAATTCGGGCGTGTTCAGATAGTCAGGGTCGAGAACTGTTTTCTGCTCCAGATAATCCCACAGCGTTTTCGTCATCTCACCCATTGCGGAATGGGGACCAGTGTAAGCAGAGGTGACATCAAACAATCGCAGGAACTCATAGCTTTCAGCATAGGTCTTTTCGTGGTCCACAACATAAGCCATAAACTCAAGGTTATGCTGTTCATAAAAATGGTTTTTGCTCATGCTGGTGGGATAGTTACTGCACATTTGCCCAAATAATGCCTCGACACTATGCTCGCCATCGGAAAGAGGAACGCGGACAAAACGGTAGAAATTCGAGTTGTGGTGCTTATCCAGAACGTTACCGTCCAGAACGGAAATAGCAGGATTAGAAAGAAAAGAGCGGAACGCTTTTTCATCAATAGTTTCGAGATACATAGTTTTACTCTCCTTATTTGTTATTTTTGGTTAGGTGGGGAAATTTATGGTATCAGTTTAAGCGTCGTACTCATCGAGTTGCTTTTCGGTGGCAGCGCCTTGGCGTTTCAGATAGTTGTCGGTTAGAGGTTCAACGTGAGTCAACGACTCATCCACCCAAAGCATGCGCTTTGAGTCATCGTCGTCGTTGCGAACGCCATCAGCGATAACAGCTAGAGGTTGGTCCGTCTCTGTTTCATCATCGCCAGCGTACAGATAGCCTTTTACCATGTCGTTGGTTTCGTTCGGCAGCTCCAAACAGAACCAGAAACCTGCACGACCGGTATTGCTGTTTTTGCTGGTGAGCCAGATACCGGGATAAGAATCCTTCGTTTCCTGGCCGAGCATAAAGTTAGCACTGATGCCGTCTGCGTCAAGCTCAGTGGAAACAGAGAGAGCAGAAGGTTTGGTGGCGTAAGGCCAGAAAGCTTCGATAACTTTTTCAATCGGAATAGTTATCGGCACGGATTTGCCATCAATTTGGCCTGTGATTGTCATTTTCATAAAAATACACTCCTTTTGTTGTTATAACGCAAAAAGAGCGGACCTCCCGATGTGGGAAGTCCGCTCTTCATGCGAAATTGTGAATTGTACGAAAGGCAAAATGCCCTTTCGATTATTGGTATCTATCGTACAATTTCTATGATATGCTGTTCGCAAGGCGCGTCAAGTTTCATTCGTCAGCAATACCTATATAAAGATGGTAGGTGGCGTTTGCCGTCTGGCAAACCCAATGGCTGTAGAACGAGTTGCTCGGCTCAGACGTGACGATATCCTCATCCTCACGATAAATAGCCGCTTCGCACCAGGAAGGTCCATTGTGGCGTGGGATGCAGCGAACATCCATGTGCATACCATCGGCGAAGACAACGGATTCGAACTCAATCTCATCCTGCTCTTTGCCGTCATCGGTATACTGCTTGATTTCGTTCATTCGTTTCTGGCTGATGGTAAGGCACTTGACGAAAACCTTGCGGAAATTTGTGAGATTTTCGTATATCATGCACACTCGCATGATGGCGCTTGTCAAGGCATCGACAGAACCAGGGTCGTTGCAAATCGCAGTCTTGTCGAAACAGCCAATGCCGTGCCCTGTCCAGAATCCGCCTTCATACAGGTGAACAGAAGCCGCATAGCAAAGACAACCATCAGGTTTGCAAAGCTGAATTTCGAGTGTGCAGCCATCGTATGTTTCATCGATTTTTCGCTTGTACACATCGAAGCTGATGTTATCAGGCACTTCCCCGCTGCCGTCCCAATGATAGGGATTGCAGCGAATAAGAAAGAGTTCTGCGATTCCTTTTGCATAAATTTTCGTCATACCGACCTTTTGTTTGAACATGGGACTCATAATCCTTCTCCCTTCTCTTCGTTCAGCAATTCGCGTGCATGGTCGAGGACTTCCTTTGTGACAGGCTTACCGCCTTCGTTCAGAGCGAGAAATACTTCCAGGACCTCCGCACGGGTCGCATTCTGGTCAAGTTCAGCAACACCAATGGAAGCATCCATGAACCAGTTTTTATCCAGAACGGAAAGGTCGTTGTAAAATACACCTTTGTACGGGAATCGGTTTTCGTAAAAAGCAAGCAAGGTCAACATACGCTGCTTGCCATCAACGATTTCATAGTAGTTGCCATCGTTGCTTGTGCGAGTGAATGGCAGCTGCTTAAAGACGAAACGACCAATCTCGCGACCCATAAAGATGCTGTCCAACAGCTTTTCCCTGTCCTCATCACCCCAAACAGAACCACGCTGATAATCAGGGTTGAAATCAATGCCGAACAGGTATTGGAAGCTGAGCAGAGAGTACATGCTGCGGTTTGAGTAGTGCAGGCGGGACAGTGCAGAATTGCGCTTGGCAAAATGCGTGCTATTGCCATTATCCAGTGGGCGAACACTTGTCCAGGCCCAGCAGGAATAGTCGTCACAATTTGCACCACTGCGGATAAGATACATGTACCCGCCTTCCAGAGCCTCGTCAACAACGCAGTTTAGAAGGTGACCAACCTGTACTTTGTCGCCGACCGTGAAGCGATAAGAGGGGGTCCCTGCACGCTTGGCAGTTTCACAGGCTCTCTCGTAGGAAAGACCTTCGAGCGCAGCTTGTTTCAGGTTGATTTTTGTGATTTCTTTTCTTGCACTTTTCTTAGCCATTGCGATTCTCCTTAACCAATCCGATGGACTCCGAACAAAACAGCAGGAAGAAGCTGTTCATACGGGGTGTATTGGGCAAAATCGTAGATTTGAGCCTCATCGCTGATGATGTATCCGCCAGGGCAGGATTCGCCATCGTCATTGGAACTACCGTTGTCCTCAAGACCTCGGCTTTTGAGCTCGTTGAGGTAATCCTCACGCATAGCATCGTATGCTTCTCCGGGAGTGGAATACTGCTTTGGATTTACCTTTGTGAAAAGATGGCCCTCGTCATCGGTAAAAGTTTTTGTGATGATAAACATAATTTACACTCCTTTTTTTGTAAGTACGCAAAAAGGCGGACCTCCAGATATTGGAAGTCCGCCTTCAAGCGAAATGTGAATTGTACGAAAGGCAAAGCACCTTTTCGATTGCTGGTATCTATCGTACAATTCTAATTGTATGAGTCTCGCACGAATGTGCAATGGTCTTTAGCCAAGCATCGTCACATCACCATCAACGTACCAGATGTACTGCTTCCAGTTAGAAGCGGTCGCACCAGGGATGAGTTTCAGCGCAGAGGCCGGAGGTACGCGGCTCGGCTCAAATGACATCTCGTAATGCTTTTCCAGGCCGTATTTCCGCAGAACGATACTCGGCATTACTCTGCCAAGCTCATACCACTTGCGAGGCGGGATACGGCTGCAATGTTCGCGGTGAATTTCAGTGTATTCCTGCTGGAATTTGTGAATGGCCCGAAGCAGCTGACACATCGGGCAGGTATTAAGGATGCCAGGGTCCTTATAGCGGTATACTACAAGACGATATTTATCGTGTTCCTTGGTGGTCAGAACGACACCAAAATAGTTTTTTTGCCATGATATCCTCCTCGTTTTAGTAGTTAGTACCATACTCCAGGGCGTAATCCGGACGCTGATATTCGACGACCGGCTTTTCCCAAGAGCAGATGGGTTCAGTATTGGCGCTCGGAAAATGAGAGCTGATTCCGTTGGTGGCAAGCAAAGCTGCCGTGCAATCCGCAATCTGTGCAAGAAGCTCAGGATTCCATCCAAAGGTGTCATCTCCGGTCAGCTGCTTGCACAGGACTTGTGCCGCTCGAAGAATTTCAGTGTCTTTGGATTCCTGCTGAATAGGTTTCGGTGCAGCAATTGTGACATTTCGTGCAATGACGTTTTTGGGCAATGGCTCATCGACCCATTTTCCCTCGTAAATCTCACGGGCATAGAAACCGTCTTTGTCGAATTCGTCAAGGCGAACCCAATGGTCGGATTCCCAGGTCCTTTGAGCGATTCCGTCTGGATTGATAGTAACCATCACACGTTCATCGTGTGCGTTGTTTCCCCAATGGGTTTCAGAGTCATTGCCAAACTCCTGGATGAGAAGTTTCCTTGCGAGTTCTCCATCGGTCAGTGCAGCCAATTCTTTGATTCGTTTTGTGTTCATATTTTTTCTCCTTTTTCTGTAAACAAAAAAGGCAGGCCCATCGTGGTGATGAGTCTGCCTAGTTGTATCAGTTTGTGAATTGTACGAGTGCTGAAATGCGCAGATGCTATCTATCGTACATTCACAATTTTACCGGCATCGCAAGCAGCGTCAAGCTGTAGCAGCGGCGTCAGCAGTTGCTTTTTTGGCTTCCGTGTATGCTTCGCAAGCCGCGTGATATTCACTCAGCTTAATCTGCGTAACGGTGTCTGGAACCTTGGTGCTGCGAGTTGCATATTCGCAGGAATAATATCCGTAGATATTTCCCTGCTCATCATCCCACAGCTCCGTAGTGATGCGGCCAAAACCGTTGAAGTTGGCCCACCAGAACTGGTTGGCAAGGAATTTCTTGCCGTTCACGTTCTTACAGACCTCATCTTCCCACAGGCAGTTCATGGGCGAACGCTGTTTGAAGATGACAAAACCGTGAGGGTCACGGCGTTTCATGACCTGAGATTCGTATTTGGCGAGCAGCTCTGGTGTCAATTCGACCGTCAACCGGTCATTCAAAACATACGAAAGCTTCTCATCAGGGAAATATTTGTCGAAGAACTGCTTTGCAATTTCAACGAAGTGCGCTTTTTCCTCCTTTGTCGAAAAATAATTCTTGTAGAATTCGGAACCGGGATTTACTTTGAATGCCATTTCAACCATTGCTATTACTCCTTTTTCATCTGTACAGTCCAGCCGTTCACATCGGAATAAACCGCATAGAGCAGCGTTGCGAAATTGTAGCCTCCGTCATACAGCGTATAGCGAAGGGAGATGTTCAGCGCAAGAGTCCGTTCCTTGACGATGCCCTCGCAATCGAGATAGCTGAACGTCTTTGTCGGATTGGTAAGCCATGCTTCACGTTCTTCATTGAACTTATCTTCATCGTATTCCACGATTTCCTTGAAATACGAATCGAACGTGACGAGCTTGACTGACGAGAAGACATCAGCCATCATTCCGCACTTTTCAATCAGTTCATCAGGCCATTCGACCTTGATGATTGCTGCGCCGTTGTCTTTCAGCTCTTTGTGAGGGCTGAGCGAAACGTTATAGCGCTCACTGAGAAAGCCGAACAGCCAGGACCAATCGATAGTTTTCAGGAAACTGGCAGCTTCCTTGGCGTCCATGAAAATTTTGATTTCTTTACGTGCCATGATATATCTCCTCACTATATTATTCGGTGCCGAATTTAGCCCACGCTTCTTCGACACTCATGTGATAAACCGCCTTAAACTGTTCTTTGAAATACGCATTGAACAATTCCCGGTGGTGAGGGCTCATGATGATTTCGAGATTGAAGTCGGGGTCATCGGTGGAATTGTTGCAGTAGGAAATGTATGTACGAATGGTATCGTCCGGATGCCAGTCAATGTACATGTTAATCCAATCTGCATTTTCTTCTGAGTTCAAATCAAGGCCAAATGCTTTGTCTGCATCGAACCAGATAGGGACGTAGACGTTAATCCATCCGTCGTAGATGACTTCTTCATTGGCATCGAGCGTGAATCGTATCAGTTCAGCAAAGTCCTGTACGGTAATAGTTTCCTGCGTGCAGAGACCATGAACCATTTCGTTGTGAGTCATAAAATATGCTCCTTGTTATTTTTTGAAGGTGTCAAAGAATCGAATCATCTCGCGGTTCACACCGACTGCAGATTCAGTCTCAGGATAGAGCGCTGCAAAAGCATGGACCGTTTCTCTCTTGGAAACAAAACCGTAGTCGTGGTGAACGCGCTCGTTTTCGAGGCATTTCTTAAACCCAAAAGTCTGTTTCTTGAGAAAGTCCTTTTTCCCGGTGCAGATATAGCACGGGGGGATGAGTTTGGAATAGGTTTCAGGCTTGATGAACTCAGCATAACTGTGATTCTTCCAGCCCTTAGACATATAGTAGTTCTGAAGCAAACCTACCTGGCCCTTGTAGATGTAATACATACCGCTCTGCAGGCCCATCGCGTTGATGACGAGCTTCTTGGCTGCCTCGGGTACGTTCTCTTCCAGTTCGTCCTCTACCGGCTGCATCTTGACAGGATAGCGGAGAATAGAGCTTGCCATGCAGGCAAGGAATGCGCCAGCGCTGTCGGCTACTACAAAGACCTGATTCAAGTCACCACCGAAGTCTTCAGCGCATTCAGCTACAGTAGCAAACGCATTGATGACATCAGTGATTTGACCAAAGATGTTGGTTTCAGGGACCAGACGGTAATCCGGTACAAAGGTGAGATAGCCTTCCTTAGCGAGCCAGGTTGCCAGGTTCTGATTCTGTTCTTTCCGGCCAGCAATCAAGCCGCCGCCATGGATATCGATGATAATCGGATGCTTTTCGGCATCGTTATCCGGGCGATAAACGTCCATGAAAAGATTCTGCTTGCCGCAAATACCAATCTCAGTGGCAGTTATGCCTTCATGAGGCATAACAGGCTGAGACTTGATAATTTCTTCTACATGGGTGCGTTCTTTCTTGGTGGCGGCATTGATGAAATTCATGTTAAAAACTTCCTTTCAAAAAAATGATAAAAATAAAAGCGGCCGCCAATCTATAAAAAATGAGATTAGTGGCCGCTTGGGTGTTATTGGAATTCAAATGTGTATTGGGTTCCTCTTTCGGTTTTGACAAAAATTCTGCTTCCTGCAAAGCCAATAGCTTTTACTGTGCTGGTACGCAGGACGTCTTGTTGCTTTGGTGTTGTTGTTTTGAATACGAGTGGCTGCCCACTTGACAGCTCAAGAGTTCCGACCCGTCCAATGAGCGGAAGAACTCTTGCGTTGAGACTCGTGGTGCTGTGAAGCACACAACTGCTGTTAATCCGCATCATTGTCCTCCTGATATGAACTGGTCAGATATCCACATCCGGGTACTGATTCAACACATGATTGAACCTGTTATCCAGATGTTCATCGTTTTCGTCCCGCTCGGGATAATTAAACTTTCCTTCCTCTTCTGCTGCATCCCCCAAGCGTTCCATGAGTGCAATGACGCTTTCGAGCCAGGCGGAAGCCTTGCCAAACGTGTCATCCTCTTTTCTCTTGGCATAGAGCATGTCAGAGACTTCTTCGAGAGCCATTTTCTGCTGGTACAAAGTATTCCAGTTGATGTGCTCTACAGCGGAACGCAGGGGAGTTAAGTGTTCTGTTTCTGTTACAGTGTTCGTTACGGTCATTTTTCTTTCTCCTTGTAGTGTTTAGTTACGATAAACGTCAGCAAAGCACCGCAAAATTCCAACAAAAAAAGCAGACCTCCAAACGGATAGTCTGCTTCTCAGAATTGTGAAATTATAGCGTATGTGTGCTGTTATCTATCATACAATTTTTATTGTATGCGTTTCGCACGAATACGCAATAACTATTTTTTAGAATTAAGAATCGGAATTTTCCGAACTGTTGCTGTTATCATCGGAACTGGACTCAGCGTTTTCGTCCGCCGTGGAATTGTCACCAGATTCAGCGTCGGTGTTTTCTTCTGCGCTTGTATCCTGTTCGACAGTCGAATCACTGTTGACTGATGTGTATGTACCAGTCAAGATGACGGGAACTTCACCATAACCCAGATAACCGCTAATCAGGCTGCCGGAATTTTCGACTAGGTACTTGGTTTCTGTCATGTTCGGGAACAAGTAAATATCCTGAATCGTAGTGCCCTTCACATTAGCGCTGTCAAAGGTATCGTTGCACGCCGCAACAACACTATACCCGTCATAGTTCCAAACCAGATAGAAGTTCTTGCCGCCAATTTCAACATCATAATCTGCATCTCGGAAATCTTCAAAGGTACGATACTGCTTGCTGGAATTGAAAGCGACAGAATCGTTGTTTGTCCAGTAGAGACCGGACGGATTGCCAAACAAACCATACAGGAAGTTGAACTGTTCCTCCGGCTCTCCGTCGGTCGGATAGCCGTCGAATTTGTCCGGAGTGACAGACGAATAATAGAGACCGTCAAGGAACGCATCGCCGATATTGATGCCATCATCATTGGCTGCACGACCGTCCAGCATCAAGGTCAGTGAACCGCCGTTATATCCAATCGGATAATAGTCACAGCCGTCATCCTTGCTGGCAGTGTGAATGGAAAAATCACTGATTTCCTTTTCTACGCCTTCGCCTGTGGATTCTGCATTGATTTCACCAATGACTGTATCACCGTTTTCAAGTTCGTTCAATTTCAGATATCCCTTTACAGGCAAATCCCGTACATCCTGTAATGCAACGTCCGTGATATCCAGTGTCTTGCCGGTATCAACGCTGCGCAGCGAATAGAACTTGCTGCCGTCATCGTAAGACAAAGGACTCTGCCCCATCGGAATACCGTCCGGCCAGGTAGTGTCAGGATTGTCCAGCGTGCCGGGCGTGAAATCCGGGAGATTCGACAACAAAGACCAGGCATTGATGGGTTCCGGGGTCGGTTCTGCTGTCGGTTCCGGTGTTGCTGTTGCGGCAGCCTGTGCTGCTTCTGCGCTTGCTACTGCGGCTGCCTGGTCTTTCCGTTCCTGAACCACAGCTGTGGCGCAGCCGGAAAGTGTCACGGCGAGTGCCATGGCAGCTGCGGTGATATTGATAATCTTTTTACTCATACGTGTTTTGCCTCCTTATGTTTGCGGTTTTGCGGCTATTGAAGATTTTTCGTGGTTTTATTACTTTTAATTCATACTACACAAACAATATGCCAGAATTTTTTGCAACAAATTTGCATTTACTCGCCGTTATTGAGTTTGCGTTAGAGTCTTTGTATGTTGTTGCTTTTCCGTCTTTAGAGCCAGCTATTCCTTGCATTATATGAACATGCTTTCCAACAAGAAATATGCTTCCTGGATAGTTACGGTTCATGTTTCTGTATGTTGGATGGTGCTCTTTAACTTTAAGCTTGCAAACATCATTCGGATGCTCTTTGCGAAATTCTTCTAGGCTGGCAGCTTCTTGTTCCGTTGCTTTATGCCGATTTATAGCAACTGCCTTATTATCGAGTGTGTACACGCGGTTCATATTTTCATTGTTTAACACTCTTCTATCATGACGGCGGAACTGTTTAAGCTCATACGGCATATGATTGTTGATGTTGCTATCACAGACATTGCTCGGCAAGACAGAACAAGCAATGCAGTAAGCGTCGAGCCAATGGTCTTTACTTACACCGTGCGCTGCACGATAGTCATGGGTGCTCTTTCCTGCTGTCACAAAAAAGTGCTTTGGAAATAGCACACTCAATTTATTCGTCAGTGCCGGAATGATTTGATTCAATACACTCAAAGCGCCGTACTTTTTGTTAAGTCCAACTTTTTCTTTGGCAAGTTTCTTTTGCCAGGCAGCATCTTTATGAACAAGGTTATGATGCTCCGCGCATAGACCAACGATATTGGCAATGGTGTTGCTGCCATTCTCGGATTGCGGCACTACATGGTGGTAATGGTCGATGGGTTTATCACAGAACAGGCAATGGTGTTCCTGCATTTCAGAAACAGCATTTTCAAGACTCCCTTTTTGGTAGAGTGGGCCTTGTTGGTACTGCCATTTCTGAATGTCAGGATTATCAAGCCGCATGAACGCAAATTTGTTTACTTCAAGCACAACATCACTGATAGGAAGGAACTTTTGCATTTTTCTCACCAAATTGATGTGTGTTTGGAGCAACTGATTCGCGGTAGGCGTAAGCCATCCTTCCGGTCTTGTGCGATTGGTGTACTTTGCTTCTTTGTTTTTAATACCAATGCAGAGTACATCTTTCTTATAACCCGGAAGGCGACGTTTGATGATGCCAATTTCTTTTGCACGTTTGCTAGGATTCTTACTTTGAGCAGTATCTTGCTTCACGCACTTCTTAGAAATGGTGCCATTTGCCTTAGCTCTCCGCTGACGGCGACAACGTCTGCCGTTTGTGCGTCTTGCACGGCGGGCTTTTTTACGGTCTTGCATCAATTTTGGAACCTCTTTGTTGCGAGTTTCCAGATGTGCCGTAAAGACTGCCGTTCCATTTGCTTTAACAACGGCAACGCCGATATTGGTTCTACCAGGGTCAATGCCTAAATATAGGGGCTGCACTACATCATTGGTTTCATACAGCAGTTGGATGGTAAACGGTTTTGCTCTTACGACTCGTGCTTTTTGCTCTTTAAGCAGGTGGCGCACATGTCCGCCGCGAGTCGTAGGCATCAAAGGTTTACCGTCTTTGTTAAGTACATAAACAGTGGACATATTCGCCACCTCCTTTACGATAAATCTCTCCTGCCGAAGCAGGAGGTTGTGTTTCCCTTGGCTAGATGACGCCTTCGCATGGTTGCAAGCTGGGAAAACCGTACAAGTGCAGCTCGTCATCTTGATGTACAAAAGTACATCCGCCTGTGATATTGAAGGAACTTAGTGGGATGGGGTCATTCCACTAAAATTCTTCAATACCCCTAATGCCGAGGAGTGAGAGACCCACCATGCCGATAAGCAAAGTGAGGAGTCCAAGTCCAAAAGCAAAGGCAATATATTGAATTACGTCGATGAGTTTAAGCCATTTTGCGACTGCAGCGCCTAAAACAATCAACAGGCCAAAGCAGCCGGTCAGATAAATGAGCAAGCCAAACTGTGCAGTTCTGCTAAAAAAGGATTCAAGTGTTTTCATGATAAACTCCTTTCATACTTTTTATGGTATACGATTCGCAAGAGCCTGCAACAGGAAAATAAAAAAAGCTGCCCAACCGAAGCTGGACAGCCTATGTATGATTATGTATTATCGTCTGTTATCTCGTTCTTGTCTTCTGTGCTCACGTTCCTCGTATTCTTTTTTCTGATACTTGAGTCGTTCATTCAGCAGGAAGGAGTTTTCATCGCGAGTCATTTGCAGTTTTACCTCGTACCAGCAGCCGTAAAGAAAGGCTGCCAGAATGCAGAAGCCAACGATTTTGACTAAGAGGTTGAAAAGAACGTTCACAATAACCGGGAAAATATAGCCGATGGCTTTGGCGATAAGCAGGATGAGCCCACCGAAGACAACGATTTTTGCGATTGTCTGAACAACGGGCGGGAAATCGCCCAGGACTTTGGAAATGGTATCGTTAATTTTGGTGATGATATTAGTGTTTTTGCCACCGTTGTTATTATTTTCTGCCATGTCGGTTCCTCCTTTTTGTGCCAATTATAGCATATATCGGTACAAAACGCTACACTCCACATGAGGAATCTTGATGTTTAAGCAATAGCTCAACAAAAAATGCCGCCACCCTTTCGGATGACGGCAAGTGATGTTATTTCTTCACGGGGATATTCTGGTCAAGAATAACATCGAAGTTGTAGTGTGGCATCTTAGACGCATCACCACCAGCAGCTTCGAGGGTCATGTAGAAGTCCTCGTCATTCATAGCCTGCACGAGAGTGTTCATCTCGTCGCAGGTATGTTTGAGCATAGGACCGCGCTTATTGCAGAACATCACAGCCGAAACAGGCTGAATGCCCTGTGCAACCATGCCATCCCAATGAGTCCGCAGCTCGGTTACAGACTTCAAAGTAGCAACGCCGCTCATGAAGTCATAAATCTTGCAGTGGGACTCGTCGATATGTTCCAGAACGTCGATACGAGTCCGGTTTGCGTACAGAGGGAACTGGAGTTCAACTTCATTCCCGGTGTCTGCAACCAGCCGATTTGCAAAATCCTGCGCATATTTCTCAAGAGTGAGAGGCTCGCTTTCGAGAGGCTTCACGTTTTCGGCAATAGCGTCGAAAATTTTACGCCATCCCTTGTCGCTCAGGTCGATATCCGACTTGTTGGCGAGGGTATTCAAGAACCCACGCGGCAGACCGGAAATATCAACAGCAACAACGCCGGTGAAAGCGTTGAAGGCCGGGTGACGAGCCTTGTCCCAGATGGTATCAAACTGAGCGGTGGCGATAACACGCTCGCCGAGCTGGATATCCAAGCCCTGCGTAAGCATGTTGTTCTGGTAGAAATGCTTCAAGTCATAGCCACCAGTAACAACACCTTTGGTCGCATCCGTATCCAGCTGACCACACTCAACCTTGACAGGAATCTCGTACCCATCATAGTCAACAGTGAAGTTCTTTTCCTTCTGTTTCTCCTTATACGGCTGGAAAATAGGCTTGACGAGCACATCGCACGTCTTGCCATTCGCCATATGGAAATCAGGAATCAGGATACGGGCGGGAGCAACGCCGGTAGCGTCAGGTGCCAAGTAATTGCGGTACTTGACACCAAAGTGCTCAGCCAGGCAGGTACGCAGCACGTTCAGGCTGGTGACCCGGCTCTCAGCGCAGCTGCCGTTCTTGGTCAGCATGGTGCTGGCGGTAGCCTTGTCCATCTCCACATAGATGATGGTAGAAGGAGCGCCAAGAGCCTTAAACTGCTCACGCATAACGACATCTGCCATAGGAATCTCTTCCTGCTCGGACATCGTCATGGTCGTGGCGAACGGGCCGTCAACGCGGTGATAGCTGTCCTCTCCAGGCTGCTTGGAAGCGATGAACCAGGGATACTTGTTGCGGGTGGCAACCAAAATGAAATTATTCAGGCCAACGCCATGGATGCACAGCGGGCCCTCATTGCTGTGGCCGTTGCCAAACTGTAGGTTTTCCGGCAGCTTTTCCTTAGACATACCATTGCCCCAGTCGGCAATAACCACACCGATTAGGTTTTTGGCATGGCCTTTCACAATCGCGACCAAGATGTTAATGGCATCTTTGCAATTAGAGATGGCATTATCAACCGGCTCACAAGCGGCATCGCTCATGGGTAACTTCTGGCGCGAAATAGCGTCAAAGTAATGGTTGGTGATGCCGACGTTGAAAGTGACGTTGTTATTCTTCTTAGCCATAATATAACCCCGTAACGTGGGGCTGTCGTGCTGCTCTCGAATTTATCTCCACAGCAAGTAAGCCCCATATATGGGGATGTAATTATTCTTTTTTGTTGTCTGTTTTGCAGGAGCTATCGGCAATATCAGAAACTGCCTCTTTGATAGCCCCGAAAACATCGGTTGATTTCAGAAAGTTTTCTGCCAATCCTTTGATGTGGCTGTAGTTTTTGAAGACTTTCTTCACAATAAATGCGCCAACGATTGATACTACTGCCAAAAGCAGCAGAGCTTTCGCGGCCTCGGTCAGTTTCACTTGCTCCAGCAGGAGCGCGAGTATCACACCATCTTTGCTCAGCTAGGTCTTAATTAGACCGTGAACGAATGAACCATAGCTAACTGCATATTGCTTAGCTTTGGCTTCGTGGTTGCTAATGATGGTGTCTACTCGCTAAATTATGTTTCGAATCATGGTAATGTCCTCCTTAAAGGTTTGTAATTGTTATACGGTATATAAATACGCTCTTAACGCGGCGTTCGCGTGCAGGAACATTTATATAAACACATTGACGCTGTGTACGCGTGCTATGTTGATTAGCATAGCAATTCTATATAATCAGCCTTTTCTTCGGCTGCCAGAAGTCCACATTCCGTGGGATAAATCTATATAAAACGCAGAAAATCTGCGGGAATCCTCAAAAAGAAAAAGGACAGAAACCCAATATGGGCATCTGTCCTTCTTCCAGGAGGTATATGAACTATGGCAAATCAATGATATCTCTGTTACATTATCTATTCTATGGGTATCGCACGTGCCGTCAACCCAAAATACCAAGTTTTTACGAAAATAATATATACGGCACATCGTACAATTTAGAAGACCGGATATTTAGTTTCCTGAAATGGTGCAGGCAAAAGACACCGTGCCGCTCCAATCACCGGAAGTAAGATTAGCTTTTACCGTATAGTTTGAGGTGATACTAGCCAAGGCATCGTCACGTTTCCACGTTGTTTTGGGTGTTTCCACTATTATCGGGAAATCGCAAAAAATGTCAAAAAGAAAAAGCCGTCCACCAAACGGTGAACGGCTTTTGTGACAATTTATACTGCGGCGAGAACTTCTTTCAAAGTCATTTTGTCAATGCCTGCAAATTCTACAGCGGCAGTAGCCCAAAAGAAATCGCTGGCGCGGCATTCGTCGTATATCGGGTCAAATTCGTTACATTCGGTTTTGATGTCGAAAAATTCTTCACGGGAGAATCGTTCACACGGAATCCCTGCATTCCTCTGTACGAAATCTTTAATTCCATCGGTCATAATGGAGCAGCCAATCTCAAGGGTGTCGTCCGAGAGGCTATCCCCATATGTGTTATATGATAGACCATAGTGAGATACATAGGTTGCGCGGCTTGCACCAGTATATTCGCTCTCGAGAAATTCACTAACAGTCTGCTCCAAAGATACCTTTCCATCTTCGTACAATTCACCAGAATAATCATACGGGCAATCATTGCTGCGCCATTCATAATGAGTGGGAATGGGGTTCAGCATTGCTGCCAAACTCTCCAAAAGCTGCTCTCTAATTACATCCTTCTGAGCAAGAAAAAGCGAATTCACATATTCTGCGATTTCATCTTCATTCTGCTTGATATAGTCGATACATTGTTGCATGCTTTCGGTAACAGGAGCTTCATGTGATTTCATTATTGATACCTTCTTTCTATTATTTTAGTGTACGCGATTTGCACATATTAGCAAAAGCCGCCCACCCGGTAAAGGGCAAGCGGCAAGAGGTTAAGATATGATGTAAAGCGACGTACCCTTGAACGGATTCAAGAGGTCGGGCTTGTACTTGGTGCGGACATACTCTGCGATTTCGGTATCCGGCATTGCGTTCAGAACGTCAAGCCAACATTCAGCATTGATGGCCATGAGACCACCCATGCTAAGTGCATTTTCACAGTGCTTGATGTCGGAGGCAAATTCGCCGTGAAAGTCACAGGACTCCGCAGCCTTAACGATGCGGTCAAAGTCGTACATTCCGAGACCTCCTCACTGGCACATTGCCTTGAGGTCGTTCTCACTCAGAACAGGCACACCCAAAGCGTTCGCCTTATCGAGCTTGGAACCGGCAGCTTCACCTGCAACGAGATAGCTCGTCTTCTTGGAGACACTTCCGGAGACTTTGCCGCCATGCGCTTCGATATAAGTCTTGGCTTCATCGCGGCTCATGGAAGGCAGTGTACCGGTAATAACGAATGTCTTGCCAGCGAGCGGCGCAGACTCATCATTGGCACCTGCCGGAGCATGGTAGTCAAGATTGACACCGGCATCATGCAAGGTATTGACTTCCTGCTTGAACTCAGCGCTGGAAAGCATCGCATCGAGCGCAGCATAGATAGCGTCAGAGAAACCGGGAATGTTGCACTCCTTGATGGTATCTACATTGAGCGTGGACAGTGTCAGAAGGTTGCCGTTCGTAGCCTTGCATTGAGTAAATAGCGCACGAGCAACATGACCGCCGATGAGACGGTAGCCAAGGCCCTTGAGGACGCGGTCGGCATTCTGCTCCTTGGACTTTTCGATGGCAGCAAGAACCTTCTTGGCAATCTTCGCGCCATACATGTTGGTCAGTTCACCTTCCTCCTCATAGAGCCAGTACAGGTCAACGGGGTTCTCAATGAACCGGCTGTCAACCAAGTCCTGAATCATCTGAGGACCAAGTCCCTTGATGTCCATGCAGGGTTTCGAGGCAAAGTGAATGACACGATTCACGGTCTTTGCAGGGCAGGTGTCGTTCGTGCAGTACAGGTCCACAGAACCATTGACGGGCGCGATAGGCGCACCGCAAACGGGGCAGACCTGTTTTGCCATGTCATAAGGTACAGCGTCTGCAGGACGCTTTTCCAGCTCCACCATCGTGATTTTCGGGATGATGTCACCGGATTTGTGCAGGACAATCGTGTCACCGATACGGATATCCAAAGTCTTGATGAAGTTGGCGTTGTTGAGCGTTGCACGCTCCACACGGGTTCCGGCAAGCTGGATAGGGTCAAAGACAGCAACAGGAGTAACGCGGCCGGTACGACCCGTCTGCAGCTGGATGTTGCGCAAGACAGTTCCCTTTTCCTCTGCGGGATACTTGTATGCAATAGCCCATTTCGGGGCTTTGGTGCGCTCGCCCATATTCTGGCGAATGCTCAGTTCATCGACTTTGATGACTGCGCCGTCAATCGGGTAATCGATATCATAGCGTTTTTCCTCAATGTCGTGAATGGCTGCCAAGATGCTATCAATGTCATTGCAATGAGCGTAATAGGTGGTCTTAAAACCGCAGATGTCACGCAGATAGTTCAGCTGGTCACAATGATACGGGCTGAACTGTGCTGCATCACCATTGTTGACGCTCTGAACATTGAAAACGAACACCTGCAGATTGCGTTCCCGTGCAATAGACGGGTCAGCCTGACGCAGAGAGCCAGCAGCGCAGTTGCGGGGATTCGCAAAGAGCTTCTTCCCTGCTTCCGCCTGCTTTGCATTGGCTGCTTCAAAGTCCTTTTCCGACATATAGCACTCGCCACGGAGTTCGATTTTGCCGATACCCTTGGGCAGCTCGATGCTGCGAGGCAGGCAAGTGAGGGCTGCGACATTGGCGGTCACATCCTCACCGACATGGCCGTCACCGCGCGTCGAAGCCTGGGTCAGATAGGCAAGACCATCGTCAGAACGTTCGTAGACAAGAGACAAGCTCAGACCGTCGATTTTGCGCTCCACAGAGAAGGTCACATCGGAGTATTCAGCTTTCACCGAATCCACAAAGCTGCGGACCTCATCATCGGAAAACACATCAAGCAGAGAAAGCATCGGTACACGGTGTTCAACCGGAATACCGAGAACACGCTTGCCGCCAACAACCTGCGTAGGACTGTCAGCGGTCACGAACTCAGGATGTGCCGCTTCGATATCACGAATCTCGTGCATCACGGAATCGTATTCCTCATCCGTTACAACCGGAGCATCCTGCTCATAGTAGGCGGCACTCCATTCTTTGGCTTTGGTGCAGAGATTATTATAATGTTCCTTGATGGAAGAAATAGACATGTTGTTAGACATAACATTTTACCTCACATATGTATTGTTTTGTTTTTTGTGAACCTCCCCACCTAAGCCTTACGGCTATAGACGGGGCGTGCGCTCTTCATAGTTCATCAAAGGGTAATGGTTTGAGATTCCGTTGTGGCCTGGCTGACATCTTCAATACCATCCACGAAAACTGTTGTTCTGATAAGGATACGGAAAGGAACGCCCTTTTGCCAGGTGGTGTTTGCACGGAGTTCATCCACCAGGCCAATCAGTGCCTGCATCTTGAGCATTTCGATGGTATAGCGAGTCGGAATCATGGTTCGGGTCGTCTCGAGATAAAAATGCCGATTTTTCTCATTGTATCCGAGAGAATCGTTCGTAACATCCATTTTTGCAACAACGGTGTAATCGCTCTGCGGGACATCGTTGAACGGCGTGAGAGAATCATTGAGAATCTGCATGCGAGCGTCGAACTCTTTGATGATGCGAGCCTTCTCTTTCTCATAAATCTCGTCTGCCTGTCGAACCTGCTCCCGATAGCACTTCACGCACTCTTCTTTCGTGTAGAAGATGTTGACGGAAGTGCCGGAGCAGCAGCGATACCCGGTGTTGTCCAATGGGGCAATGACGGTTGAAGAAATCTTACCCCGATTTACCGGCCGAAAATAGACCGGAGAATAATAGATGGTTTTGCTCGTTTCTTTTGCGTCCGTTACAACAACCGGGGTAGGTTTGATGTTACGAATCGGCTTTTTGGTCGGGTCCGCATTTGCGCGATAATCGCAAATCCAGACCATTTTGCCGAGGACGCTTTCAAGGTTCTCAACATAATCGTACATGCCGAGGTCATTGGTCTGGCGCGTAGGATTCTTTTCTCCAGAGCCCTTAATCATCAGCTTGACGGCATTTTTAGCGAGGTATTCATTCAGCTTCATGGTATTTTCCTTTCTTTCAACGAGCGTTTGTGAGTACGGCAACAACCAGCTCCTCGTAGTCCTCGATGGCACAGTAGATGTCAGCGAAACCATAGGCGTGGCCACGGTCGTAGGCTTTTTGCCAGAGGATGGTTGCAGCCTTTTTGGAAATGCTGCGTTTCGTTTTGGCTTTGATGTCTTCCTGAATTTGAAGTTCGATAGCTTCCGAGATGTGTTCGATTTCTGCATTCTGCGCCTTCTTCAGCCGAGAGCATTCCGCATCCCAGGCTTTCTGTCGGCGAACGACCTCTTCCCTGTTCCAGCGCACCGATTTCTCTTCGTCGATGATTTCACCGTCTTTCGGGCGTTTAGAGTTGGGCTTAGTAGGTCTCTTCCAAGCGGTTTCAAGTCGGTTGCCAAGAGCCGTCCATATACTACCCATTATAACACTCCTTTTTTTGTACGCAAAAAGGCGAACCTCCCGGTGTGGGAAGTCCGCCTTAAAGCGAAGTGTGAATTGTACGAGCACACAGTGTGCTTAGTAGATGGTATCTATCGTACAAGCTAAATTATACGGGTCTCGCACGAAAGCGCAAGATTATTCATCCATTGCTACAGTCACCAAACAGCAAATTATATGCTTTTTCGATTTCAGAATCAGACATGGCCTTCCCTTTTTCTTCAATGCTGCGCAGAATTAGAGTCTTGTCGCTCTCCTCATCCGGCACGAAGCCAAGAATCACATCCAGCTTGTTGCGATTCTCGTCCTGTGCAAGATACTCTTTGATTTCGGACCACTGCGCATCGCGCTGGTTCAGAGCGTCAACGTTCTGGACACAGAACGGGTTCTCACTTTGCGGCATAGAACCAGCAAGGTATTTAGTATCGTCGCAATACATCTTGATAAGCCGGACAATATAGTTCCGCTCTGCTTTGGTTCTTGCAGTCAGAATGTTGCTTGCGCTCTGGTACTTGTAGTTATCCCCAACAGCTTCCAACGACTCTGCAATCTGTCGAAAACTCAGCATTTCGTTTGTGGCCTTGTCATGCTGCGACACGGTGGAAGCATAGTATCCTTGTTCCGTTTCGTTTGCTTCTACCACGGCAGCGAGATTCGAGTCAATATGGATGAGCCGTTCACTGTTATCCCCTTGCGCACGAATTGTGTTGTTCACTTTCGCAATCCAACTGTCAGTTTCCGTAGCATCATCGCCCGCATAGAGGTAGGTTACAATATCTGGGTTAGTAGGGTTCGGAAGCTCCGCACAAGCCAAGGTCAGATTCCGTCCGTATTCTTTTGCCTGGAGATACATGTTCGGATAATCGTCTTGTATTGTCTGAGCGATTGCCTCAACCTCGGCCTCGTCTTTTTCAATGACAAGACCGACAGTGGCTACCTGCTCTTCAATGTTGAGCTGCTTCAAAATATCCTCAAGGTCGAATACAATAGCTTCCTTGTTGGTTGTATAGAATCGGATTTTCATAGATTTTCCTCCTGGCAACAATAAAAAGGGCAGGCCCTCGGTTGGAAGGTCTGCCAAAAAAACAGTTTGAGAATTGCAAAAAGGTCATTGTGCGGCTTTGACAGCTGCGTTTATCATTGTGTAGGCAATATCCAGGAGTCGAAACGCAAGAACTCCAAAAGATAATGCTACCAGCAAAAAGCAAAACACAAATTTTTGTTTGTTCTCACCCTGGAAATAGTACATTCCAAAGCAGGACGCGATGAGAACGCAGAGAAACACAACGACCCAAATAATATCAGCCATTGTCCTGATTTTGATTTTGCTGAGTCGGCTGGGTCTTGACTTCAGCAGGAGCATTCGGAGTCTGATACTGAACATTTTGGCTCGGCTCTTTGGGAGTTTCGGGGGCCTGGTACTGAACAGTACTGGGGTTGTTCTGCTGTTCGGCTTTCTTTTCCTCATATTTGGTCTTGAGCTGAGAATAGGAATAGCCATCCTGCGGGATACCGTGATACTCATAATGGCCGAAAGCAAGAATCATGTTGAACACCGGATTCAGAAGGCAAAGACCAATCGTGAAACCAATACCTTCACCGAACGCAACAGCTTTCTTGTAGTTGGTAATAGCACCGATGATGAGAGCAACAACCAGGAACAGATTGCCGAGCAGCGGGATGCCAGACAAAAGGCTCAGCACGACCGGAATCAGAAACAACCAGCCGTTCCCCCAGTAAATGTTGAATTCGATGTAGTTGCTGTAGAACGGGACGATGGATGCCCAGCCAGGCTGCCCGGCCTTCTCAAAAATTTTCCAATTGGCGACGATTTTGAGCACAAAATACGCCACTACCAAAAGAATCACCGTGTAGAGCATACCGCCCAAAAGATTCAATGCGCTGTAAGAATTATACATTTTATATCCTCCTCTTCCGGCATATGAAGCCGGATTATTCCTTCACTAAGTTCTTTGCCTGTCGCTGCCGCTCTGCAAGTTCTTTGCCGCGTCTGACCAGTTCCGCATATTGCTCTTCGGTCAGCTTGCGAGGCGGCTTGATTTTGACCCATTTCTTGGGCATATCTGCCTCCATACACCAGTCCTCATCCCGCGTGATTTTAACAGCATCAGGGTATTCTTTGGCAAGCTCTTTTAGCTGTTCCATACGAGCTTTGTTGCAGGTGTAGTAGGATGCTTTCTTCTCTGCATCATTGAATGTGATGATGGTTTCGCGTTCCCAGGGTCCATCAGATGCCTGCGTGGCCACTTTTTTATCGGGCATGATTTTTCTCACCTCAATCGAATAAAATTGCCGACATAGCAGGGCCTTCGCAGATATACCCGCTCGCCTCGGCCCGTTTCGGCGTCATGAGCTTGCCATTTGCTTTCACAAGCACCATCTTCCGAGCAGAGGTATTCAGGAATTCCGCCGGAGCCCAGTTATTTCGCACAACGACGATAGCATTGTCGTCCGCGTTCTCAAGCATATGCTTCAGCTCTTTTACCGTCACCGTGTCACCTCCCGTTCAACACATCATCCAGTGCCTGCAAGAAAACTCTGGATTCCTCATTGATTCCGCCGCGACACAGAACTTTCGCAATATCATCAAATCCTACCAGGTACATGTTTTCTTCGCCCATGTACCCCTGCGGCCAGGGAACCGCGTAGTAGTTGTGTGGAACAGCACTGGTATCGTAACCCACTACAATATATTTCTGGTCTGCAACATTTTTCACCGTCAGGATAGTGCCAAGTGGCAAAGCATCCTTCATAGAATGAGCAGTTGCAGGCACGATTCTCTGAATTTTCAAAACAGCACCTCCCTAATTTCTATTTTAAGAGAGTCGCACATTTGTGCAACAAAACTAAAAAACAAAAAAGCGGTCGCTCCAAAAGGAACGACCGCAAAGATACGAGTCAGATATTATTCATGGGAATCAGCTTTCCTGAAATCAGAAAGTTGATTCTCAGTGGAACACTGCACGAAAGGAATTCCCTTGCGCGGATTCACAAAAACGTCTGTGGTAGCAAACGCATTGCCAAAACTCATGTCACAGAAGACGACGTGAGAACTTTCGTCACCAGATGCACGGGGTGCAAAGCTGGTACATGCAAACCAATCCAATTCATCCTGCCCCTGTTCATCATAAAGATAAATGACGGGAGCCGGAATGTTGGGCGTCGGAATAGCCAGTGAGCCAACCTGCATTTCATTGACACAGAGGTCAATGGGCGGGTTCCCGTTCTGATAATCCCATTTGGGGTATGACTGAGCCCTGATGGTGGTGTCGCCATCATCTACCTCGATGCCAAGAGCAGCGATATCGAATGGAATACCGAGCTTTTCCTTGATTTCTTCCGGGGTGAAAGTTAGGAGCTTACCGTGTTCGCCTTGGATGTAGAGTCTCATGGCTTACTTTTCCTCCTTTTTCTTGTCGGCGTTCAGAATCTTTTCCAGAACGTCGTTATAAAAATCGTCAAGGAACAGACCGGTTTCTTCATCCGCTTCCGGAGCAGTGAAAACACCGTCTCCTTCAGCTGAATCCTGTACAGCGTCGAAGACACCGATTGCGCCCCAAAGCTCATCGGCCAGATGGTCATAGCCGAGGTCCTTTACTTTTGCCGAGAGGTCAATCAGCAGCATTTTCTGCCGAAAGAACTTGTTCATATCCAAGCTAATGTAGGGTTTCGCTGCGACATTGTTTTTCTGAGACTTTACTTTGAAAATGCCCCAGTCAAAGTTGCTGTCTGCGCCGTACATATACCCGGACGCAAGGCAGAAACCGTCTGCTGCACTGTCCTCAACGTTGATACCGACTTCATAATCGCTGCCGGAATCCTCGTCAAGGTCAATCGCATAACCTGTTGCCTTTTCGTACTCTGCCTCAATGTCAGTTTTCATGGCTGTCAGTAGAGCGTTGAAATCGGTATTCTGGGAAAGCAAGTTCATGCTTTCGCCTTCCTGGTTTTTAATGAGAATGTACATAGTATTTACCTCCTAACAATCAAATTATGCTATCAGACAATTTGTCGATAGCTGTCGTGATGGCTTCGTTTTCCATCTGAGCAATACGCTCAAACAGATGAGACCAGTCGATGGCATCATAGACACGCTTGACAAACGCATCATAGGTGCCACCGGCCTTCATCATTTCAATTTCAGACTCATAGCAGCCGGACTCCTCAAGTATGAACTTGATATCGTCGGTTGGGTTGATTTGTATTGTTGCTTCGTACTCATTCATTTGGATTACGTCCTTTCTTTTATATTATACGCAAAAAGGCGAACCGCCCAAATGGGAAGTTCGCCTAAAGCGCATTGTTAAGTGTGCGAAGGGCAGGATGCCTTTTCGATATCTGTTATCTATCGTACATTTTTGATTATAGGCCGTTCGCATAAATCCGCAACAAAAAACCGCCACCCAAATGGGCAGCGGTAATGAAAAATTAAATTTCAGCGCAGAACATCGCGAGTTTCTGCCACAGCAAATAGGTGCTGTATCTCATGCGTACCTTTTCAGGAACACCAGTAACCAAACACCATTTGTGAGCAATGGCTTTGATGCGGGGAATCTGCCTCTGTTCGGCTTCGGTAAACGTCTTGCTGTATAGTCTGCGACGGCGTCCGGAATTCCAAAAGGCTCCTTCCATCGTTTCGCAAATCAGAGCGTACGCCAAATAGCTTTGGGCTTCTTCGTGAGTCAATGTAACCATCGTTTTCATGGCTGTTACCCTGCCTTTCTCTCATTGCGAGCCATATGCAGCGCATAATCAAGCGCGTCAGGGTCATCGGCCAAGAATTTCGTTTTCTGAAGTGTACCAAGCTTGGGATGCTTCAGAATCGTATAGTTGCCATTGTTCTGGACAAGGGAACCTTTATCATAGACAAGCTCGACCTTTTCGGCAGGTACTGCGTAACGGCGAATGCGGTCACATTCATCCGCATAGTTGATGGGAGTGATATAGCCAACTGGCTTTTGTCCTTCCATCCCTGTCACAGTGACCAGAAAAGCCTTAATGGTCCGGGCTTCTTCCTCTTCCTGCTCATCATAGTATTTGAACGTGATGAACATGGGAGTATCTTTCTTGTACGCATCTTCCTCAGGGCAGAGATACGTTCCACAAGAGCGGCAGAACCAGAGCATCGATACGGGCTTTCCAGTTTCCTGCGCTTCTTTTGCATAGCGCTTAAAAATCTTTATGTCCAGCTTGAAATCCTCGGTGTAATGCTCAACCGTGCTTTTCACGATGAGTTTCAGAAAATTACAGATGGAAATAGCGGTCATAGTCATATTGGAAGTCATAATAAAATCTCCTTCTTAGTCAACCATAACTTTAGAAATATTCATGTCATAGCGGTTGAATTTAGAAATATAGTCAAAAATGGTATTTACTTGAGCTTTTGTTGCGGTTTTGGTCTCATCCATATCGAGGAATGTATTGCCCATCGAAGGATTACGAATGGCAATCCAACCGCGTTTATATAGGAAATCGAGACCCTTGCCGCTCCAGTCATACGCCATATTGAGAACTTCATGGTCAGAAAGACCAAACGCTTCTCGATTGCGCATGATGATGCGGCCAGCCAGGGCAGCGTGCTCGCCAAACTCGCAGGCATACCAGGTGCCATCGGGAGCAATCAGACCATATTCGGTCAGCTGATGCTGAATGGGTCTATCACTGATATAGCTGTTGTACAGTCGCTGACGGCGTTCAACGGATGTGCCTTTCATGTTTGCTTCAATCCAAGAGGCAAGCTTGGTCCAAAAATCGGTTTTGTAGAATTCCGGGTTGGATTCCTGCTCAGGAAGCGGTTCGCCATTGAATTCTGCAACAAGGTCTGGGTGGGTAAAAAGCCATGCACCGTTGTTGAATGCATCAGAATAACCCGTTTTCCCATAGAGGAAGCACTTGATACCGTCATAGCTGCAATCGATATAATGATGTTTTGCATTGGTGCAGAGCGTTTCATAGCTATCAGTCATAGCAAAGCGGTCAACATAATTGAGCGGATGTGCAATCATATCCTCACGAATTTGATTGACCAGCATCTTGTGTTGAAGCTCCTCAACCTTCTGCCCGAGGGGACGAACATGAACATTGTCATCGACAAGTTCAAACTCATTGACACCAACAAGTTTTTTCCGGCCTTCGATAATGTCCTGGCAAACATGCCTTTTTTCTTCCTCGTTGCCACCCATCATGCAGGAGAGCAGCAGCTCCTCACACTTTTTATACGGCTTGTCCATCTTCCAGAACCAGTCACGTGCAATGGCGGTGAGGAACTCACCATCCATACTGAAATGTAGTTGTTCACCCATGTTGGGTAACCTCCCCAATTGTTATGTGTTGTTCTCGACAAAGTCTTCGCATTCCTCGCTGGTCAAAACCACGCCAAAATAGGCAACACGCTTGACGGTGGTTTCCCACACGCGAACGGTGCGTGCCATTGGCTGAACGACCCAGGAATGACAGCGCCAGAGCCCGTCTTCGGAAAGAGCATAGCCCGTTGCAATAAAGCACCGGTCTTTGTTTTTATACCAAAGCCGTGCAGAATTGTAATGGCACTGGCAATCCTGGCCTTTCCTCATATAGCTGCTGCCATAAAAGAATTGGCCGCGTTTGAGGATTTTTGGGGCGTCTTCGTCAAATTCCGTCATGCAGACTTCATCCCCGCCAAATGTGAGGATTTTGTCATGCAGCTTCTTCATAGCATCGAGCGTTTGAGTATCGAAACCAGAAGAGGTGTTGTAAATCTGGCTTTTGGTAAGCCGCATTTTCCAATCCTCGTTCATTGGGTTCCAATGAATTGGTGCGGACATCTGGTCAGGGGTCGTAATAGGTTTCAGACTGTTCCAGCCTTTCGCGCTCATTCCAACCCCTCCTCACGAGAACGCAAGCAACTCAGAATCTTTGAGTGCAGTTGATAGCGATTATCGCCGCTTGGCACGGAGTTACCGAGGTTTTTGGATACGAGAAGTTCGTCGAACGCCTTCAAAATTTTAGAAGTAATGACCGGCTTTCCCTGCGCACTCATGTGACTCAGCCAGAACTCGACATCCTCAACGAGATGCCAATATTCCATGCCGTACAGCATCGCGCCGCTTTCATTGTCTTTCCGTTCCCGCTCCTCATCTGCATCATCGCAAACGATGCAAATACCGTTTTCGTCGAGATAGTTCTCGAAGAAGTCGCAGATATCGAAGGCAACAGAACGGATATCGGAATTTACCTTCACCTCAGGTTCATGCTGGACGGCTTCAACTTTGTACTCGATACTGTTGTGACGAAGTGACTCTTCGATACCATCAAAAACGATGTCCGCGTAGTCTTTATCATCCCGACACGCTTCGAAAATGTTTTTGATGGATTCGATTGCCTCTTTGGAATCGGAGCTTCCCTCAACAGAGAACTCCAAAGGAACTAAGGCAACAACTTTGTATTTATTCTTCATGATTTTTTCTCCTTAGTTTAACAGGATGCCGCAGCATTTGTTCAAGGCAAGTACGCTTGCAGCGAGAACAGCAACCTTCTCAAAGGTAATGCTCTCCGCAATTGCACAGCCACTCATAACAATGAGCAGAACAGCTGCCACAGCAGATACTATTACTATCTGACTCTTGATGCCGGTTTTCATGAGCTTTTTCTCTTTCTGTTTATGCCCTTATCGGAGCATATCAATGATTTTTCCAACCAACTCATCATTGGTCACGAACTGATTACGTCCTTTTGCACCGAGCGATACAGAGGAGTAATCTTTCATACTGGCGGCATAGCGAACCAGGTTCTTGTCAGACAAGGGCTGATAGCAACTCTTTTCGGTGCTGACGTAAACGCACTTATTGTTGAGAACGTTCTGAATGTGGCCTGAGCAGCCAACACGCTTACCGTTGATGATGATGTTGTGTAGGTTATGGGTTAGCATAAGGTCTTTGCTTTCGGTTTCTTTTACCTTTAACTGGTTCAAGAGTTTTCGGGACAGATAAACGGTTGTTTTCATTGTGATTTCCTCCTAATTCAAATGAAGTATTTGTAAGCGGCAGTTAAGCGTTTGCGGTACAGGTCTAACGTGGTCAGCCCTCCTGCATAGACTTTGCGGGAAGAGATTATCACGTTGGTTCCTGCTTCCATATGGGAGAAGAACATCGAAAGGCAATCTTCCAGGCTGTCGCTTGTAGTAAGAGTTTCGTACACCGGATATGAGTATTTGGCGGCCTTGCTGTATGTGCTATTGAGCTCATACACGAAGAACATCACCTGTCCCGTAACGGTGTTGGTGTCATAGCCATTGCCATAACACCAGTTGAAAAGGTCTGTCTTTCGGCTATAAGTCCATTGCAGGAGTCCATAGCCGCCATCCGAAGGGTTTTCGGCTGAAGCGTTAAGACCACTCTCCATCGACATGCAGCCCATCACTGCGGCAGTACCGGCCTTGGAAAGGCCAGCGGACCGCAGAGCTGTGTAGATTTCAAGCTCATTGTCGTTGAGATTATCTGGGATTGTCTCGGGTTTCGGTTTGGCTTCTTCGATGGCTGCTTCTGCGGTCTCAATCCGTGGTTCCGGTTCTGCAGCATCGGAAGATTCGACCTCAGCAGTTGTAATTTCCTCCTGTGCTTCTTCGGAAGTTTCCGTTATCGGGAACGCTTTATCGAGCTCATTCACCGTTTCAATGGGAGTGGAAAAAGCGATAGGTTCGGTTTTGGGAGCTATGTTTTCCTCTGCGTGTGCAGGAACAGAAAGCATAAAACCCATGCAGGCGATGATGGTAAAAATACACATCACCGCGACGACAACCAGGACATGCTTGTTCCGAAAAATGCTGTTATTATTCTTTTCGACTTTCATTTTGTGACTCCTTTTTTGTGTCTTTTCCTTGTAGCGGAAGATTGTGATTTGAGATTTGTGGTTTGTTTTTAATTCCTCCTTTTTCTGTAAACAAAAAAGGCAGGCCCATCATGAAGATGAGTCTGCCTTGAATGAGAACAGAATTATGAATTGTACGAGCACGCGGCGTGCCAAGTAGATGTTATCTGTCGTACAACTTTAATACTATGGAATTCGCAAGGATGTGCAAGAGCTTTTGATGTGCTTCTTTTTCAGGCTTCGTTAAGCCATTTCTGAGTGATATCCATGATTTGATTCTGAAATTCCGGGTCCGGCAAGGTTTTGCTGTCTGCCCAAATTGAGTTACGGACGATTGGGTAATTGTATACAACGCCGTCAACGATATAGGGCCAAAGCACCACTTCGCCGCCCACAAGCCAAAGTTTCTGGATTTTGACGGGTTTCTCGTATCTTGTGAGCCAGCATTCACTGGTCACGACAGAATCCGCCACATATTTCTGTGTTTCTTCCTCGGTCAAGAGATTCGGGTCTTCGTCCTTGATGTTGTACATTCGGACAATGAACGGTAACGGCATGTCCTTGGAGTATTTTTTGTTCTGACGCAGCTCAGCGAGCAGGAATTTTGAGACAAAATGCGCAATGCCGATGCTGGTCAGGCAGTCGTCAAGGGTATGCCCAAGACAAATTCTTGGGATTTCCTGGTCCTCCCCTTTCATCCGATTCGTAGGTATCTGTGGAATGACATCGTCCGGCAGGCATCCGGTGTCTGCCATGATATGATAAAGAATCACGGTTATTTCCTCCTGAAATAAAAAATAGCAGGCCCTCAAGAATTGAGAGTCTGCTTTGTTTGCACGATTTATTCTATCGTGCAGTAGATGTTTTGCTTGGTCCGCACATGCAGCCAGCCCCAACAGGCATCGTTCAGAACGTCTTGTCGTTGGGAACTTGCAGATACATCCAGGACTGTGGTGCTCGCTTAACGCCAAGCTCTCGCAGTGACATATCCATAGATTGGATGTCAGAGACGTTCCAACCATATAGAGTGCCAGACTTATTGCCGTATGCAATCAGCTCGTTTGCGGTAAGGCAGCTATCCTTGACGAATCGAGCGGTCTTTTCGGTTACTTTTGTGCCAATAGCATATGCCGGGAGTTCACGCAGACAGTCGAGCGTATCGATGTCTCGGCAAACAAATGCAGCAGTTACTTTTCCGGCACCACCATCAGCTTTTGTCTCGTAGCAAAACACCACAAAAGGATAGCTGATTTCCCACGGCATGGTTTTTCGGACCTCAATGGTCTTTTCTCCGCTCAGAATCTTTTCAAGCCATTGCTTTTTGATGCTGAGAAGCACCGCTTTGCTTGAATTGGTTTCGAGAGCATTATTGATATTTGGATTAAGCATTGTCATGCTCCTTTCACGTTTCTTACAATAGCCGCATCGGCTTCGTTTTTGCTGTTGGTAAGAACCAAGGCCGGTTCAATCCAACGGACTCCGAGTCTTGTGCGGCCTTCCCCGACCCAGTAATGATGCCAGTGAGCGCGGCGCACATAAGGGCGAACGCTGTGACTGCTGCCACAATGGGAAAAGCTTTCGGCACAGGTTGCATTAGCAGAACGCATTTGCTGCTCAAAGCTTTTCCCGATAACGTAACCGACATCAAAAACAAAAATAGCGGCAGAACAGCAATGCTGCCCTACCGCATGAGTAATGGGTTGTGATTCATTTGTTTTTTTGGGAACGTTACCATTTATGGAACGGGTTCAAAAGTCCGGGACGGTATTCGTTATCGACATACATCTTGATGTCGTTATCGTCCAGGGCATCCAAAATGTTCATCCAGCATTCCGCTTCGACGCGCATTTCACCGTCCATTTTCAAGGCCCTGTCGCACTGAACTAAGTCTGCTCGAAAAGAGTTCACATAGAAGCAATCTTTTGCGGCAGCTGCGAACCTGGTGAAGCTGTTTTTGGTATTCGTCATGGTATTCATCCTTTCTAAAATAATTTTGTTTCTAATCAATACATACAAAAAAAGAAGCAGGCCCTCAAAAGAGAGTCTGCTTACAAGCATGACAGATTGTTAATGTTCAGTTAGGAGGTAAGTGATGGTATCTGTTATGCAATTATTATTTTAGGCGGTTCGCACATTCGTGCAAGTGGCTTTTTTAGCTTCGTCTGTTTTGTGGTGTGGCGCTGGTCCAACCTTTGGGCTTGGTTTTTTCAGAATCGTCACCTTTGAACATTTCGGATACTTTGCTGCCATCATCTTCAGCGTGGGCGATGTATTCAGCGGCAAGAATCTCATACTGGGCGCGGGTAATCCCGGTTTGTTCTGTAAAATTTATGAATTCATGTTCAAACGCCAGGCTGAGTGTTATCAGAACCCGATTAGCCAGTTCTTGCCGGAATTCATCAACGGTGCCATCAAATTTTATTGTGCGGTCGTCATCATCATCTGTGAAATCATCGGCCGCAGTATTGACGGCATCGCTAAAAAATGTAGTCATATCGTATGCCATATCGGAAGGGCTGATGTTAGGGCTACCATTCGCGTCTTTTTCGTTCAGTTTAACCTGGAGTAGCCCTTGTATGATGCTGTAGCGCATCAGAAGCACTGACATTGTTGATGTTGGCTCGAAATTTTCAATTTCTTTTTCAAGAATTTTCTGCTTGTTTGCGATTACTTTGTAGTTTGCTTTCATATGAATCTCCTTTAAGTGCCCATGACGCGTCTTACTGTTGCAATTTTTATCTCACGTTTCCCTTCCGGCAGCACAAAAGTTGGCTCAATCCAGCGGACTTCTAAGCGAGTTCGACCTTCTCCAACCCAGTAGTGGTGCCAATGAGCACGGCGGACATGTGGTCTGACCGTACGGCCTGTGCCAGTTGCTGTGGATTTCTGATATTCTGCACCGGAAACCAGCTGCATTTCAAAGCTCTTGCCGATTACAAAGCCCACATTGTAAGTTTTGACATTTACTTTTTTAGGAGTAGCACCGGGTTTGGAAACAAGGACGGGCCGCTTCTCTTTCGGGATTTTTACCTCTTTGATTTCTGCGTTTTTTGATGCAAGATAATAAGCGGCAGAGACCGCGATACGAAGATACGGCTCAATACCGGCGTTGAATTCTCGCTGCTTTTGCAGCTCTTCCTCGCTGAGAACGGCACCTGGTACGTTTGAAACCGTGGCGTCATTGACAGTTGCAGAATCAGTTCCGTTCTGAAATGCCTGCTCGCGAGCATCATTGTTGCGCCGATAAGATTCAATCAGCTTTTTGCCGTTGAGACACCACTGCATGCACTGGCAAAGTTCGATGTTATCGACATTCGGGTTCGCCTTAAAAGGAACAATCAGGAAGAGCGTATCCACATCATTTGGCCCGTGGGAAGCATCGAATTCAATGTGTACGAACATCGCATCATGATGAGAGCCAGTGGGCAGATTCATGACAAAATCTCTGTATGGCAACCGCATCATAATGTCAGAATAAATAGGTGCGTCCTCAGTCTCAGCCAATGTTCTGAGAAACTCCGGCGCAAAATTATATACGGTTTTTGCTGCACGCCAATAGTTTGCAACGTATGCCATCGAGAACTGTGCGGCAAGCTCTCCATCCATCGCATTGGCAGCAATTTGACCATTTTGGATAAGGCGGTGCCCAAGCGGAATAAATTCACTTACATAGTAGTCATAGCCTTTATCCAGCAGCTTGTTGGCCCCAGAATTCGCAAGAAATTGACTGCTCTGCTCGGCATACCAGAGAGCACTGTTCACAATGATATTATCCACAATGCCACCTCACTGCCAGCATAATTTTATTGTTCCGTCAACAAAGAGAATCTGGCTGTACTTCTCACCGTCAAGAACGATGCAGCGGTCCTCTCCGTGTTTGTGAGCGCCGGTACAATACACAGTTTTGTTATTGATAGCCGGGATGGACGGTGCTTTTGCCAAAACCAGCTGACCGCGCATGGCGCAGATGTCGAGAAAAGAAATAATGTGGTCGCCCACCCTGGAAAACCTCCAATCTTGTTCACAGTGCTTTGATTTGGAAAGAGCCCTCGACATGCGGCAGCGGCTCGTTTGTCACTTTCAGAACGGAGCTATCTCGTTTCTCTGTCGTATATCGAATGGTTTTAAGAATCTCGTATGCCAGCTTGCTGTTGTAGGCAAGCCCTGCGTTGGAAATACCGAAGTTTCCGTTCCAGCCAATTCCCATCCTTTTGAGCTGCGGAATTAGAAGGTCACGGGCTTCGATGACGCCTGTTCCGTTCCAGCGTGCATCATGATACGCCTGAAAGTGCTGTTCATCGTTACCAGAAATATCGAGGGCTTCATAAATGACACCAAATTGACCCATTAGAATGCGAGAGTATGTATCCAACGCATTGGCAACGACTTTCCAGGAAGGAGTATCTAAGCCGATACTGTATTTATACGGAGCATCCTTTTCCGGCAGTTCCCGTGCATGATGCAGCATATCTTCCAGTATTTCGCTGCACTTGTCGGAATAGCTTTTAACAGGAGCCGTTACGTTGATAGCCGTCAGAGTAGCGCAAGCACTTGCAATGTCTGCCTCGCTTGCTCCATAAGCCTCTCCAACCTCTTTGCAGATAGAGGAAAAATCGTTGCTATAAAACGTTATCATGATGGCAAGAGCGTGCAGGATGAAAGAGTACTGCTTGCTCGTGAAATCAATGTACATACGGCAAAAATCCTTTCATTTTCTACACTTTAATTATACCGCGATTCGCAATTTCTCACAACGGAAAGCGTTAAATGGTAACAGTTTATACACATTCTTTTGCAATAGATGAATCAGTGGCAAATGAAGGCACTTTTGCTTCCTGGACAATTTTGTTGCTTTGCTGTATGATTAAAGTACAACAATTAGGGCAATACAAAAATCGATAACGGCGAGGTACTGACAAATGGACGCGACAATGCAGACGGTTCTCCGGCTCCATGAGCAAGGTATACCTAGAAGAACCATTGCCAAACGTGCAGGCATCTCATTGCAGAAAGTGCGCAAAATACTGATTACAGCCGGGGCATGGTCAGATGAAACATCAGAAAAAATCGGGAAGCTGCGTGCGAACGGTATGTCAGTTCCTGAAATTGCAGAAGAATTGGGTGTAAAAACCAATACTGTTTGGAGCTATTTGCCATACAGCAAAGGCATGTATAATCAAGAATATCCGACCATTAACGCCATTCGAGTCCGAAATTCGAAGCGAAAAGCAAAAGAAAAAGCCCTCACCTGCACGGATACCGCACAGAATGAGGGCAGTGGCGCTTGCTGAAGGATTCGAACCTTCGGACAGTCTCCCATCGTCGGTTTTCTGGACCGATTTCATCAACCACTCGAACAAGCAAGCAGATGGCGCAGAGGGTGAGATTCGAACTCACATGCCGCGATTTCCGCGACGGCAGCTTAGCAAGCTGCTGCCCTACCGTTAGGCGACCTCTGCATAATGCACCTTTTTGACATAACATAGGTGCTTGTATGACCCCTGGCAGACTCGAACTGCCGACTCCAGCTTGAGAGGCTGGCGACTTAGACCAACTTGTCGAAGGGGCCTTATGGTGTGTCGGACTGGATTCGAACCAGTGAACCGTAACGGAGCGGTTTTACAGACCGTTTGCTTTAACCACTTGCATACCGACACATAGAATGAGGTATAAAACCTCGATGGTGCTTCCGGCTGGATTCGAACCAGCTGCACGTGGCTCTTCAGACCACTGCTCTACCTGTTGAGCTACAGAAGCATGGTGACCCGTGTGGGTTTCGAACCCACAATAACCTCCGCCGTGAAAGGGCGGCAACTCTACCAATTCGTCCAACGGGCCATATATAGCCGCAATCCTGCGGCGAGGGTTTATGCGATGACAAGGATGTCATCAATTTTCGTATCGAGCATTGCTGCTAATATCACAAGGTTATCGATGGTGGGAAGCGCTGTTCCGGCTTGCCATTTAGCAACCGCCTGCGGAGATACACCGAGCATGTCTGCCACATCCTTCACCTTGATGCCTGCTGCCTTTCGCAGGGCCTTGATATTGGCACCTGTCTGCTGGATATCAATAGTAGGAACGTTCATTTTTCTTGCTGCCTTTCTGTATTGCAGGCAACAAAAAAGCTGCCTGCCGAAATCTCGACAAGCAGCTATGACATGCAGTTATCGCTTAGAAGACGCACCGCATCTGTACATGGTCTGTTTTTGCCTGTCGAGGAGTATGAGAAATAAAACTGCGTTCAAAGGACATGAACTCAGAATATTCGTAACTATACTCATACGACATGACATTAACAGTGTTGCACAGCATTTTGGGGTATCTCCTTTCGTTTCGTTCTGATATTATTATACCATGTTTTTGCACATCTGCAATCAACTTGTGGTTTAGTTTTTTGGTCTGTATACTCTCCAAAACAAAAAGCCGCCTCTTATGTGAGGACGGCTTTTCTTATTGTGGCAGGGGTAACACGACTCGAACATGCAACAAGCGGTTTTGGAGACCGCTGCTCTACCACTTGAGCTACACCCCTATATAGATACTCCAGCTGGGAGTCGAACCCAGAGTAAAACGGGACATAAAGCCGCCGCGTTTGCCAGTTTCGCCACTGGAGCATATGGCGGGTTGTACAGGGTTTGAACCTGCGGCCCACGGATTAACGGTCCGTTGCTCTACCAGCTGAGCTAACAACCCATAAATGGCAGTTGTTGTACTGCCGGACATGGTACTCCCCGAGGGATTCGAACCCTCAAAACGGTGCGGTTTGAGCGCACTGTGTCTGCCAATTTCACCAGAGGAGCTTATGGCGGGCGTAGCAGGATTTGAACCTGCGACAAACGGATTAACGGTCCGCCGCTCTGCCTACTGAGCTATACACCCACAAAAGTGGCAGATAATGCTCTGCCGGGCATGGTGCGCTCGCGGGAAATCGAATCCCGAACACCCCGATTAAAAGTCGGGTACTCTACCGATTGAGTTACGAGCACTTGTCGCGCATCTTCCGTGCCTTGCTTATGGGAACACAGCTTTGAGGAATCTCACTTCCGATGCGCATGAAAGTGAGCGTTGGCCGAGAATGGTCGAGTCGAACAACCGTTGTCAGGGTCAAAGCCTGATGCCTTACCGTTTGGCGAATCCTCGAATAACTATCGATTACCGTTAGTTAGAGGATGGCAAATTAGTGGATGCCCAGGGAAGCAGCATAAGCAGCTTCACGAGCGGCAACCTGTGCCTGCAAAGCAGCGATGGAAGCGGCATAAGCGGCTTCACGCTTTTCAGCAGCAGCCTGAGCTTCAGAGGTAGAAGCGTACTGGGGCTCGTTGCCAGCCAGAGTGCCAGCATAGCCCTTGACGCCATCAGCGCCCTTAACAGTCAGAACTTCATGACCACAATGGTCACAGACGTAAACGTTACCCTTGCGGGTCCAGTTGTGATAGCCACAGCTGGTGCAGACGGTGTACTCATTGCCCCAGGTGCCATTGGCAATAGCGGCGGCAATTTCACCGTGCTCAGAGACTTCAACGTTCTTGCGAGGAGCGGTCGGAGTAGTGGTGGTAGTACCGTTGCCCTTGTTGGAGCCGGTAGAAGTGTTGTCCTTACCGGTGTTGTCCTTATCGGGGGCCACTACGTCGCCCTTGTCATCGGGAGTGGTGGTGCCGCTGTCGCCGGTATTGTCGCCCTTGTTGTCGCCCTTATCGTCGGGGTTGGTGACATCGCCCTTGTCATCGCCCTTGTTGTCATCCTTGCCGTCATCGGGAGTGGATGCAGAAGTGGCTTTCAGGGTCAGGACATTGTCGTGGATGTCGTCGCCCAGGTAGTAGAACAGGCGGTCATGGTTCAGGCTCTTGCTGGATGCGGTGTAAGTATCACCGGAATCCGTGGTCCAGGCTTCAACGCTCTGACCATCAACGCTGCCGGGGAAAGTGGCGGTGTCAGTTTCGGTCAGCACAGTGTTGCCGTCAATCTGATAGTTGATGGTGATGGAACGCGGATTACCTTCGGCCGCATAGCAGGAAGTGATGCCGTCAGCGGTGAACCACTGGTCAACTGCATCGTACGGCAGAGTGTCGCCGGGATAGTAGTTGTAGGTGTAGCCGCCGTGGCCCTGCAGGGTAATCCAGTAACCGTAGTCATACTGGCTTGCCGGGAACGTCATAGAGCCGCCCGGAGCCAGGTCCTGGGAAGAACCGTTGCTGAAAGAGAAATGATAGGTGTCGCCGGTGGCTGCGAATGCTGCGACAGGCAGACAAGTTGCCATCATACCGGCTGCTGCAATCCCTGCGATTGCTTTGATGATTTTCTGATTACTCATGCTGTGTACTCCTTTGCTTTTTTGATTTTTTCGTCTATTTATCTGCATTTATTCAGATACCGGTTTGAAAGAAATCAGCCGCAGCTTTGCTGCGTTGCCCACCATCTGCCACGTGGAGGCTTTCTCATGGATGGTTGACGAAGCAGATATGTGCTTCGCCAGTGTCGCAACCGTCTTCGCCACTCGACACAATTTCGGTTTGAATTTATCCCCGTAAAATCGCATGTCCATGCTGCGCGGAGAGGATAAAATTCTTCGTGGTATGGTTTCGGAGTTCCGCGCCTGATTGGCCGTACTACACGCAATGCAGTACAATACCCCAGATACCTTTGGCGAAAGGAAGCGAAAGGGTGTCTGGATGGAGAAGGGAGATGGCCTCGAACCATCGATACCCTGCTTTGCGGCAGGTGCTTTATCCAGCTAAGCTATCCCTCCATGATGGCGGGTCAAGCCCGCCAAATAGCGTTACGCAAACTGGAAGTCGCCGTACTGAGTCACGGCGCGTTCCAGGCGCAGAGGAATGGTTTTTGTGCTCTTCTGAGTGATGTCCTCGCGTGCTACCTGAGCTTCACTCACGCCAGCCGCCTGCAGGACTTCATACAGATTGGAAGGACCAGTACCAGCATAACCACAGGTCAAGCCATTAACCTGAAGCGTGAAGCCGTGCAGATGCGGTGCCAAACCGGGAACGAAATCGAGTTCAACAATGACCTCGTCGCTCTTGTCGTTTACACGGTTGACAGCGATGGCGCGGACGTTCTGATTGCCAAACATTTCAATCAGCTTTTTTGCCGCTGCAGCGGTTTCAATGGTAGTCGTACCTTCAACATTGATAATTGCCTGTTCCATAAGTTTCATCTCCTTTCTATTGTCGCTTCATTGGGTAATGGGGCTTGATGGCAGGTTCGAACTGCCGACCTGCGCGTTACGAATGCGCTGCTCTACCAACTGAGCTAATCGAGCACGATAGGGTGTTTTATGCTGGTCACCCCTTGAGCGAGAAGCCAACTCGCATCCAGCACCATTCGGCAGCCACGCCGATAGATTCTGTATTGTACCCTATTCACCGTTTTCCGGTCTTATTCGCGACTAACACCGGGACTTTCGAATACTTTCAGGCACAGCACCTGTTTGTCTATTATTTTTGAGGCTGTCTCATCGACATTCGGACAGCGGACCACAAGTGGACCATGCTCACCAAGTTTAACGTCGTGGCGTACGGTGACTGCGACGTGTGGAGCAAGTAGCGGGGGTCGAACCCGCGTCTCCGCCTTGGAGGGGCGGAGTATTAGCCGTTATACGATACCTGCATAAGATTGCGGGTGAACCCTCACTTAGCCCCGCCATGACATCCGTTTAGTAGGTCGTCATCCCCGGATGTCATCTTCACACCACCTGACAATCTTGCGAACCTCATCGTTGACGATACGCGAGAATCCAAGAAAGCGCTTGGGTGTTGGTCAACTTCAAATTTTGAGCCCTGTCGTTGATTCCCTGTCAAATCGGGTTAACGGTTGTCGTTGGGCTGTGTGTGAGACTGCGGCGAAACTTACCAGTTGCCGTGCAGCAATCTCGCCTTTACGGCTGTGTCGCGTCTGGATGCGCCCCGACTTGACGGGGATGCTCGTACGTTTGCATGCTTCTAAGACATTCGTCAGCAGCCGCAAGAGCCGCTGTCCGCCACCCGCCACGAGGAGGCCGCCTTAATGGGTGGCATGCTGTCCGCCAGATGTTGTGTATAGCATCGTATCATGTGATTTCGATACATCCAACGGATAGCGTCTGGAGCTGGAAATCGGACTTGAACCGATGACCGACTGATTACAAATCAGTTGCTCTACCAGCTGAGCTAAACCAGCAAATACAAACATTAGCCAGATGCCCGGAACACGGAAACATCTGTTGTCCACCGTCCGCCGCGTGGAGGCTGTTTACTTGGACGGCTGGCGCGGAGTTACCCACGCCAAAGAAAGGAAGGATATTACTATGAAACGGATGATTTTCACGCTTCACCTGTGTCAGCTCAAATGAAGCCATGCGACCAAGATTGGGGAAAGGAAAACCTTGATGTCTCAGGAGCCGTTCCTCTTCCTGAGAACAATTGTATTATACCATATATGTGGTATCCGGTCAATGAAAAGACACAATATATAGTGTCTAAATTGTAAACAAACATTAAGATACCACTATATCTTGTGGTTGAGGCAAGCGCATCACAAATGTCTTGTGGTTCCGGCAGATTGCAGGGAAGTCAGCAAATCTTTAGCCGAACCTACCATGGAAACCACAGCGCCACTTTTCGCGTACAGGTCGGCAATGGAATCACCCTGTCCCCATTCGTCCCGTGGTTCGGCTTTCTTTTCAGTGACCTTCTTCTGCCGGAAACACCTCGTACACGCTGACATACAGCATCCCCGGCTTGTAGTCAGCGTACTCAACCGAGCGCTTTTGGTCGTATACTTTCACGTCTGAGTCATCGTCCGCCGTGAGCCAAAGATACTTGACGTGCTCAGCATAGCGCGGGTCTTCGATACGATAGCTCTGCCCCTCTTTGATTTTCAAATGACGTGCATTTGCTTGGGCACGCGAAAACTCAACGAATGCGCCGTAGTCGCCAATCACGATACGGTTGTACCCGCTGGTAATGACTGTGCCGTTACTGGTTTCGAGTTTGGTCGTACCACCGGATACGTTGCACCATTCTGGCAGAGCTTCTTTGAACTCTGCTCGCACATCCTTGAAAAAGGTACGCGGAATAGGCTTGTATTTGTATTCGCGGGCAAGCTGCTCTTGATATTTAAGCATCCGAGCGCCGGTTTCCGAGATTTTGTGCTTCATGATTAACTCATCCACTTCTTTTCCCACTGGTCGTATTCGGCAACTTCCCGTTTCACGGTTCTACCGTCTATCTTATATATCGTGATACGTTGTGCATAGTTTGCTGCGTGCTTTTGCAGCTGTTGCAGGGCCTCTTCCTCAGAGTCCGTTTGCTTCATCCAGAACAACTTTCCCCTGCTCACCGTAGTCACCCGTATAGCTGCTTCGGATGATTCGTGCGGCACGGCCGTTCTCCTGCTCTTCGTAGGCTTTTACAATAAAATCGACGTAAGTTTTGAACTTCTGCTCGTCACCTTCACGATGCGCTTCAATGAGTTTCCCAATCGTGACAACGTTGATTTGGTTCATGCTTTTTTCTCTCTTTCTACTACAATTATACTCTTCCGATAAACTGAAATGTGATTTCTTGACGATTGTTAGCGAAAAATTCATAATTTGAAAGGGCAAAAGCTGAACGTTGGAACGTCTGAATCAGGGTTTTCAACCTGGTATTTGATGACTCTTTTTTGAGCTCCTAAAGCCTTGTATGTCTGCTCGGCGTTCACGCATAAGCCGTTGGCAAAGAAGAGAGTGGAACCATTGCGTTCACTTATATTTTCGGCAGAATACATTTTTGGCTTTCTGATTCCGGGGTCGAGATGGATTCCACCGCGCATCAGCTTTTCAGCATAGAACCAGACATCAACGCGGGAGAAAATGTAAAGCAGCTGCGTGGTTCTGAAATAATAGAGAATCTGGTCCGCACCACTCCTGTATACCCAGCCCGGGGTGTGCCATAAAGGGTCGATGCCATCCCGATACCGCCGCGCCACCCGTTGTTCGTACAGAGCGTCAGGCACCATGGAGAAGTAGTCTACCGAGGTTTCCAGGTAGAAATTTCCGGTATTGTGACTGTCCACTTTCGCTTCCAGGCCAAAGGTCTTACCATTCTTCTTCCAGACAATGAAATCGGTATCTTTGTCTTGATATGATTTATCCTGAGTCACGTCATCGTAATGGCTAATGCCATGATTCACTTTGATAATCGGGTCGTTAAGGAATTTGCGAGCCAAGTCTTCTCCGAATTTTCCCTCATCGAGTTGCTTTGACATCTTAAACTGACGAGGGCTTTCTTCCCAGGCTATCATACTTTTACACGGCATCTGTCGAATTTTCAGGCAGCTGCGATACGATATGTGCAACGATACGTTCTGTACAGGCATTGACAACGGCGCTGGCCGTCCGCTGTTCACGCAGCGAATGGCAGAGTTCGTCGAGTTCGGATTCCGTGAAGGGATAGTCTGCCGAAGCAAGGAACTTTTTGCACAGTTCTTTCATGTCATCGTCGCCTAAAGGCTTGACGCGGTGTTTGAAAGTGAATCGGCGAATGAGGGCTTCGTCAAGGTTATCGACGCGGTTTGTAGTGCCAATGAGAATGACGTCATTCGGGAGCCGGTCAAGTTCCTGCATCAATGCGATGGTGACGCGGCTCATTTCAGCGACGTCATCACGGCCGCCACGGCACATTCCGATAGCATCAATTTCATCAACACAAAGAACGCAGGGCGTGCGCTTTGCGTAATCGAACACTCTGCCGATGTTCTGCTGTGTCCGGCCAAGAGCAGAATTGACAAGGCCAGAAAATTTCAGGAAAACAAACGGTAAATTTGCCTTGTGTGCAATGTAGCGGGCCAATTCAGTCTTACCAACACCAGGAAGGCCCGTCAAAAGCAAAGAGCAAGTATAGTGGATGCCAAGCTCCTTGATGGCTAAAGCTGCTTTTCTGGTGGCCAAGAGCTTGTTGATGACTGTTTCTTCCTCCTCGCGGAGCAGGAACCGGCTCTCAGGGAAATTCGTGGCATCCTCCGCAATCAAGAGGTTTTCCAGGTTGGCGGGCAGCTGAATCAGTTCCGGTTTCAGAAGATTCAACTTTCTGAGTTCGTTTTCTTTGAACCTGGCGTCCTTTTCGGGTACATTCTTTTCAAGCATGATTCGGCACTGAGTCTGCGCGTTACGAATATCGCCATCCACCACAAATCGAATTAAATTACGTACGTCGTCTGTCATTTCATTTCCTCCTAAAAAAGAAATAGGCCGCCAAATGGCAGCCTGTTAATATGAGGTTATATTCTGATTTTTGTTTCTACTGCAAATAGTGTTTACCGTCGAAACAGAGAGATTATATTCAGTGGCAAGCGCCTGCACCTTCTCGCCTTCCCTGTGGCGTTTAGCAATCAGTGCATTACGTTCCGTGTTTTTTCGCGGACGGCCGCGTTTCTGTAAAATTCCAGCTCTGACATTTTCCTGATGAAACGTTTCATAAATCGCCGTTTTAGAGATTCCGTATTCCTTGGCAATAGTGCTGACCGAGACCCCTCTTTCGATTTTGCTTCGAATATCGGAATTCCTTTGATTGGTCTTGTCTTTCAGCGCCTTGTGATAGTATTCCTGACAGGTTTTTTCAACTTGGCGCATGTCCTTGTAAAGAGTGGATTTTGAAATACCGTATTTCTCACAGATGTCTTTTGAGGACGTTCCTGCCTCATAATCCGCAAGAATCGCCTTGCGCCTTTCATCCAACTTTTTGGAATTTGTATGTAAATGCCCTGCAAGGACGGTACGGACACTGCTTCGAGACAAAAAGTATTTTTTGGCGATTTCCTTATCAGTCATTCCGGCTTTCGCATCTTCCAACATAGCCGCATTGCGAACTTTCGTGGCAGCAGACTGCTTTTTCTTGTTCTTCTTAATCGTAGCTTGAGCGTATTCAGAAACAGTATAGTAGCACTGCTGATAAGTCACGCCATGCTTCTTTGCGATTTCAGCAACCGTCATCCCGGCTTTCGCATCTTGAATCATAGCTTCGTTGAGAGGTGCTCTTTTTGCTTTCTTTGCAAGATTCTTTTCTTTTGCTAGGTCTCTCACCATGGCATAGCAATAAGAGCTTGAAAAATACGTTTCCTTGGCGATTTCCTTGACAGTTTTGCCAGAAAGATACATTTCCCGAACCTTTTCGCGGTCTTCTTTGACCTGCTGCTTCGCAACATCTTTCTTTGATGCAGCCATGCAATTATTCCTCACTTTGACAACTTTTACTTTCCCCTGGGCCTGGACTATACCGCTTCATGGCGCGATATACGCTTCCCTTTTTGAGCCCGTATTCTTCCGCAAGCTCTTTGACAGAAACGCCGTTCTTGTATTTCCTGACCATCTCGGCGTTTCTTTTCTTGCCGGTCTCGATACGGTTTTGGCTGTGGATTTGTCGGCCATTCTTTCCGTGCGCATGAAGAATCCGATAAAAGAGCGTTCCACTGATGCCGTATTTTTCCTGAAGCTCCGGAGATTTTGCGCCCATCTCATATTCATGAATCATCTGGGTTTGCCAGGCTTTCTTCTTTGCTTTTCTCTGCCGGGCCTGTTCTTCGTAAAAGTCCTTCAGACTATATCGGACAGTAGAAACACAGATTTGATACTTTTCGGCCAGCTGTTCCTGGGACATACCGTTCTTGGCATCCTCCAGCATCTTTTCATTTCGTGCCCTGACTTTGTCATGAGTTAGACACACGTGGGTAATCTTGTTAATCGGCATTTTCGCTATTCTCCTTAGCTCTGGCTTTTACGTTATACTGGTAAATCCCATTTTGATGAAGGATAAGGTAACCTAGTGAAGGGCTGATATTTACCTCCCTGCTCAACTCGATAATCGATTTTCGAGGATTTTTCTTGTAAGCATCAAGAAAAGTTTGGTTCCGCATCTTTTTCTCTTTTTTGAGAGCCGTTTCAATATGATTGTATTTTTGGCTTTCGTACTCTCCGCTCGAATGCAAGATTGCATAAATACGCTGCATGGAAATGCCGTACATCTTGCCCAATTCTCTGGCCGTCATACCGCCTTTATACTGTTTAACAATTTGCTCATTTCGAGTGGTAAGTCTCTTCCTCTTTTTTTCAAAATAACGAGGCGGCTCCTGCGTACCTTTTAGAATCTTGTAGCACATCGTTTCTGAAAGATTATATTCCCTCGCGATTTCTAAAATCGGCTTTCTATTTTTGTAATCTTCGATGATGCTTTTATTGCGGTTCATGCGTTCTTCTTTGTTTGACATAAAGCCTCCGATAAAAAGAAAGAGCAGGTTCAAAACTGAGCCCGCCCTAGCCTTTCGGTCGGATTTTGCCCGACCAACGATGTTTTTTGATGCCTTTCGTTCTATATTTTGTATTATATGCAATTCGCACAGATGCACAATGTTTTTCTTTCTGGTAATTTATGGTAAGTATTGTGCAAAAAAATAAGACCACCACCCTTTTTGGGGCAGTGGTCTTGATTGCTATTGCTTTTGAAAATCAATCCAGTAGTTTTCCGGCCTTGTATGAGTGGTACAAATAGCTCGGATTACAATAGTAAGTTGCAGTATTAAAATCTGAGATGTCATCGCTAATGAACGAGGAAAATACATCAATTACATCCTGGACACCAGGAGTGCTAGTACAGTCAAAGATGATGCGCTGGTACACTTTTCCGATATCTGTATAAGATGGAACCTTGTAGTGGCAGTTAGACACCGTATCATACGTTCCTTCCGGCACAGGAAAAAGCTCACAAATTTCATCGGCAGATTGCTCAAAGCTCTGGCAGTGAAACACATCCGCTGAGTCGAGAATTGCCTTGACTCCGTTTGTGCCAAGAGCAGAAACCACATCCTTGCGATGATTCCTCGTAACGCGGCCGATATATTCAATCAGGCTGCAGGTATAAAAGACATCGTTTTTGCTGTAGGTTGCAGTTTCAGTCATACTTCAATCGCCTCCTTAAAAGAGAGACATTTCAAAGCGACTTCCGTGTGAAAGCTGATTTGATGCGTGGGATGCTTGAATTTTGCCAACGCCCAAAAAGCTTCACGGCTAATATCACCGCTTAGAAAGTCGTTGACGTAGTTCCAAATGGTGTCATCCGCCATGGGTCCTTCCACAATATCATAGTCATGATGTTTGCCCGAGCGACATATAGCAATAAAATCAAGCCACTCATCACTCATTTCGGGGAATTTCTTAATATTTAGCATGGGAGATTCTGTATATTCAAACACGTTGACAATACCACGAGACCTGCCTTTTTTTGACCAGCGAGCGGCTTGTTCGTAGTTGCTAGTGCAATAGAATCCCCATGAAAAATCTTTGGCGTACCTTGTTTTTCTGACCTCAGGGTTGCGGACTATTACATCGCTGCCATGATACAGAACCATTATTATCACTTCCTTGCATATATTATACTTGTTTTTATGTGTCAACACAATCATTTCGTATGATTTTGGTTCCTACGCTTTTTGCTGAAAGAACCCGAATCAAAGTTTCGTTCTAGGAGTATCAGCTGTTCGATTCACCCGGCAGCCACTGCTGAGGATAAGCGCGAAGCAGATTTTTCGGTACGCAGTCATTCAGAGCGGAATTCTCAGCAAGAGCCATATCAATGATGTAGTAATCATTGCCGTTGCGCATTACATCGACGCTCCACTGCCCTGTCAACTCAATGCGAGGAATAACCTTCTTCAGCTCAGCCAGAACAGTTTGAACGCTTTCGTGGTAACGCTGGTTCAGAATGTCTTCATGCATCTTGTAGACAACATAATCATGGCGTTCCTGTGGGCTGCTGACTTTTTTGAATTCGTTCTTCATAACATCGCTGCGCCAATAAGGACTTGCGCCAAGGATTTCCTTTGTATCAAAATTCACAAACACGCGATATTCAGTGTGCAGCGGCAAACCGTTGTAGATGGTGGGGTTATTTTCTTTGTCCTTGATGTATTCTCTGACGACCCACTCGTTCGTGGTGTTCGCGCCGTAGAAGCAGCGATTGTTCAGAGGGGATGCCATCGAGCATGTCAGATGATTCAAAAACAAGAAATACTCGCCCATCTCATTGATTTCCTTCGGGTTATGGATATGAGCGTTGCGGAATTCGTATTTGGAAGAATACGTGCCCGTTTTGATAAAATAGTCTTCGTATCCATCAAGATGGAAGACTTTCTGGCAATAACGGTTCACGATTTCCTTTGTAACGGGATTCAACGTCTCGAAACCAAGGCGGGTAAGCTGCAGCATGGTGATAGGTACGCGAAGAATTTTTGTGTCCGGAACCTTGAAAAATGCGCTGCCGTACAATCCCTCTACCAGAGGAGGAAACCAGAAGCCCATAGAGTTGGGGTTCATCTCAAGCATCTGATAAGTGAAGTCATCAAGGTCGAGGATGTCAAGACCTTGACGGAACATGTTGTAGTAGAACATTTTTGTGCTGTCGTTCTTTGCATTCTTGTAGCCTGCGTAGTTTTGAAGCAGTTCCTTGTACGACGGCTCAGAAATGTCAATCTTCATCAACTTTCCGGTGAGCTGCGGACGGAGTTCTTCGGGGTAGCGTTTCAACTCCTCGTTTGTAACCTCTGTCATAAAGTCGCGGTTGGCAGAGTATGTCACATAATAGCCACCGCGTTCCGCGTTGTAGATGTACAGACGCGTTTCAAGCACCAGTTCTGTGACGATGCGGTCAATGAGCGAATTGAGTTCCGGTGGGAAGTAGACCTTTTTGTCGAGAATTGCTTTGACTGTAGCTGTATCCCACTGGAGCATATTTTCATGCAGCTCTCCGCTTTCAAGAACCTGTGTCTTATAGACCTCATCAAAGGTTTTGAGGGCATCAGGGTCAGTTTTGAGCATTGCTGCAAGCTCCTCATAGGAAAACGGCTTATCTTTCTTATCGGTTAAGATGGCGCTGATTTGTTCAAACATGTCTTTTGTTTCAGTCATTTGTGGTCTCCTTTTCTAAAAAAGCCACCGTTTCTGTAGGAAAACAGTGGCAATGTATAAGTGATATGGTTTAGCTTGCAATGTACAACTCGCTGTTGGAAATGTTCTCCAGCCAGTTTTTGTTCATTACATTACCAAAACGATATTTCTTCTGCGACTTGTAGGACCAATCGCAGCCGGAAACGACATCACCGATGGCGTTCAAGTACAGCTCGCCGCTGTAAAAGTCGATATCGCCGGTTTTGTTGAATTCGTATTCGAGCTTGTCTACATGAGGTTCACGCTTCTTATAGATATTCGAATCGAGATTCTTAGCACGCCCTTCGTTCAGTAAATAAGCCAGATGAAAGTCCGTTACCTTATCGTTACGGTTATATTTCAAGCCACTAAGGATACTTTTACTTTCATATGGGATTACTTCGTGGAAGTTATCACTGCTGATGCAAAGACCGCACATATAGTCATCTTTTTCATCGCAGTAGGCCCACCACTCCAGACTCGCCATAGCAAGGTCAGCCATCTTATCGACAGCTTTTCCGTTAGTGACCATGTAAAAGCTTCCAACGGCGATACCGCGCTCTTTGACAGCTTTCAAGGTGTATCGAATTGCCGGTATATTCAGAGAGATTTCCCCACCGGTAAAGGTAAGAGAGCTGATATAAGCTCCCTTCTCAAAGCTGTCGAGAAAAGCATCGATGTACTTCTCCTGAATATCGATGCTTTCGGCATCTCCGCGCAGGCAGTGCGCACAGCACATATTGCACCGGCGCGTAACTTCTATGAATACGTTGTTTGCGCTATAAATACGCATTTTTCCATGCCCTTTCTGTTATTCTTCCTCGCAATCCTCGTAGTCGTCCATGAAGTTCTCGTTGCGGTCGACGACAACATTCACATCCGGCGGAGCGATTTTAGTCAGACCATAGTTCAAGAAGAACGAGCCGGGAATGTCATCGACATCGCCCCAGTTCCAGCAACCACAGTTGATTTCCAGCTGTCGTTTGCCTTCATCCGTCTTGAGATAGTCCATGACAGCACTGCGCAGGACCGTTTCGGGGTCACGGATTTGCTCCGGATTGTAGCTAAACTGAATCAGTGTGCATTCCGTTGCGGATAAGCCAATGACCTCATTGGCGACGATAGTGAAAGTCTTTAGCATTGGTATTCCTCCTTCCTAAACGTTGACGATGCCGCCATGCTTGGCCAGAACCGCTTCTACGGTTTCTACGGGCACATACCCGTAGACCGTAGCCAGCGGTGCCTCGTCGTCTTCAGCAAACGGCAGAAACTCTTCGACCTCCTCAGACAAGTAGCTGAGTTCGACCTTAGAGTAATTGCCGTCCGACAGGTCTTCGTTCGGTATGCAGTAGTGCATGCCGCTTGCCTGAATCGACAGGGTGAAGCCGTCTGCACAAACTGCTTCCGGACGAAGTGCAGCAGTACCAAAGATGGTCTTGCTGAAGGTTTTGTGGAGAAATTCGTTGGTATTGAAAATAGCCATAGTAATATGCTCCCTTTCTGTGTGTGAGATGTTTCTTAGATGTACTTTTCCCAGAAGCGCTCGAACTCTTCGTCCGGCATTTGGGCTTCGGTTTCATCCATCACGCGGTCGTAAGTATCGCTGGAAATGTCGGTCCCGACAAAATCAGCAACAGCCTCATGTCCGCGCTTCTGGATGGCATCCTTCAGGATAGCCCAACGACATTCGTGAATGGCATCATCCAGCGTTTTGTTGCCATCAGGCTGCCAATACTCGCCTGTCTGCTGAATTCTATAAAACTCATCCAGCGCATCATCAACATTGTTTTCGAGAAGAATATCGTCAATAAAATTGATAGGATAATCCTTGCCGTTGATTTTCACTTCTGCATAACTGAACGAGTCATCATCATCGGGGCTTGCGCAGCATTCGACAGCAAAAACTTCATGGGTTTTGCGGTTGGCTTTGCATGGCAGATTGAACATTGCACCGGAATCAAAGCAGGACTCAATGCAGGCATTGACCACATCGCTTACGGGAGACTCTGCAGCCTCCTGATATTCCGGCATGTGCCAGATGTCGATGCTTGCCTTGTTGGTATCCTCAATGTTGCGGACCTTCAAGACACGGACACCCTTCTTCTCCATGTGAATGACGGCACGGCACAGGTCCACACGGATTTCGTGTGAATCCATAATGGTGCCGCGGTCATCCTTAGGTAGGAAGATTTCGATAACTTTGTTGATATCGGGGGTTTCGGCGACGAAATAGACTTTGTCATCGTGAATTTTGAACATTGCATTACGCTCCTTCTTGTTCATACAAAAAGGGCGGGCTCCCTAAAAACAGGAAGTCCGCCCTTTAAGCGAAATTGTGAATGTACGAAAGGCATAAAACCCTTTCGATATGGAATGTTATCTATCGTACAATTTTTATTGTAGTCGGTTCGCACAGCTTGTCGAGTAAATCAGGTGCAATTTTTATGGTTTGCAAATCCCACACGCCGAATACCCTTCCTGGATGAGCTCATCGCGGGGCCCCATATAGTCGATTCGATTCTTTTGACTCATCGATTCGACTGCAGAGCAATCGGGTTTGTGAAACTTCATAGTGCTCGTGTTCAGAACGTATGTCTCGTCTATGACAAGTGAAGCTTTGTCCTGTTCATCCTTGGAATCTGCAGCACTACCGGCTTCAATCCGATTTTCATCATGATATTCACCGGAAGTGAAACTTACCTCTTTGCCATCCGAGGTGCAGTAAATATCACCCAGCAGGTCTGTGCGATAAACCTCGACACCTTTGTTTTGCAACTTGTCGAGTGTTTCCTGATGTGGATGACCGTAACTGTTCCCTGTGCCACAAGAAATCACAGCATATGTTGGATTTACCGCATCCAGAAAAGCCTCTGAGGTAGATGTACTTGAGCCATGATGCCCTACTTTCAGAACTGTTGACTGAATGTCTTGTCCCGATGCAAGTATCACGTTTTCCGCTTCCTGTTCCGCATCTCCGGTAAAGAGGAACGAGGTGTCTCCATAGACAATACGCAAAACAATCGAAGTATTGTTCGTGTCATTGGGAACAGAATTAACACCAACTATCGTGAATTCCGCTTCCCCCAGAGTGTAGGTTTCACCCACATCCGGTATCGTGATGCCTCCGCCTTTTTGCTCCGCGTAGCTTGCAAAGTCCCGAAATGCTTTGCTGTCGTATTCTGTCACAGGGCATAGAGTCATGTTCGCAGTGACGGCCTCAAAAGCACCGGACAAGCCGCCGATGTGGTCTTCGTGCGCGTGAGTCCCAACGACATAATCCAGGTGCCCATCGGTTTCACGCTGCATAACAGAATATAAGAGGTTAGAATCATCGACATTGCCGCCATCAATGAGCATTGAGTGGCCGTCGCAGGTAACAAGAGCGGAATCCGCCTGCCCTACGTCTATAAAATGAATGGTAAAGCTGCCGTCCACCGAACCGCCAGCCGTCTGGTCACTGCTCACAGTGCTTTCTGAGACGACCCCGATACTGGATGGACTTTCCGATATTATCGGATTCTGACCGCAGCCGGTGAAGCTGAGTGCAAAGAGCGCAGCGATGATTGCCGCTGTACTCCGTAAAAGCTTGTTTTTGATTTTCATGAATTCTTCTCCTTTCAACAAAAAAAGCGGACCTACCCCGCTATGGGATAAGTCCGCTTAAAATACAGATTGTGAATCCTACTGATTGCTTAGTATCTGTTCACACTTTACATTGTACGGCGTTCGTATATTTTGGCAAGCGCTATTTTTCCCCAAACTTGATGTCGATATATACAATCTCAAAGCACAACGCAGCGCTCAAGACAAATCCAAGAACAACATATGACGGATGGGTCAAGGACCAGCCAGGATTCGCTAGATACCCATGCCAATATCTAATGTTAAGTACAAAAATAAACACCGGCAGAATTAGATACCAGATGCTTTCCAGCACAATTTTGATGTCTTTTCGCATTTCACTCGCCTCGAAATTCGAGCGGAATCATGGCCTGGCGCTTCCGGCTTTCTGTATACCAGAAAATACTAAGTCCGGCCAGGATGGCAAAAATGATAATTTTCAAAAGCCTTTTCATTTCGTTCTCCTTTATGCTGCGGATGCAAAAATGTCACCGCAAGGGCAATTATAAAACATTTTATACCGACTTGTCACGGCCGATATATCCCAATTCTTAATATCTCTCATTGTTTATGCTTTGCTCATTTTTGTCAGTCGCTTAGCAACTGACATGATGAGCCATTTCTGGGTTTTCTCCGAGAGTTGGCGGGGCTTGCATTCGATTTTCTTGCGAATCCCGCAGGTATTTTCGCCGTTGTAATATAGCAGAACTCCTATACCATCAGGAATCTCATCTTTGACCTTCTTGTATAGCGCTAACGGCATCGCATAGTAGTTACAGTGCCCCACAAAGTTGTGGCCATGGTCAGAGTGAAAGTCACTCACGGAAACCTTAATTTCCACGCAGGTGATGACGGTGTCGATGGTGTATGTATGTTTCGTCTTATATAGCCTGCAGAACCGTTCCGTACACGGTTCATTACGAAAACTCCAGTTGGCGATATCTTTAGGGCATGATACTTCCTGCGTCCACTGCCGGACGGACGGCATAACTAAGTCTCTGTCCTCATCCCTGTACATTGAGAGTTTGCAGGTCCCACATTTTGTTTCTGATGTGAAGCACTCTTGAACCCGAACGAAGTCAACAAGGCCGGATTTTATCGAGCCACACTCGACAGGTACTTCCAGAGCGTCGAAGCCTTGACGGAACGAATCAACCCGGTATCCACCATAGTTGGCAGGATGCCAAACCTTTAGCGCTGATTCGATTTTTTGAGTCAGAAGAGTTTTTGCCATGGCTGCTCCAATCCTCATCGAATGATTTCGTGCGCAATAACGTCGGATTCCGTACAAAAGATATCGCTGTAATCGGCCTCATCATTGCCCGCACAGACCTCATGCTGATATGGTGCCGTACCCTTGCGTTTAATTTCAATGCGCCAGATACCGTTCGTATAGCGCACTACCAAAATCGTGTCATCATCCAAGAACAGCCGGACTCCCTTGACATCGAAGCAACCAATTTCATCGACCCCATAGTTGGAATTATCCAGGCAGACAAGGTCGTCACTGGACCCATAAATTTTTAACACGTTGCACCTCACACCGTTTTCTGTTCGCTGGTGACAATGCGCGGGATGAATAGAAATTCAGTTTTTCTTGTTTCAGTGTTGGTCCTCCGAATGACCGTGCCATCCCGGATGATTTTCACGCCGTCCTTTTTGATGACGGGCTTTTCATCGCCGACAAAGTTCATCAGTTCCAATTCCTCGACAGTATAGTTGTCCCGGTGCAGCCATTCCGTGAGCTCACCGTCATCGTCGAAAACCGGGACAGCCTCGCTTCCCAGCGTGCTCCTTGCTTTGAATTCATTCATAGTTTTCGTCCTCCTTGCAACAATCTTTTATGCGATTTAACGGAATTTTTGGGGCTATATCTTAGTTTTGCAACATCCATACAGCCACAAAGACTCAAGTTGATGGCATTACCCAGCTTTCTTGGTCTTCTTGGTTTCGGGCTTTACGATACCGCCGTTGGCATCGTAGACATTGTATGGGAAGTCACCGTTATTGACGCGCTTAGCAACGCGCTGCCCGGTGGCAGTCTTATAATACTGGTTCAGTCGGTTTGCAGTACGGAAAAAGGCAAACCTTGCATACTGTGTGCCGCGCTTGACACGGTTTTCGCGCAGCAGTTCGTCCCGCAGCGCGATAGCATAATGTTCGGCTTCATTGTTGGTGAACCCCGAATAGAACACGTCCATGAACTTCTCGATATAAATAGCGGGAACATCGTTCATGGCAGCCACAATGATGGCCGCTGTTGTACCTGCGGAATTGAGTCCCGGCAGCGTAGCCTTCTTGATGCACTTGGTGGCGGATTCGATTTGCGTGCGGTATTTCATCAGCCATTCGCTCAAAGCTTCCTCGTGACTGAGGTTCGAGCCTGCGAACACGCGGCCGATGAGGTTTGCTGCGGAGAGAATCGTATTGTTCGTCCAGCTCATATCGTACTCGGACATCTGCACACGGTTCGCCATGGAGCGGATGTTTCCGGAATCGATGTGCTGAGACTTGGCGGCATTAAAGGTCACGTTCATACGCACGGTCACACCGGACTCGACGATAGCGAGCAGCCGATGCTGTCCGTCAACCAGCGTGCCATCGGAGGCGATGGCAATACCCTGATGCGTAGTATCCCAATGTCCTTCTCTCATGTCCTTCGCCATCTTTTTGACTTTGGCGACGTTCACGTTCCGATTGTTATCATTCCTCTCAAGCCATTTTGCTGCCTGTTCGGGCGAGATTTCGTAGCCATCCCGCGTTCTCTGATTGAAATTATAGCGTCCCATTTGTGATTCCTTTCTGCCCAAGTAGGCGTGTGTTTGATATTTGTTATTGATATTCAGAAAAATTCCCTGATTTGTGATTATATTCGTGTTGGTCGAGTTGGCGTAGCTGCATCGAAACAATGCGCAGCGTTCTGAGTCTGTGCATAACACCTCCTCTCACCAGCGGCGATAAGGTATCCCTGCCGCTGAGGTTATGAGTCCTAGCTCTGTCGTCTGAATCAGCCGAAACTGAGCTGTTCCGAATCGGTCGAGAAGAAAGCTGCCTTTTTCTTAGCCCGTTCTTTTGCGCTCTTGCTCATAGGCTTCTTTGCCCCATCCAGATGATGCTTGCTCTTGTACGAATACCCTTTCCAGGCAGCCTGATAGGAGAGGTATCCGTATCCGTTAGCGTTGTCCAAGACCTTATCAGTTGCGGCCTCGACCACAACATAACGGGGCTGGTTGGGCTTTGAGAGTTCATCGCTTTTCACGACACGATAGCTCTTCTTCTCATCTGCGCCGTACTTGGAAAACGGTAATGCGGATTCCTTTTTGGGCTTGGATTTTGCCTTGGCGCTTTCGATGCTTCCCTCAACGGAATCCACCAGTTCAGAGTCAAAGAACGCCTCATCAAGAGGTACGTTGGGGCTGTTCTGCTTCTTTGCTTCTTCGATTTTCTGATACATGGCATCTTCGGCGCGGCGCATCTTCCAAACCTTGATGAGGACTTTTTCCGGGAACGTGATGGTCAGTCCCTTTTCCGCCAGCATCTTTCGGACAGCAGGCGTAGCGAAAGACTTGTATTTTGCATACGGTCCTTCTTCGTGCTGCTCGATTTCATGGCTTACCTGAGTCATGTATTCCTCAAACGCCTTGTTCTGGTCGAGCCAGAACTCGACTTCGGAATAAGGAGAATCATGGTCCACGTTTTTTTGAAGTTCGCAACTCTTCGCATAAGCAAGACAAGCGTCTTTCACATCGGCAAAACCAAGCCCAAAATTATCGTTCAGAGTGTTTCGGCGTGCTCCATCCATCACGAAATAACGGCTTCCTTGCTTGATGATGGCAATACCATCTCCGGAAGTGATAGTGGTGGGCTCTTCCGCATATCCGTCGTCAGTCCAGCGGTCGATAATCGATGCCGTATCCTGTACAAAGCCTTTTCGGCAGGTGTAATAATCCGCGCCGTTGTAAGCTCGTTTCGTGATGCACTTGAGGATTGCGTCAATCAGAGCGTCCTTATCCTTGATTTTTACGCTGTACATCAGGTTACTTTTCACGTTCCAGACAACGCCATATGGAAGCCCCAGCGTAATCATAGAACACGCACACTGCAGAAAATGCTTGTGTGCCAGACTGCTGATGAACTTGATGCAGTAGACGGTGTTGTTCTTTACGACATCCGCAAGGCCCGAGGCATAAATCACTTTATGGTCATTAGTATGGATGTCGATATCTCCGCGTGCCTGAACATACTCATCGGGAGTGAACACGGTGCCAAGCCGCATACTGAGCGACATTTTGGCTTTTGCGCTCACAAAAGGAGGCTTGACCTGTTTTACATACCGGCACTGATTCGTTTCAAGCGCCGTGAGCAGCAGAACCTTATCCTCGACCGTTGCGCCTTTCTTGATTTTCAAATACTGCATGTCTTTATGCAGGTCCATGTAATACGCAAGTGCGTCATCTATATCGTAGGAATTAAAGAATCCTGCCTGCATGTAGATGCTGATGCAGGGAGACAAATCAATCATTGCATCTGCCGTCTGGATATCAATGGTCGTGGTATCATTACGTTCAATCGGTGCGACTTCCAACAGCTTATAGCAGGCATCTACATCCTCGATGAATTTATGGTCAAACATCTCAGAGAATGCGAACGGATGCGGAAATCCGCGAAGAGTTTCAGTTGGGGTCATCAGAGATTTATCGCTCAACGGATGGTCTGAGTTTACGAAAATGATTCGTTGCTTTCCACGGCTTGCTGCGACACAAAACAAATTTCGAAGAATCTCATATCGTGCCATCGGTTTGCTTGTACGAGACGACCAGTATTCTTCCGTGAAATCAAACACAACGCAGATAGGCCGCTCCATACCTTTGCTGCCGTCAAAAGTTGTGAAGATACCAACATCCGAGGAGGGTGCTACTGCCTTATTCCCATCATTGTCTGCGATACTTGCATAGACATGATGCTTGTCATAGAGGTTCCCCGGTCGATTCTCTAAGTCATTGAGCACCTTCGTCATGGCTCCAATTCGAGCACCCAGGCAAAGGACATTTTTTGGGTTCTGCTTATTCATGAACTCTGTCACTTCATCGACCGACATCTGTTCCACGATACAGGAGCTATTTACGCCGTTGATGGTCTTACCCCAGATATTGCCAAGCCGTTCTGCCAAGTCATGGGAAATACGGAAACACTTCGTGAAAATCACTTGTTCATGGCGGCCGAGGAAATCCTGCATGAATGTCCAGACATCCAACGCTGTATCATCGTAGATTTTCTGCTTCATATCGCCCACAGCGACGATTTGTAGACCGGGATTCTGAGAGCGGATATATTTGAGTAGTTCTGCAATCTCGTCATTGATATCCTGGTACTCGTCAATGATAAGAGTATCAATTGGCGGAATCGGAATTTTCTTTTCCAATACCATGGCGAGCTGTTCACCCTGCCCGCAATTCCGGATTCCCTTTTTGTTCAGCAGCAGGCTTGCAAATCCATGATAGTTCTGAACCAAGACATTATGATTTTTGATTTTGTCTTTGGCGTCAAGTTTGAGTAATCGGTTATAGGTCAAGTACAGGATACGCCGTTCTGGAGGGTACGCATCACAGAGCACGTTGATGGTCGATGTTTTTCCGCTGCCAATGCAGGCATCACATAATACGTTTTTGCCCGACAATGCCAAATGTACGAATTCCTGCTGTTCGCTTGACAAGTCGTTCAGTGTCATAGCCAAATTCTCCTTAACAAACAAAAATGCCCCGGCAGCATCCAATTCAGAAGCCGCCAGGGCACAATTCTTATCTTATTAGGGTTATTATATCTGATTCGCACAGATGTGCAAGCTTTATTTTACTATGTTTCATCTTGCTTCTGGGCAAAAAAGAACGCCCACCAGCAATTTACAGCTTCCAAATCTCGACATTTACATTCCAGGCTTTAGCCGCATCGCTGATGATGTCCAGAACCGTGTTCCAATCGCCTCCGGCAAGGCCACAGCCTAAGCCATATGGCAGCCGGATAGTTACGTCCTGATTCTTTTGAGCGCAGTCTCTAAAAAACGAGAACAGCGCAGTCGCCAATGCAGCATAATTCGTCTGCCTTTCACCACGGCCATAACCATTTTGCCCGAACAGATTCACGACATACAGTTTCGGTTCTACCAGAACCTCCTGGTAAGTACCGAGCTTGTTGCCGTTGTTTCCATAGCAAAACTCCAGATAGCGCTGATATACCACCGGCCATTGGATGCAAATTTGCATGGCAAGTCCAGCTCCCATCACGCCTTTGCAATTTACTTGCTGGCAAATGTAAGTTGGCTTACTCGCAGAAAGTCGTGAAAAAATATTGCCGTCGATAAATTTAATACTCATGTCATTTTCCCTTCCTGTCAAACTTCGAGGTGTTACCAGGATAAACAGCATAGTCCGTGCGATAATCAACGCTATCGTCGCGGTATACGAGCTCGACATTGGACATGCTGGTATAAAAGACTTTATCACGATAACGGCTATCGTTGATTTCAAACTTGATGTTTTGCCCGTTGTCCACGATTTCGTAGCTTACGAGAGCGGATACGGTCCAAATATTGTCGTAGCGAAAATGAATGTAATTGTATTCCGGTACTGTCTCAGCACTTTCTGGTGTAGACAATATCTGACTCGGAATATCTTCGAGTTCAGACATTGTGGTACTTGTCACAGTGCTGATTGCGTCCTCACAGCCAGCCAAAGGTAGAGCCAGGCAGCACAACACTAAAACAATTCCAATAAATTTTTTCATCGTCGTTTCCTCCGCTTGGTTTTTATTGTACGCAACTCGCACAAAAGAAAAAGCTACCCAACAGCCATAAGGCCACTGAGCAGCTCAATGTAAACCCTATTTTGTGTTTGATATCTGTCGTACAAATCTGATTGTACGAGCCTCGCACATCAGGTCAAGCCATGTCGGCAGCTACGCATCCTGGCACCTACGGTTTCTGCGGGCAAAAGGATGCAGCTACGCAAACAAAAAAGTCCTACCCGCATTTTGCTGCGAGCAGGGTTTGCTTTTGCACTGTTGTGTTTAGCCTTCAAGGTCGAAGGTGTAGCTGCCCTCTTTCATTGCAACAAGGCCCTTAAACGTCTGGCACTCGGCGTCGTCCAGGAATGCCTTGATGGTCAGGCTGGTATCCTCGTTATCCAGCTATTCGGGACGCATACGGACAACGAGGTCGTGCAGCTCTCCGACGACATAGGCCATCAGGTCCTGGTCGCCCAGGGCCTCACCAATTGCTTCATCATCGTATTCGACAGGGAAGCTGATGGAAGCGGCGAGGCCGTCGAGTTCGTCAAAATCTTTGGGACGGATTACAGTGGCTTCAAGTTTCAGAATGCTAGTGCTCATGTTAAAATCTCCTTTTTGTGTGTTGTGGTTTATCTTTCGACATCTTTTATTGTATGCAATTCGCACGCTGTAGCAATACAAAATTTCTTATATCGGGTTCGCGATTTCTTGTATTTGTCTCAGGACTTAACACAAATCAAGACCTATGAAAGGGTAAAATCCTACACAAATCAAGACCTTAACACACCCCAAAAACAACACAAATCAAGGATTTCAGTTTAATCCATCATTGTCATATTTATCACTTTTGCCCAAATTGCAGACGTCGCAGAGAGTGCGAAGATTTGATGGTATGGTTTGCCCGCCTTTTGATACAGGTAAAATGTGGTCAACATGCAAAGCAATGCCATCTTTTGATGTTCTCCCACAAAGTACGCATCGAAATCCATCGCGCTTCATAATGTCATATCTCAAAGAAAGAGTTAAGAGTTGCCGCTGATATTCTTTGCTTGTCTTTTTCTCTTCTTCTGCATATGACTGACGAATATATGACTCGATTTCATCCATGGTATATGTCATTGTGTCTGTGTAGCAATTTCGGCCATGAGGTGATGTGTAGGTTTTTGTACACGCAAGAATTATATCTGTCGTGGGAATCGGCCACTCATTTTCTGCCCTTTTCAACATCATCTTCTCAACGGTTTTATAAAGTATTGGCTGCTTTTCGGTATTTCCTTTATCCTCACCGCTATACGCAGGAAGCTTATTGTATTCGCGCATAAATGCTTTATACAACTTTCTGTTCTCACCCACTTTTGCCAAAAATTCTTCTAACCTGTCTCGCCTTGACGAAACCATCGTATAAACGCGCTTATCAAAATTGAAGCGGTCATATTTGGCTTTTGTGTCCACAGATATATTATATTTGATAACGTCAGTTACCTGATTGAATTCGTATTTATTAACAAGCTGTTGATATGCCAAATATCGGTTACTGGAACGCGCAACGAGCTTCTCTAAATAGCACAGATAAAGCAAAAAGATTGTAACAGGAAGAAGTATAATAATTCCCATTTCCATCCACCATATCAAGCTATTGTAATGAAACATCTTTCTTCTATCCTTTCTGCTATTTACTGCTTTACCATTTTTTTCCGCCGTGTACACCGCACACCAGGCAAAACGCCTCGTCGATGCTCCTGCAGTTCCTTGACCTGAACCCATGAGGGCCGGTGAGCATGTTCCCGCACAAAATATAGGTTTCACTCATGCCCCGGCCGCTGACACTGATGGCGTTTCCAAAGGCATGAACGGTTGAGCCATCTCGACACATTGCAAACATTATACTCATCTCGCTTTCTGTTTCATTTCTTTTCATTCTATGCGAATCGCACCACGAGTCAATTTAAGACGTTCTGGAATAGGCATTCCATTTGGGTTGTTTCCCTCTTCTTTAGGCCGCTGCCTGCACAAAAAAGAAAAAGACCCACCCGCTTGTGGCAGGCAGGTCATTTCTTATACTGAGCATTCTATTTCAGGTTTCTCGTTAGAGCCTTCCACCGTTCCTTCAGGCGCTCACCAAACTCCTCAACAGTCATCCGCTGCATGTGGTCGGAGAAGCTGCTAACCTGCTTGTATTCAAGGCCAATCTTAGTACACCCCTCCTTCAGGTTGGGTAGTTGACTTGTATGAGGTTCGCATAATCGGTCAACCGTTATACCTCATGAATCCGACCAGACTGGATTTTAAATTTCTTTTGCAAACAAAAAAAGAAACCCGCACAGAACTGAATCTGTACGGGCTGGTATTAGTCATGGGGATGTTCGTGGCAAGGTTCAGGCGGCATACCATGCGGGGCAGGCTCTGGGAAGTGACCATGGTCCCCGATGATTTCCGAAGTACGGATACCGTTCGCTTTCCGGCAAGCCTCGATGGTCTTAGAAAGCACTTCCTTGACATCACGCGGGTTCTTGATACGACGGATATCGATTTCCGGTGTCATGGCATCCGTGGAGCAGAGATGGATGCTGCCGACACGGCACAGACGCTCATAGAAGTTCTGCTTGAATGCGATGTCCCGGACGCGGTACAGTTGAATTTCATCCTCGCGCAGGTTAAAGCAGCCACGCTGGATGATGAGTTTGGTCTCGGTCAAAGTGTACTTCGTGAAGGACAGGGGCAGAGAAAAGATGGTGTGGCGTTTTCGGTCAGTCCAGAGAATTTTCTCCTTGTCCAAGTCGATGCCGAACTCGCCGTTTTTGAGGGTGGACATGGTATGGTTCCTTTCGTTATGTGATTGGTTTTGGTTATTGGTATTCTGCTTGATGGTGTGTGGAATGATGTTATAGTCTTTATATTGAGTATATTATACCATGCTGTGATGATTTTAGCAATTCCATTTAAAGTGTTAGTACGCAAACAAAGCCCGGTTCACTATTGGTCTCCAATATCAACCATTTTCTAGGTTCCCTGTGCTCTTGTTTGTTGCGGAAAGGACGTATTCTTTGCCGTATAGTGTTACCCAAAAATTGTTACAACTACCATTAAAATAGCCACGATTTTTCAAGTCTTCGAAACGTAGGCGTGCTTTTCTTGTCGCTTCTTTTTGGTTTGCGTTGTTTTCTCGGTCTTTGTATCCATTTCCCGTCATAAAAAAGCATTCGCAATTCAGAGTTGTTATCAATCGCTATAGGAACACTATCTTGACCATTTGCGAGTTCTAGTGCCTTTTTCAATATTGTAATAGATTCCTTGCCACCAATCTTGGAAAACCATTCTTCCGCGTCCTTAGTAGTCACTGTCATGTTTTCGTTTCTCATAATAGCTTTTTTTCGCTTATTATGGTAATAAGTATAAATGTGCTGTGCCACAATTTTCTTGTCGTCATTTTCGCTTTTCATACAGAATCCTCCTTAAAACAAACAACCTCCCACCGCAGTCAGCATGCTACTGATTACGATGGGAGGCTTAAACCTTTTGTGATAGTCTTATTATACCACGCTTCGTGAATTACTCAAGGCCAATCTCAATAATTCAGTCAATGTCCCAATTGCCAAAATCTTCTGCAGGTGGCTCGTTGTACCAGTCATACTCCTCTGCTTTTTCATCATCCAAATCGTCATCAAAGAAGTCGTCATCGGTGACGGGAATGTCTTCCTTGATGTCCTGCTGTGGCACGAACGTGGCAGCGGTAGCGTTATAATCGCCGTCTTCAAGCACTACTTGCACAGTAGCAATATCCCCTACTTCGGGGACAGAACCGTTCTGGACGGATGCATCGGGGTTACGCTTGACATCCACCTCGACATCGAGTGCCGGGATGAAGACCACGATGGTCATGTGGGTGACGGCAGTCACAGTGCCGGAGTAAGCTACTTCGTTTTCGTGAATGTCCTGGCGGACGGTTTTCTTAGTATTAAACATTAACTTCTACCTCGCTAATTTTGTATGCTTCATCGTGGACCTCCCCACCTAAACCTTTCGGCTATAGTTGGGGCTTCTCCGTGGGTTGTAACCCCACGGTAAGTCTCTGCGTAACCCGAAGGTAGAGATACGACCCGAACTTAGCTAACAATGCCTGACGGCATTGGTCGCCACATAGGGGTTAGTCTCCCGCAAAGTTCTCGCAACACAGTGTAATCCCAACAGATGGGCCTGGGTTGTTGAGTCGCCACGGGGGGGCTCAACAGTGAATGCAACTGTTTAAGGGAGTACAATGTGCATTGGGTTCTACGCTCAATGTCAGGAACTTTAGCCTTACACTGAGACCATGCCTTCTTTGACATGGGTTTTGTTACCTCGCGGATGAAATACCGGGCACCAATGTTATAATTGGGAGCTAGAAAACCCGCAGGCTTTCCTGTGGTATGAACGGCTCCTGTTTTTGAATTTTTTTGTAAAATAACGACCTAGCAGCTTGGCCAACGGTATAGAATACATGTATAATATATGTATGAAATGATACTACATAACTGTCGGAGGAATCTTTATGGCATTGCCCGGTATGCTTGAGCTTACGAAGGAACAAACGCAACGGCTTGTGAATATCATCGAGGATAAGCAAGGTTGTATTTGCAACGTATCTAATAGTATGCGCACAGTCTGGATTACTTCTGATGACGGTGAAAATGAACTTAGGGTTTCATTTCTTTGTAATTTTGCTTTGGTTATTTCACGTGTTAGGTTTTCTATAAAGCGTCATGGTACAATGTCTCTGTTGCTCGATGCGTTGAAAGAAATTTGCGAAGACTATGGTGTGCATCGTATCGTTATGCAATCTGTACTAACTCGTGAAATGGAAGTCTTTTGTCATAAAGCTGGGTTTCGAGCAGACCCGAACGCAACAATGGAGGTTGATGGGATTCTTACAGGGGATTATAAATTGGATTTTTGAAAAAATGCGACATTTGTATTCCCATCTGTGCCGGTGAACATACCGAACATGAAATAGCGATATTTTTTCATGATATGCTCCCACCATTACATATCCGACTTCGCCGCATTACACTTCTTGCACAGCATCTGCAGATTGTCATCAGTGGTATGTCCGCCCTTGCTCCAAGGAATGATGTGGTCGCCTTCCATGTCCTCAAAGGCATACTCAGTGTTGATGCCATTCGCAACGCACAGCGGGCACTTATGACCCTGCCGCTCATAGGCGCGGAGTTTCTGGGATTCAGTAAACGCACGCAGAGACAGGTGCTTCTCGTCACGCCATATACGGTCAGACAGGATGTACGGAACGATGCCTGCTTTTTTCGTCACATCATCGTCCATCACGAGCTGCTTGATGTCTGCTTCCAGAGCGTTGCTGTTGTACTGCCTTGAATGGTACTTGTTGTAAAGCAGTCCCCATGCCTGTGCATCAGTAATCCCCTTCCGCTTCGTCGGGAACAGCATTTTAGCCCAGTTGATTACCGACTGGAAGTAAAGCCAGAGGTCATTGGCGTCCTCGTCATGCTGGTGAACCGCCATATACATCTGCCCGGATGCCAGACCATCACGGTCAGCAATCCACGCCAGTGCCTTTTCCAGCAACTCCTGCCGAATTGGGTTGCCTTTCAGGTATCCGTCGGCCATTTTCGCAGCAACACAGTTGCGCTTCGAGAAATAGTTCTTTGCATCTGCCAGCCACGGTCCCGTATAGGTAGCGTTCAGCAATTCCTGCGGAGTCAGAACTTCACCAGCGATATTGATGCGCTTGAACCATTCCAATTTCTCGGATTCGGTGCCTTCGCAGATGTAGACCGTCAATTCATAGTCCAAAATTGTCTGCTTTTCCTCGTTGGTCAAGTTTTGGAAGAACTTGTCATTGCCGTTGATTTTGACGGGGTAGTCTTTGTTGACATACTGCGCAATGGAAATTGTCCGCTGCTGACCATCGAGAACCTCGTAGGAATCCGAACCGGTCTTAGACCAGTACATGACGTTCAGCGGAAATCCGTTCATCACGGAATCGATGACGGCTGCACGCTGCTTCTCCCCGTAAATGAACTCACGCTGGAAGGACGGGCGAATCGTAAGGCGGTCATTGTAACCAAAGACTCCGCCATCACCATTGTCCTTGTAGTTCTCGACAAGGTCAGATACCTTGATTTTGGTTTCTGTGATTTTCATAGGTGTAGTCTCCTTTACATCTGTGGACGAATATAAGTTTCAAAGTATTTACAGAAATCGCTATAATATATCGGATTGATACGATATTGACAATTGATATAATTATCATAAGGATTACTTTCGTCCTCTTGCTCCTGTATCAATGCAATTGATTTACCATTATACTTAAAGAGATGCCAGCCAATAAAGTCATTAGGGTAACCATCGCTCCATTGGTTATTGCTTTTAATCAAACTGTCAAGCCATCTATAAAAATCAATACTATTGTTTTTTTCAAAAAAATTGTCAAACATAGCTTTATTGTCTTTGGACTTTTGTACCGTTGAATTTGCAATGCGGCTGTCTTTGAGTAGTTTACGGGCAAGAAGGATTGTGATGTCTTTAACATCGACCTCTTCCTTATTGATAAATTGAATTTTTGCTAAATCTTTATAACATCCTCTTTTGCAGTGTTTCTTGAGTTCATCAATGTTAGTGTTATATAAAATCGGCAAAATTACATTTTCACCATTATCGTTTTGACGTACCAATAGAGATTTTAATTCCTTTTCAGTCCACTCTCTATCATAAAAATTGTTTGAGATAACAATAACGCCGTAACGACATTTTGCCAATCCATCCTGAATTTTGCATGCCCAATCGTCGCCCCACTCAATTGAATCAGAATCGTAAAAAATCTTAATTCCAAGTTTTTGAAAAGATTTATACAATTCTTCAACAAATTGTTCTTTATCAGCGTTGGCGTGGGAAATAAATACATCATATTCTGCCATCATTCATTTTCCTTTTTGTGAATAAGAATGCGTGCATAAGTAGAATGTACACATTCTCCAGTATTTGGATTTATATAGTAATTTCCGCTTTTAGCTTTTCCATTTATTACGGGATTTCCTCTCGTCTTTTTTCCAGTTGCTTTTGTAAATGAGCCGTCTTGTTTTACTTCTTTGAATTCATCATAAATTCTGAGTTCCTTAATACCTGCTAATGATTCGCTGCTTGAATTTAACAGTCCAACAATCTCAAATTGTTCAGGATTATACTTATCCAAGAACGTAATCGGCACACCCATTACACCTTGATAATCAATTGGAATATCAGCAACCTTGCCCACATTGATAGCATCATAGTTATCGTAATGCGGATACCTCTCCTTCGCATCCGGCATAGGATTTCCGTCATTATCATAGTACCGCTGCCAAAGAATCAGTTTCTCGTGGCGCTTCTGGATGTCGAGGTTGGTGAACCATCTTGTTAGACCGTTGATTTTCTTGGTCATTCCATTTGGGGTATCAAACTCGGAAGGTGAGCTATAGCCAATCCACACTTTGTTTTCTTTCAGAAGTGGAAAAAACTCTTTGTATGTAATGGCGTTCTTATTCCCGATAATCAGGAACTTTTTGCCGTGCTGCATCAGTGTACCAACATACTCGCGAAATAAGCTGAACGGCTCATTGGTTACCACAATATCACACTCATCCAGCAAGTCGAGACATTCCTTGCTCCGGAAATCGCCGTTGCCTTCCAGCGGGGTTTTTACACCGACTTCCACATCATTATCATTCCCGCCCTCGTACTCCATCTTGTAGGTTGGTTCGGTACGGTCATAGTGCGTGGAAATCAGCTTCTTTAAGCCAAGTTCTGCAAAGTTCAGGTGAAAGTACCGCCAGAAAGCAGACCAAGTGGGGTCGTCACAGTTGCAGAATACAACCTTGCCTGCGAAATGCTTCTTGTAGTGCCGCAGTTCTTCAGCGACATCCTCAATTCTGGTGTAGAACTCATCATTCTTCGCATCCTTCGCCTTATGCAAATTATCGTTCTTTGCCATGTCTATATCTCCCAATAAAAAATCCAGCACCGAATTACTCAGCACTGGATGTATTTTCCGTATTACAATGACCGCATGATGTTTTCTTGTTTTCTACAAGACTTTGGGTTATCGCAAAGCATTCGTTTCCGCAATCACATTGACATTTCCATCGAGCATGACCGTTTTGGCTTCCTGCTCTCTCAATGACCTTTAGCTTACCAAAGTGCATATTAGCTAAATCGTAAGTTCTTCCTTTTTTGACGAACTTATCGCGTGATGGATTTGCTTTCAAAAAGGCATCTGCTTCCTCTTCTGTCATGCTTTCGTATTCATTGGCAAATAACCAATGATATCCTCCGGCAACTGTACGTAGCTTGTTGCAGCAGTTCAAGATAGGCGAACCGCCGCTAATCCCGTATTTAAGAGAAGCCTCTTTTGCTGTAGAAAATCTCTCTTTTGTTTCAACGCAAATCACACTCTTGAAGTGTTTTTGTTTATAGCATTGAGGGCAGTCATGCCCGTATACTCTATCGGCTATTATCATCTTGTAGGAATGACCGTTTTTGCATTTCCACCAGCATTTTTCTGCAGACCCGGATGAGAAATATTCGGGCTTCAAATTCTTGTTTTTTTCGTAATCCCATTCAGCAACAATTTCAGGATGTTCTGTAGCAAGGTTGTTCTTTTCGTTCCGTCTTCTTTTGCCTGTTGTACAAACAGGACATGTTGCGTTTTCTTTTGCTCTGCCATTGATGGGTGCTTCCCATTTATGCCCGCACTTAGAGCAAATCCAATGAACCATTTCTGAGCTAGATGATGACACCATCATCGGGTCAATGCCTACATTCAGTTCGTAGTCCCATTCTTTCAGGAGTTCCGGATGCCGTCCGCCCATACTTCGTTCAGCTTTGTAATCTTTGTATTGATGATAGATGTCTTTTGAATCCTTTTGTGTATCAATGTTAGGTTCAGAAACACCAAGCATCTCTAAGCATTGGCGAATTGCTGCGTCGAGCGTTGCGTGCCCTCTATTGTTTTCTCTGATGATATTCTCGCTATTACGAATTTCCTGAAGCCCATGCTCGCGAATACGAATTATCCGAATTCCATTCTGCTTGCATTTTTCGGACTTTTCTTCGTCATTTTTCACTCTTTTCTCATCAGAATGGTATCGAACACCATCGTATTCTACTGCAGTGCGAATGGAGGGGATGTAAATGTCCAGCTCTTTTCCAATAACTTTCTTGTTTCCAATAACAGCCTCTGAAAAATACTTTTTTGCATAATACGCTACTGCTTGTTCTTGGAACGAGGTCTGTCCTTTATCGATAGTGCTGCATATCGGGCAACTCTTGATACGCTGGATGTAATGATATACGCTTGCCTGCCATTCCGTGCCACAAGCAGAGCATTTCCACCATACAACAATATTGCTTCCTTGTGTCAGCATACTGACATCTACGTCCTTATTTTTTGCAAAGTCATAGTCTTGCATAGCTTCTGCATTATCTACCAGCATTTTCGAAGCTTCGGTAATGTGTTTGCAACAACCGCAAGACTTCACTTTTCCCCGCAGCAAAGAAGAGCGATAAGCAACAAACTCTTTTCCGCAGCTACACATACAGTTATAACGAATGTTTCTATGCCCCGTGCTTCCAATCGCATCTTCTGCCAAAGAAATAACTTTGATACCGTTGTGTTCTTCGCCAACCAAATCCTGGTATGTACGTTTACGGTCTTTACCTCGGCAGTCTTTACACTTTAACCCTTTCAAGAGCGCATCGATACCAATTATCATTGTGTTTCCGCAGCAGTTACATTTCACCAAATAGGTATCTGCTTTTGAATTAGAGCCGGGGATAGTTTCGAGAACTGTTAAATCTCCGTATGTTTTGCCTGTTCTATTTATTTTCGCTGCCATATTGAATTTCCCTCTTTAATAAAAAATCCTATGCAGAATCTCTCTGCATAGGATGCCTTTTTACTTATTTGAATAAGGCTGTTTATTTCTTCCGTCTGAATCTATTATGTCACGGGCTGGTCCCCACAAAAAAATGAGCGTTAAATGTGCGGAAACGCACAAAAAACGCACGCACACATTTTTTGAATGCATGCGTGCGTTTATGATAGCTTTTATTTAATGAAATGAGAGAATATATATAGTGGCACTTCAGAGTAGGGCATTCTGCTTTCCCCTGTACCCTGTCGTTGATGGATGCTTTTCATTTGCGCCCGCACTTGGTGCAGACCCAGTAAACAGCCTTTGTGCCGGAAGCTGTTACCTGCATCGGGTCGATGCGGGTGTTGAGCTTACGGTTCCAGTTGTCGCACAGTTCCGGATGAAATTTAGAAAACACAAAAAGAAGCCGCAGAAACCTATCCTCTGCGGCTTACACTTATTTATTTTATATTTCCCATCATATTCAATTCGCACGGATGCACAAGGCAAAAATATGGCAAAGCCGTGACAAAACTGTGGCATAGACAAGACGCACAGGGCACGTTCCGTCATGGGGTAGCAAAGGCTCGGAAATCAACCGCTTTGCCCAAATATGTCATCTTGTGTATTTTATTGTCATTTATTGTAAATTCATGCTTGCTTTTTAGTACGAGATGTGCTATTATAATTACAGAAGATGACATTATTATACAGCAAATGACATATTTGAAAGGAGTACACCATGATTTCTGTTAACCTCGCCACGCGCGTGATTTTCTATAAGCAGCTGCCCGACATCGCTAAGAAGCTGGATGTGGATGCTGATTTTTTGAAAGGCTTTCTCACCAACGCCAGGTGTTATGTCGAGGATGCCGGAAAAGGTGAAGTGCTTGAGCTGGACAACTCGGCCGACACGATAACGAAAGTTGTCGCAGCCCATGAGAAGCGTTTCTATGGCGCGGAAGCCATTGTGGAATTCGCCAAGAGCAAAGGCGTGGATATTCCTGCACTGAACCATTTTGAACTTGGTGCAGATATCTCTGCCCATGCAACGGAAGACCAAGTTGCCAACATCACTGCATTGGCCGCACGAGTCGAGCGCCTCAATAATCGGTACAAGAGTCTTGCCCGGCTTGAAGCCCCGGACGTCATCCTGATGAACGAAGCAAGGATGATGCGTGAGGCAGTAGAGCAGCTGGAAGATAACAGCGGTATTTACTCCCCGGCTCTTGACCAGAACGGGGTTGCCTATCAATCCTTGAAGGATATTGGGTATTCTCTTGTCACCGGTTGGGACAAGTCGGTACTTGAAAAGAACAGCAATAAGGATACGGAGGCCACCTTTCCCAAAGAGCCCGACTTTCAAAGGCTGGCATCGCTGGTCAAAAAAGCCATTGGAACCCGCACACAGGGCAAGTTTGCGTTTCAAGCGGGGCTGACTCGTGGATATATCAGTAACCTTGCGAACGGCAACGCGAAAGCTCAGCCGACCGAGAATACCATCAAGAAAATTGCAAGCGCAACGGATGCTGTCACGGAGAACGAGCTTCGTATCGCCTGTGGGTATAAGCCCTTGCCTGACGACGGGAAAGACAAGCTCTCTATGCAGCGTGCAAGCATGTCTGATGACGCATGGCAGAAAGACAACGTGGATGCATTCCTCTCTTTTCTGAATGAAACGATTCCAATGTCCACTCCTCTTTCGTCCACTGAAATTCTTCAAGCTCTTTTCAAGGAAAAATACGGTGACAAGAACGACCAGATTCTGCTGGAAAAGGTCTCTGCCCCCGGCACCTATCGTGCGGAAGGTACGGCTGCTAATGTCATTCTACCCATTCGTCTTTGTTGGTTCAGCTTCAAGCGGATGCTGATGCAGACTCTCTATGTAGGACTTATCGGGCATTACAGCAAAAACGATGAGCTGTACATTACCGGATACATTTCTTCTGTGAAAGAGCTGCATGACGCGGTTCCGGCGCTGCGAGGCGGCATTGATGCGGCCTATGACGCGAGTCTGCCGGAGGGAATCGACATCATGAAGTTCCCGGTATTTTACACGGCTTCCAATGTTCAGGAAGCGTACAAGCGGGTTCAGCAGAAAATCGTCTCCAAAATTGACGATTACTTTGCCAGCGAAGTGAAGGTTCGCGTTTCCGGCATCGGCTTTTATACCGATACCCTCTCGGATGAAAAGTTTGTGGAATTCATGCGCCTTCATAAAGCAGCGCTGACCGCTCCTTCTGCTCCTATCGAACTCCGGGACATCTATGAAAACGTTGTTGAACGTCACGGCCGCCCTGAGGATTTCCTTGTGGAAGACAGCGACTTTGACTGTAAGGCTTCCGTTATCGCCTATGCGATGAACAATGAGACGATTCTCTGTGCAGGGCAGGACATCTTTGACGGGATGCTGGGCAGCAAAGAAACCGATGCAGAAAATTGCTCTTGCGTTTCTGTCTCTGACAAAGAGTTTGCCCGTCTGCATTCCAAGTTTGGCCTCAAGAAAGAGGACGTTCTGGAAACTATCAAGGCATACGCGCAGGAGCTCGGTCTGGAGTACGGCCCCGTCAACTACTTCATGATGTGTGACCCGAAATACGCAAATGACCTGGGCGAAATCGTGCAATGAATCATTCTGAATGCGGCAAGATGATTTGCTGCCCTATCGGTTGATACAAACAAAAAAAATAAGGCTGCTACCCATTACTGGGCGGCAGCCTTTTGCGTTTGAACAAAAGAAAACGAGAACGCCGTCGGCAACGGAGTCCTCGCAAAAGATAGTTCTTTTTGATTACGTTTCTAATTATATGGGACTCGCAAGCCATTGCAAGTATTATTTGCCAGCTTGCTTTTTCAATTTATCCCTCGTTTCCATCAGAATAGTTCCAAGCCGGTTTTGACCTGGGATGTTCTGGCATTTCGGGCAATGGCAGTCGCCCCAGTAATTGTCATGCCAGCTGGTGGTATCTTCCTCGATGGGCTGCGTACCCGTTTCGAGGAGACGCTGCTTGAGGTCTTCATTCTGTTCGAATTTAGCCATCACCACGCGGCGCATTACATCGTCCCGAGTTTTGTCCCAGTTTGCGGGGATAGCTACATTGCGGCCAAAGCGCTTGGCAGAAGCCGGTGGCATGTCCGCAAACTGTCTGCGCTCTTCCAGTGGGACCTTGTGACTCTGAAACGCTGCTTCAGCGTTCTTGTAGCGAATCCCATTCATCACAAATTCGCAAGGATAATAGTTGCTCATGAACCAACTACGGTGGTTCTCTTTCTTAACTCGAATCATGCAAATTCTCCTAATTTCTAACTCAGGCGGCACTTTTATCGCTGCCGTTCTTTTTCTCTTCCGCTGCACTCAAAAGACCATCAAACAGCTCAACAGCCGTAGACACAAACAGCTGGTTCTGAATCGAGATTTTTCCCTGCTCCGGAGTCTGCCCTTTCATGTATGCAGCGGCACTATAAATTGCTGCCAAAACCTTGTGCTTCATCAAAGCAGATTCTTTGATATCCTCATTATCAGCAGTAAGGTAGTTGGCAAGGTTATAGGCCCGTCCAAGCATCAGCTCATCGTACAGCGGAGCATTGTGCTGGACCATGGTAGTGTAAACAGCAGGTTGTTCTCCGAAAGTGCTGAATCGGATGCCTCGGAATCCGGAATTCAGTTCATACAAAAGCGCGAGGCGTTCGGTCAGAAATACTGCCGTTTCGGAGAGTTTTTTTGCCATTTCGTCAGGCAATGAAGCAGTATTGTCCTGCCGTACCGCGTGCAGCATTTTTTTGGCTAAAAGCCGTTTCGCATATTCCTGCACATCGTGGTCAAGCTCGTAGCAAATGTGGCTTGCTGTTTTGTCTGTACGCATATGATTACCTCCTGGTTCTTGCCGCCTTCTGTTGTTCGACCCACGCTTCGGCTTCCTCTACTGTGGCATACACTGCCGTCTCACCGCGCCGGGCAATCTGCTTTCGGGCATTCTGAGCTGCCTGCTCACTCTTGTAAATCTCATAGCCAATGTAGGACCCATCCCATCGGGCAAGGCAGCAATAATATTCGTGGCTCTTAGCGGGAGCTGTCGGGACAAAGGGAGGAGGTACTGCGGGTGTTGCCTGAGTCGGCTGTGCGGCAGGAATCGGTGTTCCAGTCTTTCTGGCAATTAGATTCTGCTTTTCTGCCATCCAGGCATCAGCTTCCTTCGTATAATAGAAGTACTTTGCTTCGCAAGTATTGAACAGTGAATAATACAGATTCAACATTTCTTTTTCACTGTTGCAGACCTTCTTGCGAGCCAAATTGTAGCTTGCATCGTAGTAGCAGCAGATGAAAGCATCCCCACGCGGTGCTTTCTTCGTCTCATCTTCCTTGTAGTCTGGATACAGCTTGGCGAGGTCTTCTGCCGTATTCTTTTCCGGGTCCAGCGTGGATGCGTCGAACCCATTCGGAAGTTTCCAGTCATGAGAACTGATGATGTCCAAAAAGCTGCTTGCATAGCGCAATGTCCAGCGCCCAACATGGACGAACCCAAAACTTTCAAGACACCGAATCTGTTTCGGGGTAGCCATTCCGCTGGCTCTGCGAGCAATGAGTCGTTTGAGAATTGCAGCGGCAAGGCCCTGAGATTTGATGGCATCCCCTTTTACGCCGTAGCACGAAATACTATCGATGATGTCATCGGAAGGCTCCTGCCTCTCACTCTCAAACATCGGCTGATAATCGTTGAGTTCCGGCGCTTCGATGCTGAAAATGTACTGCAGCGGGTCAACCAATCCTCTCGGCTTTTGACGCTGTGCCTTGAGCTTGCGCTGAATCGTATCCTGCTTTTCGAGTTCACACAGTGCTTTCCGCTTTTCCTCGTCCAGCTCAGTCTGTGCTTCCTCGATTGCCTCAATCAGCCCCAATTCGGGACTCCCGAAATTCTCCTGGCTATTCGAACCGGTGAGTGCCGCATCCGCCAGCATATCGGTGGTCTTTTGTGCCACTTCCGGGTCTTCACAGAAAATATCAGCAGGATGGCAAAGACTATGTTTCTTTGTCAGCCACAGGAAATCCAGCACGAGAAGATTCTTTTTCCCTTCACATAGGCGTGTTCCGCGTCCCACAATCTGCGCATACAGGCTACGGCTCTTGGTAGGACGCAAGCAGATGATACAGTCAACGGTCGGGCAATCCCAGCCTTCCGTCAGGAGCATCGCGTTCGTCAGCGCCTTGTACTCGCCATTGTCAAACCCTTTCAGAACGTCCTTCCGGTCCGCAGACGCGCCGTTGACTTCTGCGGTCTTGAAGTTTCGCTTATTGAGGATATTACACAGTCTTTTGCTGATTCGTACCAGAGGCGTAAAGATGACAGTCTTTCGGTTCTGGCATTCTCGCACAATGGCATCCGCAATCGTGTCCAGATACAGGTCAAGAACATTGCCGAGGTCCTGAGCACTGAAATCACCGGCATTGATATGAACCTTGCTGATGTCTACCTCGACCGGAATTGTCTTCGTGTTAATTTTGCAGAGATATCCTTCCCGAATTGCATCCGGGAGCTTATATTCAAATGCAAGACTATCAAAGATATCAGATAGGGATTTCATGTCGCTTCGGTCGGGTGTTGCGGTCACGCCCAACACTTTGGCATCGATGAAATGCTCGAGAATTCCCTTGTAAGTTTTGGCTGCCGTGTGATGCGCTTCATCAATGATGATAGTCCCGAAATAATCACGCGGATACTTCATTAACCGATTCTGCTTAGAGAGAGTCTGAACACTGGCAACCACGACCATCTTATCGGAATCGAGCGCCGAGCTTTGCGCTTTCTCTAACGCGGTCTCTAGCCCCGTCACCATCTTGAGCTTGTCGCTTGCCTGCTGTAAAAGCTCTTCCCGGTGCGCAAGAATCAAAACGTGTTCACCCTTTGCCACCTGGTCGTTCACGATGCTTGCAAACACAATAGTTTTGCCGGTTCCGGTCGGCATCACAACCAGCGTTTTCTTATTCCCGGCATCCCACTCTCTATGAATCGCCGCAGCAGCTTTCTGCTGATATGGCCGTGGGTCAATCTTCTTTGTTGTAATCATATTTCACCCAAAAAACAAGCAGGCCCGAAATGAGCCTGCCTTACTTTTTCTCAATTTAGTTCATTGCCCGCTGCATCACAAATATAATGCCGGTTGCCAAAACCATAACGCCAATGTCTCTGACAACGGTTCCGACCCGTTTATCATTGGTAATGTCCTGATTCCATTCAAATCCCCAACCAATCATAGCGACACCAACCACAATCAAAATAACACCAACAATCGTTAAGCTTTCTTCTGATAAACCGTACATAGTGCATTTCCTTTCCGCAAACAAAAAAGTCCCGCACAATCAACTCATGCGGGACAACGATAAGATATATTTTTGGCTTATATTTTTCATTGTACGCAATTCGCACAGATTGACAATAGAAAATTACAAAAAAATTCCCGCATGAGCGTCGCTGCTCACACGGGAAAAAATTTCTTAATATTCAGTGCAGAGAACCGTCAAAAGGCTGGAGAAGTAGTACATTGCGATGGTCGTGATTTTCACAGCATCGCTTCCCTGCCCGTTTGCAAGGCGTGTAAAGGTTCCGCCGTTCTTGAGTCGGGTCATGGTCAGGTACATGAGCATATAGGTGTTCACATAGACGTCTGTATATCGCTGACCGTCGTCCTCGTAGCGCTGCGGGATACATTCCTGACTCAACATTTCAATGAGCTGATACCAGGATTTCAGATACAGAGGGCTCTTCGGTTCATTCAGAGCATTCTGAGCCTGCTTCTGGTATTCTTTCAGAGTTTCATCAGTCAGGGGCATAAACTCGACGTTTGCAAATTTGTCACGGTTGTAGTAGAGCCACAGCGTGGCATTGGACAGGTCCATGCAAATACCGGCAAGCTTCTCTGCTTTTTCGTCCTCCAGTTGAGTCACCGGAACGCTCGGGTCATCGATTTCGGCATCTTCGGAAGTCATGTCCACAATCCTGTAGCTGTTCTCTTCTGCCCGAATTTCAGAACTGACGAAGCGCTTGAAATCTTCAACGAGCTTCCGATAAGCTTCGAGCTGAGCATTTTCTTTCTGTTCACTCATAATGTGTATCTCCCTTTTGGATTTCTTATTATATGGATATTGCACTTTTTTGCAAGGGCTTTTAACCCAAGCACCTTTTGCGCCGTTTGTCAATGGCCACAAAATATCAAAGTACTGGTAAAATTAAGGTGGGAAGACGTTCTGGAACCATGAAACACAGGGCCCTGCCTCTTGCTTATGGCTGCTGACTTTTTTTCAGCCTGCGTTCTGGCTGTTCTTCTTGACATCGGCTGCAACCTTCAAGCGGCGTATGTACTCTTCGAGCTCTTCCAGCGTATAGGTTTCTTCCGTCTCAATCGGCTCTTTGGCATCTTTGGGCAGATAGCTTTTCGTACAGACAAACTCAGGGCTCGTTACAGGGCAGTCCAGGACAGTTTCATCGTACAACTCTTTCTCGATGTTGTGGTAGAGAAAGCACGGGATATGCCGCCCGCAATCGTCATCCGATTCTGTCCAATCCGGGAGTTCCTGGATTTCGCGGCCGTATGTTTCATACAATACCGTGTTTGCCCGAGCATTGCCAAGCAGGGTATTGTACAGCTTGAAGTTTTCCCTCACTTCACGGCGAAAGAACTTCGGGAGCGAGAACTCCTCGTATTCCAGCTTCGTATCAGAACGTAGATAGTAGCGGTACTGCGCCTCGACCGGCATGAATTCAGTCGTGTTGTTCAGCTCTTTCAAAGCGTTGAGTCGTTCACTCGTTTTTTTGACATTATGTCTTGCAAAGCCCAGATACGCTGAAACCAGAATCATCAGAAGAAGAGCTGCAAGGATAATGACAATGAGCCATTCCTCGCCTTCCATATGCGGCAGGTGTTTCAGAATACTATCCTGGATAGCATAAGGAAGGTCATCGAACCATTCATAGAACCCAATCGGGTCCTGATAAGTATGGGGAGCCATGATTCACCCTCACCGCCATCAGTAAATAAACTTGCATTCCCGGCGTTCCCGGCCATTGCCGCACCAGTAATGCCGCCAGCGGGGGGGTTTGCCTTCCCCATTCTTTTTGTATTCTTTGGCCGCATTCTCACCAACGGTATACGGTTTAATGTTGATGCGCTGTGCCTTTCCCTGAAACACGAATACCGGGCGGTCACGCTTTTTGGAAGTTTCCAAGCGGACATCAGGGTTCTTGCTGGCAAGATAGTTGGCGCACAGGATTGCCAGCCGGACATAAGGCGTTCCGTCGTCAAAGACCGAAGGCACTTCTTCCATTACGGCCGGAACACTGATACCGTTCACTTGCCGCTGTCCTGCTGCCTTTTCCAGATATTCTTTCGTACTCCGGGTTGCTTCCGTCAAACTCTGATTTTCCTTGGCCCAGGCAGGCAGAGTCAGGAACGTGAAATCATCGTGGCTGCCCTTAGTGGGGCCGACAAGAACGATACCGAAAGCTGTGGTTTTCTCTTTTTCGTCGAATTCCACATGCACGAACATACCGTTGTAGTCGTAGCTGTCATACACCGGGATAAAGAAATCACGAACCGGGAGTCGCTGCAGGATATCCTGATGAATTGCCACGTCATCCGTATCCATCAGCATTTTCTGAAACTCGTAGTCAAAATCATAGACCGTCTTCGTCTGATTCCAGCAGCCAATGGTAAAGCAGGGAAAAATCTGCGCAGCCAAAACACGCTCAAAACCCGGCGTGTTCATTCTCTGCGCCGCTGTCATGCAGCACAGCATCGCGGACTTGTTGTATTCTTCCAGCGTTTTTCCACACGGGTCACTGAATCCAAAATGGTTTCGGGTTTGTTTGGTAACGGCATTCGCCGTCAATGCGATTCTCAGCTGTTCATTGGTCATTTGTTATCCTCCAAATTATTTTTGATTTTTGCCATATGTAAACAGCGCTGGACCATCCCAATGGTGAATTTGCGAGTCGTCAGTACTGTCATGAGCTTGCCTTCATTACCCTTGATAGTTCGTTCCAAAATGTTCCAGGATTCGCTTTCGGGCTTGACATTGGTATATAAGTCCAGCGGAACATACAGCCACGCGATTTCACTGTCCTGCATCACGGCATAGGATTGCAGGATTTTATCAATTGCCTCTACGCCGACCTTCCAGCTGGTGATTATGGTCCGGCTGATATCGTATACAATCAGGTGCGGTGCTTCATTTGCTTCCGTATCAACTTCAATGACATGAGCAATATACGGTTTCCCGTCCACCAGCTTATACCGATAAATGATGGACGGGATTTTCTCTCGAATCAATCTGTCATGTTCAAGCGCCAAGTCCGCGTACTCGCCCGTTGCATCAATGATGATGACTCGTCCCTGACAGGTCCTCAGTGTCGCTCTAATTTGCTTGCGGCACCAGGCAGAGCAGCTCTCTTTGTACTCCGTCGAGACAAGAAAGAAATTCCTGCCCGGTGTGATAATGGGTTCATAGCTCATTGTTTATCCTCTGTAGCTTTTGTAATTCATTCACTTTTAATTGTCTGCAATTCGCACAGTTTCGCAACATGATATTGTCTGTGAATACCAGTTATCGGAGTCATAGTCCTTTGACAAAATTCGGGTCGTAGTGGGACAGGACTTCCTCGTTCAAGCTGTATTCGCAGTTGATAGTCGTTGCGTCATCCACATACATGCCTCGGTTTGCGTAGTATATTCCATCAATATAAATGGCGAACATGACGGACGGCATCAGTGCCTTTTCATTCACTGCGTAAATCAGGTATTCATCCAGATTATCCTTGACCACCGCGCTCTTATTGATTTGGGCGATTTGCTGTCCGCAAAGGAATACAGGGCAGCATACTCCTTCTTTTCCAAAGCCAATTTTGTAGCTCTGGTATTCCTCGCCATACAGCTGCATGGCGATAGAATTGTATCCTTGGAGGAATCCGGTTTTTGTATGGATGACGGAAATTTCGCCTACCGTGCAGTTGTTCTCACGGATAGCAAAAGGGTGTCTCAGAATATCTTTCGTGTTGATGCCGCGCATGTACGCCCTTGCGTCAGCAGCTGGCATGTATTGCAGCAGAAACTTGGAATCATTCAGCCGGATGCCATAACCCTGCCGTAGCAATTTCGGGATATAGTGTGCCTGCCCGATAACGGCCTTGCCTTTCACGATATCGAAGGTGAACTCATATCCTTTCGATTTGGTTTGCTTCACAATCCATTGCAAGACTCATCGCCTCCTTTTGCCTTCTCACTCGCTGGATAACCTTGTAAATACCAGGAACCGAGAGCTGATATTTTTCGGATAGTTTCTGCACCGGTACGCCACTCTCATATTCTCGAAAGATATTCTCATTGCGCGGTCTTTGTCTAATTTTGATGCGCTCATTTCTACGGTTTTCAGTCAGGCCCGCATCGTTGGCAACCATGCTGCAATATCCTTCTGCCACGTTAAATTTCGCAATCATTTCCTTGAGAGGGACACTGTTCTTGTATGCCGCAAGAATTTCGGCCTTTCTAGCATCCTCTACCTGCGCCAACTGAATTCTGGCCTCCTGTTTCGCGTCGTCTAACGCTCGATAGCATGTACGGACGCTCAACCTGTATTTTGCGGCAAGCTCCTCAATGGAATAGCCGTTGCCGTAGTCTTTCATGATATTCCAATTTCGCTCAATCAACTTTTTGCTTGCAAATTTTGAGATGGTACTCAGCTCCTTTGCTTTATGCTTTATTTCTGATTGTCTGCAATTCGCACAAATGGGCAACTATTTTTGCGAAATAAGAAGGCAGGCTCCGAAAAGAACCTGCCATGCATATTAGAGGTTAAAGATGCCCAGCCAGCGCCGAAACTTGATGCCGAACAATTCCTGTGCCTGCTCGTAGTTCATGATAAGCTGGTTGCCGCCAGAAATCTCTGCTTCGAGGGAGTTCGGCAGCTCATCTGCAATGTATTTCAGTTCGTACCACGGTCCATCCGGCGGATAGGAGTAAATGAGCCTGTTCTGCTTCTTATCGACCCGGAACTTGCTCGGGTCAGCCTGCCATGCCAGTTCGATTTTCTCAATTGCAGCACGACCAATGCTCTCATCACCCATATAGTCGTTATAGTACAGGATACGCACATAGTCCGGCAAATCGATTCCGCATGCCTCGAAGATATCTGCAATGACACTAGACGAAGCGTGGAAGATATCCGGGAAGTATTCCTTGCCATTCGCATTTTCACGCATTTCCGTCGTCATCTCATCGATGCAAACAAGCATTCGGCGGACATATTCGCCATAGAACGCGGTTGTCAGCTCCGACATACTCTCATTCACACGCTTCGAGTTCTTGGCACCGCGCTCGTTGTCGATTTTAGCACCAATTCGACAGATGATAGCACGTTTCGAGAGGTCTTTTGTCAGCGAGGTAATTTTATTCGATGTGATAGATACAGCAGGATAGTTCACGAGCCTGTCCGAGATACCCCATTCATCGTTCTTGATTACCCGTTCTGAATGGTTCTGAAACTGGGTCTTGGCGAGGTCGTCGATGTTCAGCGGCAGTCCCTCACAAACTCGTTTGAGGCCGTCGATTCTTGTGGCTGTGAAATCCTCCGTCGTGTTCATCTTAACGGTCTCACCGCACATGAGTTTGACAAGAAATTTTATAAAGGTCGTCTTGCCGCCGTTTGAGTCGCCGTATATAACGCCGTACATCGGGAACAGCTTCGTATCGTAGTTGTTCCTCGATGCGAAATACCGCAGATACGCCATGAACGGAGTAGCCAGATACCAGGTCATGTACTTGAAGTAGTCCTTCTTGGCCTGTTCGACATCGCCGTAAAAGTAGTCCATGCCTGAGAAGAACTTCTGGATGCTCTTGATGTTCTTTGCCACCTCGCTGAGATTCGGATTGAGGTCGATATTCTCGTCGTTGAAGGTCATGGTCCCGGCATCATAGTCGATATGTAATTTCGGGAGCTGCTTAACTGCCTCAGCTGCCACACGCCGCACCTCGGTATATCGTTTCCCGAAAACGCGCATCGGTTCCGCTGCCACTACAATACGATTCGCCTGTACCGGCATCTTAGGCATGATTGGCTTGACGAGTTCCTGCATTTTCTTGACATCGGCAGCTATCTCGTATTCGACCTCATCCTCAGGCTGTGCCTGTTCCAGAAAGACAAGCTTCTGCTTTTCAATAGACTGAAAGACGGGCACTTCTTTGATGTTCTCTTTCAGATAATCTTCCTGGTTCATGGTGTTCACGACTGCCTTATAGGAGACATTGTCGGAGCAGGTCTCCTTGAAGGTCTCGAACAGAACCTTGTAATGCGAAAATGCCGCCTCGTCATCGAAGCAGACGATATTCTCTCGCTGAATGCCGCAAAACGCCGATGCCGACATATTCGCACTGCCGGTGATGACTCGGACACGCTTATGGTCAGCGCTCTCCAAGATAAAGATTTTCTCGTGCGATTTCGTGTCCCGCGATACATACAGCTGCAAGGACCCGTCATCGAGGCGGTTCGCAAGGTTTCCTGCCGACTTAGACTTAGCGAGCCGCTGCACGCTGTCGATTTGCACCGACATGATGGCAGCAATGTCGTTGGCGATGATTTTCTCGCATCCGAACACGACTTCCGCATACGAGAACTTGTTGATGACCTTATTCACGAACTCGATACCGGACGAAAAAGTGATAGCATAGAGTCTGTCGAACCCGTCAAACAATTCTTCCCAATTCGTTTCGACCGTATCAGCATATACCGCCTTCACAACACTCAACGCCTGCGTGGAGATGCTCGCCTTTGCCTTCGTGGTCTTGTTCGCCACGAGTTTGAAGGGCTTATCCGTCTGCCCTTCACTGTCCTCCATGTCCTCGCCGGGGTCCAAGAGTTCTTCCGGGCCTTCTTCGGTATATTCGGGGCTTTTCGATGCCATCATGTCCATGAGCGACATCTGATTTTCCAAGTCGTTTGTTTTCCTTCTTGCCATTTTGTGCCTATCCTTCCTAAACAGATTTGGGTCATTTGTTGGTTTGGGTATAAAAGCGAGCGGTTACTTTTTAGCAACCAATTATTCATTCATGGTTTTTGTTTTTTCGGTTAAATCTGATTTTAGGTATTCCTAGTTTTATTTTACCACTTTAGCTGTCCCATTGTCCGGACTTTAAACTACTCGGCACAAGTATTATCCGCCTCAGCCGGATTTCATTCGTCTTTTCTTGTATTCTCTTCGCGTTTTGTTGAATTTCGTGTCGTTTCATGAATACTAAAAAACGCTCACAGGATTTTTTGTAAATACAGCCTTGCATCGCTCTTTTTGTTTTCCAATTCCCATTGTATGCAATTTGCACGGCTGTGCAACTGCCCACAGAGTATCAAACTGCTGGAAATCATACCGCAGAATATCAAACTGCTGGTAAAATCAGCTTGCTTATCCTTCAGATTGCTGTATTCACAAAATAAAAAGCCGCCCACCCAAAAAGGTGAACGGCATATATTTTTGCAGAATGGTTATGCTTGCGCTGCTTCTGTTTTTCTGCCATTGTACAAGGCGGCGACCATATCGACCGCCTCATCCATCGAGTGGCACTGGTAGCTGACGGCCGTGCCGCTTCGACCAGACAGAAAGCCTTGTATTCCGTTTCATCAAACATTGAAGCCGAGCGAATCGCGTCATCCAGTCGGTCATAGAAGATACGTTCTGCGGATTCCAATAACGTTAGGCACTTGGCTTGTTCCCCGGACGTCTTGCTATCCTGGGTCATGCTGTAGGCAACGGCCATTTTTTTGCCCGAAGCGCCGTACCTGATACAGCATTTGGTCAGCCTGCTCTGAGAAGACGCTTTTTGTCTTTACAAAATGAAGGCCGGGAAAGCCCACGGTTTCAACCGTGGGATGATAGGCCGACAATAATGGTTTTCTT